GTGGTCCTGCTCGCACTGCTCATGCCCGGCCTGATGATCGCGTTCCTCTTTGCCACGGACGCCGTCGAGGATTACCTCTTCCCACGCCTGCCAGCGGCAGGTGACGTGACACCTCCAGCCGACGACATACAACCGCTCTCCCCCTGACAGCAGCGCCCCGTCCAGACATGCACCCGGACAGCGACCGGACGCACGACGGGCCTGCTCGCCGACTCGGCGAGCAGGCCCCAGTTCGTACCGGGCCGGTCACTGCACCGGCTACCCCGACCAGGCGGCGGCCCGCGCTCCGGCCTCGGCGGCTAGTGCCCTGCGGCGCCGCCTCACCGAGTCCACGAAGATGCCCGTACGGTCCAGGAAGTCGACCTCTGTAACACGGCCCATGCGGTCGGCCTGCTCGTGCGGGTAGCCAGCCTGGCGGGCCGCCTCGGTGATCTCCATGCGCAACTCGCCAGATTGGTATAGGTACCGCCCTCGGATGCTGGCCATGGCGTTGCGCCGGCGGATCGCGGGTGTGTCTGGAGTGGTGTACTCCCGTGTCCCTATGACGTTGTGCCTGGGGCGTTCAAGGGCGATTGCCTCAAGTTCCGCCGTGTAGGCCGCCCCGCGGCTGTCTTTCCACTCCTCGGTGCGCCGGGTCACCTCGGGCCACCAGGGCCTATCTCGGTGCCCCTTGCAGCGCTCCTCCGGGTCGTACGCCGACCCGATGTACAGCAGGCCGCCCTCGGCGTCCCACAGTCGGTAGACAGCGGCAGGCGAGTACCAGCGCTCTGCCCATGCCCCCAGCGCGCCAGCGGGTTTCGCTACGCTCAACGCAGCGCCTTTCTCTGTGATCTCGTGCGCTATGGCCGGGCGGTCTCGACCACCGCTCGGCCGCCCTATTCAGTCGGCGGCTCGGCCGCCTTCTTCTTCCTCGGGTTCTTCGGTTCCGGTCGTTTCGTCCCGCGCAGGCCCTTGCTGATCTGCTGGGCGCGCTCCGGTGTCACCTCGCCAATGACGGCCGCGATCTCCGGCCATGTCATCTGGCGTTCGTGTCGGAGCGTGTTCACTCGCGTCTCGCGCAACTGCCGCAGCTCCGAGTGGAGCTCCGGCCAGTCGCGGAGTACTTGAGAGACGGCGGCGGTACACGCGACGTCGTCCTCCATCGCCGCGAACGCCGCAATGGCTTCCCGCAGCTTTGTCACCTCCTCCGGCACCTCCTTCGGCTCATCGGCCACAGGCCCGCTCCCTTCGTGCCTCGGCGGGCGCGACCGCGCGACACGAACCCTAGGGCTTGCTCCCGTCGCGGTACAAGCCCTAGGGTTTGTGTCGCGAAGCCGCCTCCACTGGTTTCGCGCCTACAAGTCGGCCCCCGGCGGGGCCTAGGAAACGCCGCCGGGGGCCACGTCAGATGGAGCTGACGCATGGCACAGATTACTGATCGACCCCTGGGCTTGGCCCGGGACGTCACCGGTGAACACCGGTTCAAGGCCGCCGAGATGCTGGCGGGGGTCGCCCGGACGCTGGTGTTCGAAGACCCCAACGGCCCGGCGGACTCCCTGAAGTTCGTGGTCCTGGTCGGGGTGCGGTCCTACGACCTGGCTGGCCGGAGCTGTCACGGCGGTGGACAGAACGTGTCCCGTATGGCGCTGCGGGCGGTGGCCGAGCGCACGGGCCTGGAGCGGGGCGAGGTTCCGGCCGGGGTGACGCGCGAGGAGTTCGCGGTCACGGTGGCTGAGGCGGCCCGGGCGCTGGGCTTTGACTGGCGCGGCGTGCAGTTGGGTTGGGAGGAGGACCGGGAGGAGCGCGCGATCCCGCGCCACCCGGTGCCCGGCCCGCGCCGCAGCGACGAGTCTGGCCGCGTTCCGGCTCCTCGCCCGGGGCAGGCGGTGGCGGTCCGATGAGCGAGCCGATGGCGGTCAACGAGCCCCTGACTGTGGGGGAGGCGGTACGTCGCAAGACGGTCGAGGTGGCGGACCTGCTGCGCGAGTTTCCGGCCGAGTCCCCGGCGCTCCTGGAGGAGGCGCAGCGCCTCGCGAACGAGCAGACGCGGGGAGAGCCCGACGGGGTGTTCGCCGGTGTGCTCGGCAAGCTGCCGCAGCCGTTGGACGGGGAGACCGCCCGCGCGTACGGCACTCGCCTCCTGGTGGGGGTGAAGCGGTGAGCGCCCAGACCGAGCATGCGCGTGCCCGCCAGGCGTACGGCGCCGGCCGCGAGCAGCGCGAGAGCGGTGACGTCCAGCGCGGCCAGGACAACGCGCGCATTGACGGCAGCAACACGTCCGGCAGCAACCCGGGGGGTGCCCGGTGACGTGCTGCGGCCAGCCCATGAAGCAGGACAACGGTCAGTGGGTGTGCACCGGCGGGTGCGGCGCCTGGTTCGACGCCGGGGTGGCCCCGGCCCCGGCTGGAGGTGGCCACTGATGGGCTTTCGTGACTTGCTCCTGAGCGTCACCCCCGGCCAGGGTCCGGCCGCCGCGGCTGTCCAGCGGGAGAAGAAGGAGACCCGCCGGGCGAAGCAGCAGGCCCAGGAGCAGCAGGCCAGCCGAGACCGGGGCCGCCGCACCAAGCGGAACACCGAGCAGCCCAAGCCTGGTGTGAATCCCTGACCGGCCTGGGCCGCCGTTCCCACTTCCCCTTGGGTCGGCGGCCCGGGTCTCCCTCTTATGACCCACGAGCCCGAAGGGCAGCACCATGACCGAGACACCCGAGACGCCGCAGCACTGGCAGCCGGGTACGCGCCGCAGGAAGGTCAAGATCCAGCGGGCGGAGACCACCGTCATCGACGGCAGGCCGTCCACGCGGATGGTGCCTGACGAGGTGTGGGTCACCCTCCCGCCGCGCGACTGGGACGAGATCATTCGGCGCGGTGTCACCATCGTGGCGGTCGGCGTAACCGTTCTGGCCGCGGCCGGGACCACGGCGAGCGTCGGCGGCCTGCTGTCGAACATGCTGCATCCGGGCGTCGCGTACGCCGTGGGCGTGGTGTTCACGTCGTCGTGGCTGGCCTGCCTCGGCGTGGAGCACATCGAGCGCGTGGACGCCGGCCGCGCCCAGCGGGCCCGGATCGGCGGGTGGGCGGCCTTGATCATCAGCATGGGCGCCGTCATCACGTACGGCCACACCCTGGACCTGCTGCCCGCTGGCGTCGTCGGCTCCTGCCTGGACCTGCTGGCCAAGGGGCTGTGGTTCCTGGTCATGGGACTGGATGCGGTCGAGCTGGACGCCGGCGTCGCCCACTGGGTTGCCGAGGAGGAGCAGCACATGGCTGGCCGGTTCCTGCTTGGGACCCGCCTGGCCCGCCTCAACCGGCGTGCCGTCCAGATGCGGGCAGGGGGCCCGGAGTTCCAGGCGGCGGAGGCCATCCTGGCCCAGGCCAGCGGCCATCAGGCGCAGCAGCTCCCGGCTGCGGACACGTCCGGGCACGCCGCGACCGTGTCCGCTGCGGTGTCCGGACAGTCGCAGGCCCCAGCCGCCCCGGCCGCTCCGGTCCAGACGCCCGCGCCCGCGGCGCCGGTCCCTCCAGTCCCTTCGGCCACCCCGACGCCCCCGGCCGTGCCGACGTCCGGACCTGCGCCGCAGCCGCCCGTGCCGCCCGTTGTGCCGATGGGGCCGTCGATCCGGCAGACGGTGACGGCGACCCTGGACCAGGACGAGACGATCTCGGACGAGGACCTCGTGGCGCACGTCCGGTCTGTCCACGGTGACCGGCCCAAGCTCGCCGAGACCGTCGCCACCTACCGGCGTAAGTGGGCCAGGGCGCGGAGGGCCTCGTGATCTACCTCCTCCAGATCAACGGGCTCCTCGGGCTTGGCGTGGCGCTCCGTGGCAAGCCCAGCGACCTGGCGGCCCTTGGCCGCCTCGCCGCCCTGGGGGCTCTCCTCGTCTCGCTCCTGTTCTGGGACTCCTGGTGACCCGACCCCGCTGGACGAAGGTCGGGGCCGGTCACGTCGTGGCCGGCCTCGCCTTCGCCGCCCTCCTGCTCCTCCTCGTCTCCGTCGGCCAGATCCTCATGCAAGGAAGCCCCTGATGTCCGTGCTCCTGATCGCCGCGATCGCCGCCGCAGCGTTCTACGCCTGGAACCGCCTGGGACAGCCCGGCCGCCGCCCGAAGCCGGGCACGCCCGGTGCCCGTCGCGATCATCGACGGCCGCCTGGCCAACGGTCACGAGTACCGGCTCAACGGCGTGCGCGTCATCGCGGCCGTCGACGCCTGCACGGTCCTGCGCCGCCTCGACGCCGAGCGCCTGCCGCGCCAGCGCCCCGCCAACTTCCCCGACGTCGCGGCCCGACTCCTGCCGCCCTACCTCCGGAAGTGACCCCTCATGGTGACCGCTCTGCTGATCACGTTCTTCGGATCGCTCATCCTCGTCCAGATCATGCCGACCCGGGCGCTCGCCGTCCCGTTCTTCTGGCTGGCCGCGTGGGCGGGCCTGTCGCTCGCCGCCATGCCGTTCTACGCTCTGATCAAGGCGGGCGTGGACACGGCGAGGTTGAGCCGATGACGTCCGCGAACGAGCGCTGGACGCAGCGCATCATGGGCGGCCTCGGTGTCCGCCCGGTCGGCCACGCCGACCCCAACGACGACGACAGCGCGCAGATCCCTGCCCAGTCGCCGGTGCCGCCGCAGCCGCCTGGCCTGCCTTCGTCCCCGCGCATGCCGGACTGGCGGCGCTCTCGTCGATCCACCGGCCAGAAGCCGGACGAGCACGACGGCCAAGAGGAGACGGAACCGGCGGCCAATCCTCGCACTGGCCGTCTGCCGGACTGGTGGCGTACAGAGAAGCCGCCGCTTGCCGCCGCAGACGCCGAGGACGAGAACACGGGCAGTCAGCCGTCCAACCCGGACAAGGCGGATCTCGAGACCCTCATGAGGGAATGGCTGCTGGCCCAGCAGGCCCCCACCGCCAAGACCGACGACCCCGACGCCGCCGAAGATGCCGAGGAGACGGGGGAGGAGCAGGACTCGGCGCGACCCGCGAGCCGCTGGTCCCGGCCCGCCCTCGGCCGCCCTCCCGGCCTGCCCGAGAAGAAGCACAACGTCTTCACCTGGTGGCGAGACATTGAGCTCCACAACAAGTGGCTGCTCTACCACGGCACCGGCCTGGCAGGTGGTATCTGGCTCGGAGCCTTCCAGAAGGGCATGGCAGGCCACGAGTTCGTAGCCCACCACGACCCGGGAAGCGTCGACGTCCTCGCGACGCATGGCATGGGCATCGCCTGGATCCTCATCGACTACCGCGCTCGCCAGTGGCACTGGCTGCTCGCCTGGGCTGTGCGCGGTGTCACCACCTCATCCGCCCTCGGAGTGCTCTGGTACAGCACCCCGCTTGGTCAGTGAACCGGAGCAAGTAATGAACATTCACCTCGGAATCGGCGGCGTAGCAAGCGCCCTGGTTCTCCTGCTGTGGCTCGGCACCCAGGGCGGCGGCAAGTTCGGCACGCTGCCCTGGGGGTGGACGCTCTTCCTGTCCATGACGGCCGGATGTGCCTTCAAGGTCGCTGGCGCCCCGTTCTCGTGGGTCTCCGACTTCGTCAACGACATCCTCGGCATGGTCGGCACCGCAGTGCCGACCATGACCACGGCCGGCATCGCCATCTGCACCGGCATCCTCGTCCTCTTCAAGAAGCTGACGCTACGGGGCGTGGCCATGTGCGGCATTGTCTTCTTCAGCGCGGCGGCGGGCGCGGGGGGCGGCCCCTTCACGTGGTACGCCGGGCTGATCAAGTCCGCCGCCCAGTACTGGGCGTGAAACCGATGACCGCTGCGCTGCACCTGGTCCCCGACGACGAGCCGACCCCGCCGTCCAGCGACGACACGGCGGGGGAGGAACACCCCGGGACCGCGCCCGTCCTGGCCGTCGACGAGACCGCGGGGGAGGAGTCCCCCGGCGACATCGATGAGGAACTGGAGGAGTACGCGGAAGACGACGAGCTCGCGCCCCGGCGGGCCCTCGCCCTCCCTGACCTGCGCCCGTACACCAACCTGATGTGGATCCCCGCCGTCATCAACGCCGGTATTGAGGCGACGCGCCGCCACCGCGAAGGCGCCCCGGAGCGCAAGGCCATGCGCCGCGCCCGCAAAGCCGCGCGCCGCACAGCGGGCGAACTGCCCGCGGGCCGTTCACTGCTGTTCTTCGTCATCGACCTCGGCCTCGGGAGTTGGCTGCTGATCCGCCGGGGTTCGGCGTGGGCCAGGGGAGAGGGCGGCCCTAAGAACGCCAAGCCCCAGCATCGCCTGATCATGATCGGCGCGGGCGTGTACTGCTCCTTCAAGGCCGTCAGCACCTGGCCCGACCTCGCCCCCTTCGGCCTCGTCGACGGCTGGTTCGTGGCCTCCATCGCCGTGCGCCAGCACGCGGTCGCCCAGGTCCGGAAGAAGGACCAGAAGAAGCCCGCCAGCAAGAGTGCGGCGACCGTCGAGAATCGGCCCGGTCCGCCCCCAGCCGAGGACTCCTCCGAAGACGCCGTCGAGGCCTCCGTCGAGGCCATGGAGCAGGCCTTTGAAGAGGACCCGCTGACCGCCCTCATCCGGGCCGAAATCGGCAGCGAAAACGGGGTCCACCTGGCCGACCTCCGACCCGCGATGCGGGCCGCTCTCCCCACCCTCTCCCAAGCCACCGATGAGCAGCTGAGAGAGGTGCTCACCGCAGCCGGCTACGACCCCTCCAAGAAGTTCCGTGCGAGGGGGTACGCAGGGAGGGCGGGAGTACCCCGGAATCAGCTCCCGCCACTGCCCTCCCCCGAGGGTGCCCCTGCCCCGCTCTCCGGACCTGGTCTCCGCAGCGGAGACGCAGGTCAGATGGCATCTGCGGAGAGCAGCGGAGAGAAGCGGGGAGTGGTCGGAGAGGAGCGGAGGGGGGCCGGGGAACGCGATTTCGAAATCGTTCAGGATCTGGAAAGGGGTCCATCTGCCTGGCGGATCGTCCACCATGGGGAGGGAGAGAAGTCGTGAGGGGGCCCGCCATGCGCCGCTACCGGTACACCTGCCCGCCCTGCGCGATCGAGTCGCGCCCGTACTGGCTGCGCGGCTTGGCGGACGCCCACGGCGACGACCATCGCCAACGCCGCCACGGCGGCGACCACCCGCTTGGCGAGCGTATCCGCCCCGAAGAGGGCGTGCGGTGGCGTGACTTGCCGACAGAGCAGCGCATCGCCACGGTGGTGCTGCTCGTCGTCCTGGCGGCGGCCGTGCTCGGCCGTGCTGGCTGATCGGCGGACATAGAAGCCCCGAAAGGGCCACGCCTCCCCCGTCGTGGCCCTTTCGGCTTTCCTGCTGCCGGTCAGCTCTCGGCAGACCTCTTCGCCTTGTTCGGCTGACGTGCCGGGACGCCGTATTCCCTGACGATGACCCACAGCGTGCCGATCCCCCAGGGCACTCCTTTCGCCTTCGCGAGGGCTGCGACGGGGAGATCCGGATCGGCCTTGAGTTCGTCGGCCAGCGCCCTCTGCGCCGCCTTGCGCAGCTCGGGTTCCTTCTCGATGTGGTCCTCCCACGCCTTGATCGCGGCGCGGGTGGTCTCGCTGAGCTCGTGGTCGGGCTGGGGTTGTGGCCCGGGCTTCTTGGGCATGTCCGCAGTCTTCCATAAATGGACTTTGCAAAACGCGTTTGACGAGCCCGAGACCCTGATCGACCTGACGTGCGCCCTGGACGACCCCGAACTGGACGCGGCTGGCGGCTGCGGCCCGAGTGGCCTGTAAGCGGGCCAGATGTGCGCGGGCTGCGGGCGCTGCAACTGCCACGAGCACGGCACCTGCGAGTGGCCCACCGGGAAGTAGGCCGACCGACCCCGGCGGGCCGCCCCGCGCAGCCCGCTGGGCAGGGCTTATTGGGAGTTTTTTTGTGTAATCCACTTTGTAAAAACGGTTAGGCAAAGTGGATTACGCAAAGGATGGAAGTAACGACATCAACCACCAGCCACCAGGGAGTTCGCATGAGCGCCAAGCCCTCCACCACCCACCGGTGTGCGAAGTGCAACCGCGCCATGAAGAACCCCAGCCCGGACGGCTACGGCCCGAAATGCCGTCAGAAGCTCCGCCGTGCAGGCAAGGCCCCCGAGGTCGTAAACGCCTACAAGCAGCACCAGGTCGAGAAGGCCACCGAGAACCTGCGGCAGGGCGGCCTGGTCCTGCTCCGCAAGACGGGCAAGAACCGCGTCTACCTGGCGGTCGGCAGCGACGGCACGACCGCCTACCGCACCGCCCGCGCCGCCTGCACGTGCCCGGCCGGCCTGAAAGCCGTCCACGTCTGCTGGCACCGCATCGCGGCCCACATCTTCGACCTCACCAGCTGAACCCCACCCAGGAGGAACCACGCCATGACCGATCTGCCCACCCTGCGCGCGCTCGCGCCCGACTGGCCCGAGCTGCCCGGCATTGACCAGTGCTGGCCCGGCGACCGACCCGTACCGGCGCAGGACTGCACTCCGCTCACCCTCGCCTGGCTGGACGCCCGCCGCGTGCCCGCCGACCAGTTCACCGGCCACATCATCGACAGCCTGCTGAGCGCCGAGGGTGCGTTCGGACCCGTGGCCACCGTGGACTGGGCGCCGGTCTCCGGAGCCCGCAACGGCCGGGGCTGGCTGTGGCGGTGCCGGGTCTACATCGTCGGCGTACCCACCGAGCGCGGCGGCGTGATGGACCTCGACTGCCGGGAAGCCTGGCGCTCCACCACCCGCGACGGCGCCCGCGAGGCCGCCGCCGAGCACATCCGCATCGCCCACCCCGACACGGCCGTCCGCTACGCGGCCCGTCGTGTCCAGGCCATCCGCATCTGGAAGTGAGAGAACGACCATGAACCACTTCGCCACTGCTGCCCGCCGCCTCCGCCTCGCTGGCGCCCTCTCCGACGCCGAGTTCGCCGTTCGCAGGGTCGGGTAGAAGGTGGCGGCCATTCGCCACGCAGTGGAACTCCGGGAAGATGTCGGCGTCACCGTTAGCGACGTATCCCATCTCCCGGCCTTCTAAGGCAAGGGGGACCGGCTGCGAGTACCTCAGCACTCGCAGCCGGCCCCGGGTCAGCGGTGCTCGATCCAGTAGACCGCCCACGCGGTCACGCCGGTCGTGGACGCCTTCACTGCCCACCGCACGAGTTCGTCGCTCGCAGTCTCCAGCAGTCGATGTGCCCGCATCCGAGCCGGGCTCAGCCGCCTGGTCTGCGGCTTTTCACCGAGAGGCGGGCCCTCAAGGTGCTGGTCAGGCTTGTCTTGTCGGTGTGAGCCCGTAGGCTCGTTCTCGGTGGGAATCGTGACCTCCTCAGGTCGTCGGTTCTTGCAGTCGAAGTCGGTGGCCTCCTGTTGCGAGCAGGGGGCCGCCGCCGTGTAGGCGGCGGCACCAAAAGGCCACCGGGACCATTGTGTTGGGTGCCACCGGCAGTCCGCGAGCACGGTGACGCACCCCCCGTGCCGCGCGATGAGCGCGGTTGGCGGTTGATTGTGCAAGTCAAGGCGCGTCGTACGAGGCCAGGTCCTTGAAGGCCCACGGTGTCCACATGCTGGCGTTCATCAACATCTCTTCCGATCTCTGGAACAGCTTTGACCTTGGCTTGATCTGCATCGCCGTTCCGCGAGGTTGACCAGTGGCGTAGTTCGTGACCGGGGGCTTTCGGTTCCCTCAGCGCCCCCTGGGACATGTCCGCAGTCGGGGCTTCGTCTGCTTTACGCGCCCGACGGCGAATGCCGCGACGGCTTCGTTGTCACCTCTGTCTCCGGCCCGGCATCCTTTCGGTGACGTCACCGTGCGCCCGGGTTGTCGACTGGCGTCCCAGGGGCAGGGATCGGGCGCATTGAAGTTCAGAACAGGGGCTCCTCCCGGACGTAGTTGAACTTCACGAAGACCGGGCCGAGGGTGAGCCGGTAGATGTTGGCGTCCTGGTTTCCGGTGGGGCCCATCTGCCTGGAAATCCTTGGCACGGTGACCCGGCTGGGAGCACGTCGTGCTCCCAGCCGGCACCAGATCAGCGGCGCTGGAACCAGTAGACCGCCCACGCGAGCACGCCGGTCGCGGACGCTTCCACGGCCAGTCGCGTGAGTTCGTCGCTCGCGGTGTCCAGCAGTCGGCGCGCCCGCATCCGGGCGGGACTCAGCCGCCTGGCCTGCGGCTTCTCACCGAGAGGGGGGCCTTCAAGGTGCTGGTCCAAGACGATGATCACTGTGGCCCGCTGGGGCGTGGAATCGGGCACATCGGCAAGAGGCTCGGGGTCAATCACGCAGCTAGCTTCCGCTCCGCGCGACCGCCATTGGGCGTTGTCAGTGGTCTCTGGAACAGTAGAAGTAGCGCCAAGGCTTCCGTCCGGGAGCAGGGCGCCGTGCGTCGGGTGGGGCGTGTTCATGTTCCTCCTGGCTCTCTGTAGGGGCGCGCCCGTTCTCTCGTCAAAGTGCTCGGGTGCGCCCCCGCGTCTTGTCTGGCTTGCCATTTCTACGGCACGGGACTGACAAATGATGGTCTCAACTCCGTTTACGCGAGGGCGAGTTGTGTCTGCGCGTCGTTCCACGTGAAACCTGCTCATCGTCAATGGCGGCGCTCGAAAGGGCAGTTCAGCCGTTCGGCTCGTTGATACTGGCACGCTCTCGTTCCATCCCCAATCTGGTTGTCCACAGGCATCTGGGTACAACGCCCTTACCTCTGGGGATACTTGGCCTTCCGCTGTGGGTAACCCGCGGGATGGGCCTGTGCATAGCTGGCCACACCGCACGAGATAGCCGCACTGACCTGCCGGTTTCCCGTCCATCGGCTGTGCATAAGAAAAACTTCCCCGACCGGACCAAGATCGCTGCAGTCGGTGTACGGGGGTGCAAGTAACCGGCGTGTCGGTAATGGACAGTAGAGCTTTGCATCTATTACCTGTGGATGGTGAGTCCGTGACGATGCCATGGCGCACTCGACGTCGGTGAACTTCTGCGGGCCACCCCCGGAACTCCAGGCGGCCCCGCTCCCGGCCGTGCCGGACGAGACGGAACGGCTGAGCCTGTTCGCCGAGGCTGCCTGACCGGCGATATGCGAAGGGCGCCCCGCGCGACAGCGTGAGGGGCGCCCTTTTGTGTGTGGCGCGTTCAGCCGGTCTTGCGAGCCTTGCGGGCGAGGGCGGCTGTGTTCCGGTGGCCGCTGGCGATGTCTGCGACCCGCTGTGGCGTGACCTCCAAGCGTGGGGCCAGGTCCTCCTTGGTGTACGGGCCGTCGAGGAGGGCGCGGACGGTGCGCTGCCTCTCCTCCCGAAGCCAGCGCTGGAGAGCGGGCACGGACTTGAGCGCCTTGCCGAGGGCCTGAGCCTGCTCGATGGTCGGCTCGCCTGCCATGTCGGCGAGCGCGGCAAAAGGTTCGGGGAGCGGGGTGCGTTCCATGCGGCAAGCGTAGTGGGTAGACACTACGGAGACCGCATCGTGTGCACGGTAGGCCGCTGACCTGCGATTTTCTGCGATTTCTCGCGAAATACCCGGAACCACATGACCCGTACATGCGTTGATATTAGTGACTACCCAATAAACCCCCCACCCCACAGGAGACCGAAATGGACGCCACGAACGCTCTCAAGTTCCTCACCATCCGCGCCACCAGTGAGGCCGAGAACGCCAAGGCGGCCCGTAAGTCGCTGAACGATGCGCTCGCGGTCGACGGCTCCCAGCTGGACCACCGTATGGACGCCGTCCTGGTGGCCGACGCTCAGGCGAAGCCCTGGGCCGAGCTGATGGTGCGCATCGAGCGTCACGGCGTCCGCGAGGCACTCGCCAAGGCCCGCGCCAAGGCCACGGAGGCCCTCGTGAGCTACGGGATCGCCCTGAGCACCAGCATGGTCACCAACGCGGCCCGGCTGGCCGAGCAGGACGGCCTGCGACGCTTCCTGAGCAGCACCAACGGTATGGACATCGACGAGGACCGGACCCCGGCCGAGGAAGCCGCCCCGACGGTCGAGCCCCAGCCGGCCCCGGCGCCCGCGCCGGTGGAGGTCCCGAAGGCGACCCCGGCCCAGAAGCGAACCCTGGAGGCCATCCGGGACAACGGCGTCACGCTCTCGGAGTTCAAGCTCGGCCAGACCATGGTGTCCGTCGAGGACGGCTACCGGCCCCGCAAGGACATGGTCATGTGGGTGATCGAGCAGGGGTGGGCGAAGGCCGACACCCGCTGCTCGCTGTTCACCGGGCAGCGGGTGGCCCTGACCGCGACCGGCACGGCGATCCTCGCCGGCTGACTGCCAGCAGCCCGGCGGGGCCACCGGCCCCGCCCTCCTTTAACCCCACCACCCAGGAGGACCCCATCATGAGCGCGATCACCTTCGACGAACTGGTCCAGATCGCCCTGCGCCCCCCGGCGGTCACCACGGACAAGGAATGCGGCATCTGCGGCGCGGAAGTCGGCCAGCCCTGCACGCTCAGGTGCGACCACCGCGGCGAGCAGGCCAGGGAAGCCGTCAGCCTCCTCCTGTTCGACCTGCCCCACGCACGGTTCGAAGAGGTGCTGAACGCTGCCCGCGAGCGCGAGGCCCGGGATGACGAGACGCCGGGCTTCTTCTGGGCTTGGTGGGCGGTCGACACCGAGGCGGAGGAGCGCGGCATCCACCCGGTAAGCCTCTGACCTGCTATTTCTTGCGATTCATGCAGCTCACCCCGGAACCACATGGTCCATACACGCGTTGGCATTAGTGACTACACACTAAACCCCAATCTAAGGGGCCGGAAATGGACGCCACAACGATCTCCGTCATCTTCACCGCAGCGGCCACCGCCACCACCTGGAAGCAGACGAATCTCGGCCCGCGCACCTCGGTCGCCCACGACGGCCAGGACTGGACGGTCCAGCTCCCCAAGGGCAGCGGCAAGGCCTACATCGCGGGCAGCAGCGGCTACGGCGGCGACACCGCCCTGTTCGTCGAGGCCACCTGGGCCGAGACCTTCCCGATCGTCGAAGCCGCGATGTCCGCCACCCGCGTGCTCTGACCCGCACGACCACCACCCACGGCCCGGCAATCGCCGGGCCGTCCGCACACCCGGAAGGAGTCCCGGCCTTGGCCGAGATCACGATCACCCACACGCGAGCGGAAGGCACGATCCTCACCGGCTCCAGCAAGGGGGACGGCATCTTCGAGATCGTCAGGGAACACGGCTTCTGGTTCTCCCGCTCGATCGAGGGCCTGTTCATCAAGCGGTCACGCGACAGGGCAGCCGACACCTGGCGAATCAACCGGGCCGCCGAGGCCCTGCGAGCGGCCGGCCACACCGTGACGGTCGAGATCAGCGAACGGATCCGGCGGTCCTTCTCGGAGGCCGAGGCCGACCGCGAGGACCGCGCCGAGGACCGCGCTGACCGCTACAGCGGCCGCGCGGGCCGGGCCGCCGCTTCCTCCGACGCCCGGCGGGGCGCGGCCGAGAGCATCAGCCGGCGGTTCGAGTTCGGCCAGCCGATCCTCGTCGGCCACCACAGCGAGGGCCGCGCCCGCCGCGACCAGGAGCGCATGCACACCAATATGCGGAAGTCGATCGAGGACCGCGAGCGGTCGGCGTACTGGTCGGACCGGGCGAGGGCCGCCGAGAACTACGAGGCGTTCCGGAAGGACCCGTACCGGACCCTGCGGAGGCTGAAGAAGTTGGGCGCCGACCTCCGCCAGCAGGAGCGGTACGCGGCGGAGGCCGCCGAGAAGGGCTGGGACGGCGAGCGGCACGAGGTGAATGTCCTCGACCTTCGCGAGGAGATCGAGCACTGGGAAGCGATCGTCGAGAAGGCCAAGGTCGACGGAGTGCAGATCTGGGGCCCGGACGACTTCGCGCCCGGCGACTACGTCAGGTACCTCGGCTCCTGGTACCAGGTGAAGCGGGTCAACCCGACCACGCTGTCCATCGCGTGGAACCTGCGGCTGGCCCCGAAGCAGGTGATGACGCTGGAGGACGCCACCGACCGAGGCCGGGTCTGGACGCACCCGGCGGACTACACGGAGGTGCGCGCCCGGTGCCCCGAGACGGCCATAGATGCCTTCCTGGCTGACGGGAAGGTGCCCGGCACGAAGCTGGCCGCCGAGGCGTCCGAGGCGCAGCCGGCGAGCGCGGTCCGCGAGGCGCAGGCCGCCAAGCCGAAGGCTGCGAAGACGGCGAAGCGAAGCGATCCGAAGGCGGCCAAGCGGGTGATGGTCACCTGCGACCTGGACGGCGAGGTGGCCGAGCTGGTGTGGCTGAACGGGAACAGCCGACCGCACAAGGACTTCACGCCGGAGGTGATCATGCCTCCCGAGGGTGAGCGGTTCCAGCGGGCGGTGTGGTCGAAGTCCCTCCAGGCCGAGATCACGCGGCTGCTCGCCGAGCGCGGCTACGTGTGCCGAGAGGAGGACTGGGCGGTGTCCCGGGACCGCAGCGGCTTCGTCCGGGACGTTGTCCTCGCCCCGGCGGCGTCCGAGCCGCCCCAGGTGGAGGAGACCACCGCGGTGGTCGACGAGCAGCCCGAGGCGGCGCCCGCCATCGAGGAGGAGGCACCGGCCGGTGAGGCTGCGGCGGCCGACGCCGAGACGCCGGTCGACGAGCCGCAGGCGGAGTCCGAGGCCCCGGCGGAGGAGACCCCCGAGGGGCACGGAGAGAGCCAGCCGGAGGGCGAAAAAACGGCTCTGACCTGCGATCTCTCGGAATCCACCCGGAACCACACGGCGGATCCACGCGTTGGCATTAGTGACTACCCACTAAATCCAACCCCTCAGGGGGACGCCATGACCGAGAAAGAAGCGAACGGGCGTCGGCTCACCCGGCGAGAGCGCAAAGCTGCCCAGATCGCTGAGATGCAAGAGCGCGCCGCACGGCAGCCGGAGATCGAGCGCACGGCCGAGCTGGACGCCGCCTACCGGCGATATGTGGACGACGGCATCGCGTCCACGGATGGCTGGTACGCCCCGCTCGACTTCCAGGCTTGGGCGAGCACCCTCGGGGCCGACCTGGTCGCCGCCACGGCGGTCGGCGAGCCTGCGACGGACGTCGAGGGCGCACCGGCGGCGACCAAGCAGTCGACCGAGGGGTCCGAGGTGGCGGTCGAGGAGGTTGCAGAGGGGGGCGCGGAGGTCGAAAAAACGTCCCTGACCAGCGATTTCTCTGAAAGCACCCGGAACCACCAAGATCGTTCACGTGTTGGTATTAGTGACTACCCACTAAATGCCACACGGGAGGTTCCAACCATGACCGCCACCACCACCCGCGCCCGCAAGTCCGCCAAGGCCGCCCCGGCGGAGAAGAAGGCGACCGCCCCCAAGAAGGTGGCTGCGATGAAGGAGGCGGCCCCGAAGGTGACCGCCCCGGCCGAGGCCAAGACGACCAACCGGCGCGTGCCCGTCGACCGCATCGACCGCGACGAGACCCAGCCGCGCCAGCTCTTCGACCAGGCCAAGCTGGAGGAGCTGGCCAAGTCGATGAAGCGGCTCGGCCAGCTCCAGCCGGTGACCGTCCGCTACGTGCGGTCCACAAAGCGGTACACGCTGGTCATGGGTGAGCGACGCTGGAGGGCTGCCCAGATCGGCGAGATCGCCGAGCTCGACGCCATCGTGATCCACGGCGTCGAGGACGGCGACCGCGAGACCCTCGCCAAGCAGGTCGCCGAGAACTGCGGGCGCGCGGACATGACCCCCATCGAGGAGGCCGAGAGCTTCAAGCGGCTGGTGGACGCCGAGTACACGATCGACGAGGTGTCCGAGATGGTCGGCAAGTCCGCCGCCTACGTCGGCTGGCGGATCGACCTCCTGCGCCTGTGCGAGCGCGGCCGTGAGGCCCTCAGCAAGGGGCACCTCCCGGTCGGCCTCGCCTGGTACGTGTCCCTGCTGAACTGCGACAACCAGGAGCGGTTCATCACCCGGTACGCCCGGGGCGAGTTCAAGAGCACCCGGGACGCCGAGGCATTCGCCCAGGCGGCCCGCACGCAGGAGAAGGCGGTGGAAGAGCAGGGCAGCTTCTTCGTCCTCGCCGACGAGGCCGCCGAGAGCAAGGGCGGCCAGGAGGCGATCCCCGGCTCGCTCGACCTCCCCGAGAGCCAGCGCGAGAAGCTCGTGGCTGACCGGGACGCGCTTACCAAGAAGATCGACCGCCTGAGCGCCGCCGGCGAGATCCTCTCCGAGCTGGCCAGCGCGGACCCCGAGACCCTCGCCCTCCTGCTCGCCGGTACGCCCGGCGGCGTCCCCGGCCACCAGATGCGCATCGAGCACCTGCGGGAGCTGACCCTGCGCGCCACGAAGAACCTCCGCCAGGCCCAGGCGATCGCAGCGGTCCAGGCGAACAGCATCCAGATCAACCCGGAGGCCGCCGCCTCGTCCTCGGCCGCCTGACCAACCCTCCATCGGCGCCCCCCGTCCAGGCAGCGGACGGGGGGCGCCCCCCTACCCGAAAGGCGCGAGCATGACCGTCACCCGCATGATCCCCGTCCACCAGATCGACCGCTCCCCGGTCCCCACGCCCCTCGCCCCGATGGGCTTCACCGACCTCATCGAGGCAGTGTCCGACCTCGGCAACCGGGTCACCGTCCGCCGCATCCCGGCCACCGGCCGGTATTTGCTCGTCCTCGGCGAGGCCCAGTACGCGGCAGCGCGGGCCGCGCGCCACGCGGTGATCGAGGCCACGGTCCTCAACGTCTCCGACGACGGCCGGGCCGGACGGCTGCTCATGGCGGTCGCCCGCAAGATCGGCAGCCCGGACATCAGCCCGATGGAAGAAGCCACCCTGTTCGAGCGGCTGGCCGACGCCGGGTTCAGCCACTGCGAGATCGCAGACGCGTGCGGGAAGCTCCCGACCTACATCCGCTGGCGGATCGAGCTGCTCGACCTCTGCCCGGCCGGACAGACCGCCCTGAGCAAGGGCCGCCTCCCGGTCGGCCTCGCCTGGTACGTCTCCCGGCTCGACTCGACCAGCCAGGTCCCCTTCCTGAACCGGTGGCTGCGCGGCGAGTTCGACGGCGCCCGCGCGGCCGAGGACGCCGCCCGCGACCTGCGCCTCGCGAGCTGACCGAGCCCGGATGCCACAAGCGCCGCTCATGGGAGTAAGCGGCGCCCCGCTCCTACCCCCTCCACCCCGGGCCCCGAGGCGGTCGCAGCGGCCCCCACGCCCTCCCCGCCTCGGGCCCCCGGCCCCAGGGCCTCACCCACCCAGCACAGACCTCCAGGAGGAGAGCCATGTTCTTCCCGACCGACGTCCTGACCGTCCTCAACGACCGGCGCACGGAGATCCGGCACGACCAGGTGCGCGTCCCCTTCGAACTCGACCGGGCCCTGTACGAGCAGGTCGACAAGGTGCTCAAGGACATGGGCGGCCGGTGGGTCGGCGCCAAGAAGGTCCGGGCGCACGTCTTCCCGTACCGGATCGAGGAGTTCATGCGCCAGTGCATGGCGGCCGGCGAGTACCCGTCCAAGGGAGAACAGGGCTGGTACGCCACCCCGCCCGCGCTCGTCACGCAGATCGTCGACCTGGCCGGTATTCGGGCCGGGGACACGGTGCTCGAACCCTCGGCGGGTGCGGGCGCGATGACCGCCGACATCGCGAGCCGAGGCGGCCTGGTCGACGCCGTGGAACTGGACAGCCGGCGAGCACAGATCCTGCGGGCGCAGGGAGACTGCCGCAAGGCCATGGAAGCCGACTTCCTCGGACTCGACCCGCTCGACTGGGAGGAGGGCTACGACCGGATCGTGATGAACCCGCCGTTCAACAACGGGCTCAACCACATCCTTCACGCGGCCCAGTTCATGAAGGACGACGGCGTCCTGGTAGCCGTCATGAGCCAGGGCCTGATGTGGTGGTCGGACCGGAAGACGACCGAGTTCCGCGAGATCGTCGAGGAGGTCGGCGGCGAGATCGAGGCTCTGCCCGACGACTCGTTCGCGGTCTCCGGAACGGGCGTCCGCACGTGCCTGGTCTTCCTGCCGGGCTACGCCGGAAGCCGCCTGCGCACCCACGACTGGCTGAAGCGCCAGCCGCGCCAGCTCGACCTCTTCGAGTCCGCCGCCTGACCTGCGGCTTCTTGCGAGTCTCTTTGCCTAATCAATTTTGTGAAATGGATTAGGCAAAGTGGATTCCGGAAAGGAAGGAAGTGGATCGTTCAAAAAACCACAGCGAACTGGGAGTACCAAATGTCCACCACGTCCACCACCCAGAACCCCACCTCCAACCTCTCCGAGCAGATCGAGAACAGGGACCTCTTCCTCCTCACCCGAGAGGAGATGGAGCTCCTCCTCCCCTGGATCAGGGAAACCCTGACCAACCAGCCCAAGCACGAGGACAACGCGCACCTCTGCCAGGTCGCCAGCAAGATCCTCCGGACTGCCCACCAGCTCTACGGGACCGAGCCCGGCACCCGCGAAACCTGCATCTGCGAGGGCTAACCTCCGCCCTCCCGGCCGGGCCACACAGGCCCGGCCGGGCCCACTCCAGCACGAAGGGAAACAGCAGCATGAGCGAAGCTGTGCGAATCGCCACCTGCACGTTTCAGGAGTTCCAGCCCGCCATGGGCACCCCGGTCCGCACGACCGCCGGTCACCCGCGCTTCTCCCTCCCGTACGCGCTCGCCGGCCACGCTCGACTGGTCACCCCGCCCTGGTCGCTGGTCCGCGCGAACCTCGCGGTCGACGCCTACGAGTTCCAGTACCGGCGGATGCTCACCGACACCGGCGTCGACGCCATCCGCGAGGAACTGCTCGCGATCGCGGGAGTCAACGACCTGGACAGCCCCGTCGTCCTCCTCTGCTTCGACCGCCTCGACAAGCCCGGACAGTGGTGCCACAGGTCGATGCTCGCCAAGTTCTGGACCGAGCAGACCGGCGAAGCGGTGCCCGAGCTAGGCGCCCACCCGAAGAAGCCGACCCCCACCCTGTTCGACATCTGACAGACCTCACCCCGGCCCCGGGGCGGGCACGCGCGCCCGCCCCGGGGCCGACCCATGCCCGAACGGAGAGCACCCCGCATGAAGCGCATCGCCAGCCGCGTCTACCTCGACGGCGACATCGGCCCCTTCGACTGCCAGCTCAGCCCCGGCAACCGCCCCTACTTCCCCCTCGACAGCGCCCGCCAGGTGTCCGCCGCGACCATCCGCATGGCCGACGAGTACGGCTACGACAGCGTGGACACCATCCACGTGATCGACGGCCGCGTGGACAGCCCGGACACCGTCCACGTAATCGAGGGCGGCCCCAGCCGCTACAGCGAGGAGAAGGGCGAGACCCTGGCGGTCGCCTTCCGCATCAACTGGCGCGGCCTGGACCGCGACGCGGAGCGTGCCGTCCGCATCACCGACGCCACCCCAAAGGCCCGCAAGGCGGCCCGCAGGAGAAGCTCCGGCGGTCGCGGTGCCCGCCGCGCGGTCTTCGTGCACATCTGCTGGATGTACCTGGACGAGGGCAGCGGCACGGCCGCCAATGTCGTCCGGCCCGACCGCGAGGGGCTGTACCCCCTCGGTGACAGGGAGTGGCCCTGGAGCGCGGCGTCCTGGACGTGTGCGTGCGGGCACAGCCAGGACTGGCACGACACCGAATGCCTGTGTGGCCTGACCCGCGACGACCAGCCGGCCGCTCTGATGCCCGTCGACGCCCTCACCCTGAAGGCCGGGATTGTCCTGCGCAGTCTGGTCCCCGAGACGACGTCGGCCCTGGTTGACCTCCAGAACCTCGCCCGGATCTGCGCGGTTTTCGCTGGTGACACCGAGATCGACACGGCCGACGACACCGGCCCGTTCGAGACCCTCGGCGCGGCCGACAGCATCCTGCGCCTCGCCCTCGCCGAGGTCGCCCCCGGGGATCTGACCTCGGCCGGATGGCAGCACGTCCCGGACGAGGAGACCGACGAGCTGTACCGGATCACCTTCCCGGCCGCCCGCCCGTAGCTCGCCCCCTGGCCCGGGAAGCGGAGCTCTCCGCGCTCGTCCCGGCCCCCTCCTCCACCCCACCAGGAAGAAACGAGGACGTCACATGACCGACCAGACCCCCTCTCGCCTGGCCTACGAGATCCCCGCCAGCCTCGGCGCCGAGGCTCACGCCGCGCTGGACGCCGCCCGGGCCGCGCACGACCGGCTCGGCCGCGCGATGGTCGTCACGGCCGCCGCGGCGGTGCGCGACATCCTGACGGGCCACGACCAGGAGGCCGCGTTCGACGCGAGCGCGGTCGAGCTGGTCGAAGCCGAGGGCGGCGCGCTGTTCCCCACCGGCCGGTACTGGACGATGGCCGGCGAGGGGCGCACCTTCACCGAGGCCGTCGGCGTGGTCGAGGCCGGAAACGGCGTCCATGGCATGAGCGAGTGGACGCTGTACCTCGACGAGAGCACGCGGGACGTCTGGCACCCGCTGTGCGCAGAGCTGCCCGACCGCGACGGGCAATCGGTCTACGCCCTCGACCTCATCCGCGCGGCGGCCGTCCCGCTCGCCCCGATCGCGCCCGCCAGCACGGCCCGACCGCTGAGCGCGATGGTCGACGTCATGGTGTGCGCGAATGACAACGACCGCTACCCGGCCAGGGTGGACCCCGCCGACCAGCGCGACGGGTACGTACGGCCCTGGTTCGACCTCGACACCGTCCGGCGCATCGCGGAGGCCACCGCGGCGGACGCCACCCGGTACGGGCACGGCTCGGTCGACACGGTGCACGTCCTGGAAGGCGCGGTCGACGGAACGGACCATGCGGTCGTGCTGGTCGTCTGCTGGATGTACCTCGGGAGCGAGTGGCACCACCGGGCGACCGAGGTTCTCCAGCCGAACGCGGAAGGCCGGTACGCGATCGGCGGCCATGACTGGTGCTGGTACGCGCTCGACGGCCAACTGAACGCGCAGGTCCCGTTCCAGCCCCGATCAGGGCGGTTTGAGGCTTCTTTGCCGAAATCCCCGAAGTGCGGAGGATATTGCAAAGTGAATTTGGCAAAGATGGTTGTGTAACAACTTTCCCATCCACCCCGGGCGAGCGGAGATCCATCCGCTCGCCCGGACCCATATCCGAAGGGGAGAGCGCGTGCCCTACATCGACTCCACCTCCCGCGCCTGGGCGGCAGCCTCGGTAGCCGTCAAGGCCCCCCGACGCATCCGCGCCTACCGGCACGACAGCGGAGACCTGAGCGTCATGGACTGGTTCTGTGCGGACACCGAGACCGAGATCCTCACCGCGCGTGGATGGCGGCGGTACGACCAGGTGGCGGTCGGTGACCTGGTCGCCAGCCTCAATGCCGAGGACGGCATCGCGCGCTGGGTGCCGATCCAGAGGATGAACATCTTTAAGGTGACCGACGAGAAGATGCTCAAGGTGGAGGGCAAAGCGCTGTCAGCGTTTGTGACGGTCGGCCACCGCTGGCCGGTACAACAGCGCGTCAGCACGCCATCCGGACGCCGAACGGAATGGCAGGTCCGCACGTCCGACCGGCTCACCGTGGACTCATCGGTCGTGCGCAGTGCGCCCTTCGAGGCCCCGACGCGCAAGGTTCAGGATGACGCCCTGGTGGAGGTCGTCGGATGGGCCTGGACCGAGGGGAGCTACCGCGCGAACGGCGGACTGCACCTGTCACAGTCGCCGTCGGTGAACCCTGAGAAGTGCGCGCGGATCGAGCGGGCGCTGACCGCGCTGTACGGCCCCCCGATGGGCCGCGCGGGCCGCCGAGCCGGTCAGCCAGCGTGGAACGTGGCGGACTACGAGGGGACCAGGTACTGGCGGCTGAACGTTGCAGCTACGGCCCCCATCCTGGCTGCCGCGCCGGATCGCGTCCTCGACTCGGACTGGCTGTTCACCCTCGCCGCGGAACAGCTCAACTTGCTGATCGAGACGTCGATGCTGGCCGACGGGACGACCCGAGTGCGGAACGGTGCGCGGGAATCGTCTCTCTCGCAGAACCGGCAAGACCGCGCGGAAGCCTTCCAGTTCGCTGCCATCCTCGCTGGCCGGGCGACGTCGATCCGTCGGTGGGAGATGCGGCACAAGGGCGCGGCATACCCGATGTGGCGGGTATCGCTCCTGGAGCGAGTCACAGCCAAGCCGCTCCGCCAAGCCGTTGCCGAGTGGACCACCCTCACCGGCATCGTGTGGTGCCCCACCGTTGAGCACGGCACGTGGCTTTGTCGGCGCAACGGCTTGGTGCACTGGACCGGGAACTGTGGAGCGGGCGGCAGTTCGCAGGGCGCTGAGGCGGTGCCCTTCCTGCGCGTAGCCATGGCGGCCAACCACTGGCGGCAGGCGCTCGCAACGCACATGTTCAACTTCCCGGGTGTCGGCCACTACATGGGCGACATCCGCAAGGCCCCGGTCTGGGCCTGGCCGTTCTGTGACATCCACTGGGGTTCGCCCGAGTGCACCAACTGGAGCATCGCCAAGGGCAAGAAGCGGTCGTTCGCCAAGGCCGTCCAGGGCGACCTCCTGGGCCTGTACGCCGACATGGAAGAGGAGATGTTCAAGACCGGCGGCCAGCTGGAGGACGGGCCGACCGAGGAGGAGGAGGCCAGCCGTGCCCTCATGGAGGAGATCCCCCTCTATCTGCGAGGCGTGATCGAGCGCGGCGGTCTGGTCAAAGCGGGGGTCGTCGAGAACGTCGTGGACGTCCGCGCATGGGCCGAGTGGGACTCGTGGATCAAGGAGTTTCACAAGCTGGGCTACCGCACGAAGCTCGTCGCCCTGAACTCCATGCACGCCTACCCGCGCAGCGTGCACCTCGCCCCGCAGAGCAGGGACAGGCTGTACCTCGTCTACTGGCACAAGAGCCTCGGGCGCACGCCCAACTTCGACAAGTGGCTGCGGCCGGCGGCCTTCTGCCTGAACTGCGACGAGGTGGTCCAGGCCAACCAGGTCTTCCGCAGGCCAGACAAGGACATGGGCCGCTACAACTCCAGCTACGACTACAAGTGCCCTCGCAAGTCCTGCCGCTCGATCGTCGAGCCCGGCACCCTCTCGGCCGCCGTGGCGATCGACTGGTCCGTCAAGGGCACGCCGATCGGCTCCCGCCCCAAGAGCAAGGGCTGTCCCGAGGGCCTGGCCCCGGCGACGATGGCCCGCGTCCGCGCGGGCGTCAGCCGCTTCTGGCCGCAGCCCGGCGTGACGGTCAGCCAGGGCTCGCTGTTCGACGACCAGGCTGGCGGCGACATCGCACCGCTCCTCGTCCCCACCGGCGGCACCTGGCGCAAGGACGCGACCAGCACGAGCGCCCCCATGCCGACCCGGACCACGGTCGAGAGCGACGCCCTGGTGATCCCGCCCATCCTGATCCCCTGTGAGGGCCGCGACGGCAAGAAGCCGATGAGCCTGAACGAGCCGCTGCGCACCCAGACCGCACGGCTTGAGACGGCGATCGCCTACGCGCCGTTCGTGGTCCCCATGCGAGGCGGCGGCGACAAGGAGAAGGCGCGGCACATTAGCCAGCCGGTCCACACCGTCTCGGCCGGCGGCAATCATCATGGTCTGGTGACCTCCGCCGAGCCGCTCCTCGTCCCGTATTACGGGAACGGCCAGGCCCGCCCGGTCGGCGAGCCCATCGGCGCCCTGCCGACCCGCGACCGGTACGCGCTCCTCGACGCCAACGGCGACTACGACATCTCCAAGGTGCTGTTCCGCATGCTCCAGCCGAAGGAGATCGCGCGCGCGATGGCCTTCGGGGACAAGTACAAGATCCTCGGGTCGAAGCGCGATCAGGTCAGGCAGCTGGGTAACGCGGTCACCCCGAACGCGGCCGAGGTCCTGCTGTGCCTGCTGGTCGAGTGCATCACGGGCGAGGAGATCGACCGCTTCGCGCTGGCCGCCTGACCTGCATTTTCTCGAAATCCCCCGGGTCAACCCGGTACCGCATGGGTCGTACACGCGTTGGTATTAGTGACTACCCACTAAAACCCCTCTCCAAGGAGGAAGAAATGGCCGCCAACTTCACCCCCCTCGCCCCCGGCACCCAGCTCGCCACCATCGGCACCTTCTACCCGGCCGAGGTCGTCACCTCCGAGGTCGGCACCGCCAGGTTCTCCAAGGCGCCCATGCGCAAGACCGTCATCCGCTGGACCGAGAGCATCCCGGCCGCCAGCGTCCACAAGGGCGAGACCGAAGTCTGGGTCCAGATCGCGGGCCGCACCCCGCGGTTCATCGTGACCGCCGACAACTGACCGACCAGCACTCGGGCCGGGGGACAGGCAGCGTTCCCCGGCCCACCCCTTCCAGCTCCGAGAGGAACACCATGAGCACCGACTCCCTCACCGCCGCGCTCTCCCGCGCGTGCGCCAGCTCCGCGCGGACCGCCGAGGCCGCCCGCAGCGCGCTCCTCGCCGACACGATCGCCTACGCGGCCCGCCTGATCCGCGCGGTCCTGCCCACTGCGGCCGCCATCACGGTCGACACCGAGGAGAGGGAACTGAACGAGGTCCGCGACGCCGAGGGCAAGACCCTCTGGTACGCGCCTGCGAGCCTCGGCCACGCCTTCAACGACGGCCTTGTGGACGACGTCGACGACCTGTTCCGGCAGGCAATTCCCTTCGGCGGCCTGGTCGCCGCCGGTTGGAAGTCGTCCGATGACGGCTTCCCGTACCGGGACGTTCAGCTCCCTGAGCCGCCCGCCGAGAAGCGCCACACCCGCGCGTACGTTCTCCACGAGGGCCTCGTGTGCCACGTCCACGTGGACCTGACCCCGGCCGACACCTCCTCGTTGACGGTCGACGGCCTGCACGGCTCTGTCCTCGAAACCCGGGACCGCGTACGCGCCGCGATCCTCAACAGCGGCTACGACTGGCCCGAGGGGGAGCTGACGGTCACCCTGCACGGCTCCGGATACCCCAGCTCGTCCGCCGACCTGGCCATCGCGTGCGCGATCCTCGCAGCGGCCGGCCACGTCAACCCGCGCGCCCTGAAGCGGACCGTGCTCATCGGCGAACTCGGCCTCGACGGCCGCGTACGCGACCCCCGCGGCAGCATCCGCTACGCCGACATCTGCGGCGGCTACAAGCGGGTGATCGTCGCCTCCTCGGCCGCAGCCACCTGCCCGGTCGTCGCGGGCGGTTCCCTCCACGCGGTGGTCGACCTTCGCCAAGCCCTCGAAGTCCTGGCCCTCCCCCTCAACTACTGACCCGCCAGCCACCGGCGAGGCCGGGGAGCATGCAGCGCTCCCCGGCCTCCCCTCCATCCAACCAGCTCGGACCCGAGAGGAACGCCATGAACGAGACCACGCCCGACGTCCAGTTCGCCCCGTACGGCCCGGACCGCTTCGCGGAGCACCTGCCGTTCGGCCGCAACGGATACCTGTTCACTGTCCCCGGCTCGTTCCCCGAGGACACCCCGGCGCACACCAACGTCACCGACTGGCTGATGGCTGTCTACCGGATCGAGGACGGTTGGGAAGTACGGGACGTGGACGGTAACCGGCAAGCCTGGGGCACGGGTGGCAACCGACGGACCGCGGTCGGCCTGGCCTTCCTGGAGATCGCCCGCCTGCGCCGCCTCCAGGCGACCGAGGTCGCCAGGCGGCGGGTACAGGTCCTCGGCCTGGAAGCCGTCCCCCCGTACGCGGTGGAGGTCACCAGCAGCGTCACCCTCGTCCTCGCCCCGAGCGCGATCGGCATCCTGACCCGCACCGAGCCCACCGACGACGGCCCGGCCAGGTACCACGTGCGCGACATCGACGGCGGCAAGCCGTACGAGATCCGCGAGAGCGGCTCGGACGGCAAGGTCACCCTGCGCACCACCACGATCGGCGTGCTCCATGATCGGTGCGGCTGCGACCCGGAGGACGCGGCCAGGTTCGAGAACAAGCCGCAGGCCCTGGTCTACGCCCGGGAGGCCCTGGCGGTCTGCCACCCGTGCTCGGTCGGCAAGAACTGACCGGCAGCAGACGCCAGCGAGGCCCGGGACACCGTCCCGGGCCTCACCCGCGAGCGAGAGGAACCCGATGCGCCCGATCCGTCTGCCCGACACCCACCTCCCGGGCATTGCCAACGGCTGGACGTGCCGCTCCTGCTCCACCCCCTGGCCGTGCGCGTTCGCCGGCGACTACCTCGGCCCCGGCCGGTGCTCCTGCGGCCAGGGCACCTACTGGGAGAAGCGGGGCGCCCGGCGCTGGCACCCGGGAGAGCGCTGTTACACCGACCTCGACGTCGTCCAGCGGCAGGCGGCCGACGTGCGCGCCTACCGGGAGGCGCACCCTCACTACCCGCCGAGCCACTCCTACCCGCCCAAGCCGTCCCGGCGGGCACGGCAGCGCCCGCCCTACCGGCACACCCCGACCGGCCCCGGCGACATCCAGCCCGGCACCTGGACGTGGGTCCAGCCCGGCGGCCTGCACCCCAGTTGGGGCGACATCCACCAGCTCGCCATGGTCGCCGCGGTCGGCTCCCCGAAGTGCGAGGTGTGGCTGATCCTCGACGGCACCATGCACGACACCTGCGCGGACCTGCTGATCCTCGACCGATCCGGGCGTATCGGCTGGCCGGACTGGGCGCGGTGGACGCTCGTCGAGCACCTCGCCCACCGCGTAGCCCGCGAGCCCGCACCAGCCTCGACCCCGGTCCAGCCCGGACTGTTCGAGGCCCTCATGCCGGTCTAAGTCGCTCAGCCCCCTCCGCCCTCCTCCTCTCCACGTGGCCGCCGCGAGGCGGCCATAGGCGTATCCACGCAGGTCACGCCTCGAATCCACCTCGCTCCCCACGCTAAGAGACCCTCAGTCGGGTGTTGATTAAGCAGGTAAGACCTCAGTCAGGACTTGAGCGAGGTGTACTCTTGGGGCATGGACCAGAAGAACCTCACCCCGGCGATGGTGAGGATGCTCCAGACCTTCCTTGAAGATCCGGACCGCATCTTCTACGCCACGGAACTCTCGGAAGCTGCCCACGTCGGCAGCGGCTCGCTGTACCCGGCCCTCGCCCGCCTGGAAAAGGCAGGCTGGGTGACCTGCGAGGAAGAGGACATCGACCCGAGCAAGGAGAAGCGCCCCGCTCGCCACTACTACGAGATGACGGACATCGGCGCCCGCGAAGCCCACCTCGCCCTCGTCGAACTCAGCGACAGCGTCCGCCCGCCAGCGTCGTCCCCCGGATGGAAGCTGAAGCCCCAGGCCAACCGAGCCGCCCGCGCCCTGGGCTGCTTCCCTGCGAAGCTCAACGGGCTCCGCCCCGCCGCGAGGGGGATCTGAGCACCGTGAACATCCTCTCGGCCAGCGGCGGCGTCGCCGAACACGGTTTCACGTTCATCGGCCACGACGTCGACGGCTGGACCGTCGCGCTCATCGCCGCTGGCATCGCTGCCGTCATCTACGAGGTGACGATGGCGCTGACGAAGGCGGTCACGCTGCGGATCCCCTTCCTCGTCCTCCAGATCGCACGCGTGGTCACGCCCGAGCCCGTCCGCGACGCCCTCTACAAGAAGTGGAAGTCGGACCTCTGGTACATCCTCCGCGGCAACGGGCTGTGGATCACCAAGTTCGTCAAGGGTATGTGGTTCGCCCTACAGCTCGCGATTTTCGGGGCCGTCGCGACCGCGCGCGTCGTCAGCCCGGAGTCGGCCAGGAGCCGCCCCGCTATCTACCGCCGGGGCCTTTTGGTGATTACCTCCTTCGCCACCACAACGTGGGTTCTGGGGTATGTGTTCGTCATGCTGCTCGACCTGCAGGGTTGGGCGATGATGCTTGTCTATGCGGGCATGGGCAGCGTGGGGGTCATGAGTGGGATCGCCGTCATGAAACTCATCGCCGCCGAAGTTGTCTCCAGCGAGGAAGCGTTTCACGAAGATAAGTGAGGTAATGTCAGCTTTTGCCGGATGTTCCGAGTGGCGGTGCGCCCGGTAAATGCGCTGGTGGTGCAATTGCAGCACGCCTGACTTCCGGTCGGGAGGTCCAGGTGCAAGTCCTGGCCGGCGCTCCACCGAGGCCCTCGCCCCTTCCCTGGGGTGAGGGCCTCAGTCATGCGACCAGCGCAAACGCGGCGGAATGTTTGGAAAGCCCGTTCGGCTACCATCTGCGCCCGTCTTGATCGCCGACCGCCTCCGGAGCCGCCCCGTGTTCCACGGCTCGATCCCATCCGACATGTGCCGCATCGTCCGCGAGCACGTCTCCCTGTGGACCGACGTCACCGACGTCTACAACGTCTGCTGCGGGAACTTCACCGTCGAGAAGACCATCGCCTCCCTCGGCAAGCGCCTGCACTCGTGCGACGTGCTGATGTACTCCACGGCAATCGGCCGGTACTACGCAGCCGACCCGATGCCGCTCGTGCTCACCGAACCGGCCGTCGCCGAGTTCCCGTGGATCACCGAGCACCACGACACCCCCGAACAGCAGCTCGCGACGATGCTGTTGTGCACGCGCCTCGCCCCCCTCATGGGAAAGAAGGAGTCCAACCCGTACTGGGCGAAGATGCGCCGCGCGTACGAGCAGCAGTGGCCCGACCTGCACACCAAGACCGTCGCCAAGGTCACCGCGGCGCAGGAGACGCTCAAGCTCGCGTCGTACGCAGCCGAGGACGCCCTGACGTGGGTCGACAAGATCCCCGAGGGCGCCGGCGTCATCTCGTACCCGCCGTTCCACGGCGCGGGCGCCGCGTTCGTCCGCGACTTCGCGAAGCTGGAGGAGATGTTCGAGTGGACGCCGCCCGACTTCACGATCATGGAAGACCCTGAGCTGGAGTACCTGATCGGGCGGATCACCGACCGGGAACATTGGCTCCTCGGCACCAACGAAGAAGTGCCGGAGATGGCCGCCTACTTGCGCGGCCGGACGAGGACCACGAACCGCGGCATCCCGATCTACGTCTACGCCAACTCCGGACCGATGCGCCTGGTCGAGCCCCGCCAGCACACCGAAGCCTGGCCCGGCCCCCACCTGTCCGGCGAGGAGATCGGCGACAGCATCAGCCTCGCCGTCCTCACCTCCGGCCAGTTCGCGGCGCTCCGCTCGGCGTACATGAACGCGAACATCCGGCCCGGCTCTGAATCGCTCGCCATGGCCGTCCTCGTCGACCAGAAGCTCGTCGGCGTGTTCGCCTACTCCTGGGCTCCGACCCTCGGGAACTGGGGCGCGCACCTCCCGCAGCAGCCCACGGTCTACATGCTGTCGGACTTCCCGGTGTCCACGAGCCGGTACGCGAAGCTCAGCAAGCTGATCGTCATGGCCGCGATCAGCCGCGAAGCCCAGTTCCTCGCGTGGCGGCACGGCCACCGGCGCTACCAGTCCCTCGCCACCACGGCGTTCACGAAGCGGCCGGTGTCGATGAAGTACCGCGGCGTCCTACGCCTGCTGAAGCGCGATCAGAAGGACGTCCTCAAAGAGGACTGGGCCAAGGGCATCGACGCGAACGACTCGTACTACGCCCAGCAGTTCCAACTCCAGTACGGGGCCCCCTTCTCCGGGAAGCCGCTCGCCGACGTGCTCGCCGAGTGGAAGAAGCGATACGGCAAGGATGTGAAGAAGTGAAGGTCGACATCGCCAAGGGCGACCCGAAGACGCTCAAGTCCCTGGAACTCAACGCCCGTTACATGCGGCACGAGCAGTACCAGCAGCTCGTCTCGAACCTCCGCGAAGACGAGACCCTCACCTCCACGCCGTTCGTGTGGCACGACGTCGACACCGGCGTACGCCACATCCTGTCCGGCAACCACCGCGTGAAAGCCGCCGTGGAAGCCGGACTCGAAGAGATCTTCTGGCTGGAGACCAGCGACCGCCTTACCGAGAGCAAGCGCCTCGCCCTCCAGGTCAGCCACAACGCCATCGCGGGCGAAGACGACCTCGCCATCCTCAAGACGATCTACGAGAAGATCGACGAGATCGACCTCCGCCAGTACGCCGGCATCGACGACGCCACCCTCGAACTCCTCGCCGACCTCGACAGCCCCTCACTCGGCGAAGCCAACCTCACCTTCCAGACCCTCGCGATCGTGTTCCTCCCCGACGACCTCAAGGAAGCCCAAGACGTCCTCCGCGACGCCCTCGGCCTCGCCGCCTCCTCCGACGCCGTATGGGTCGCCGCCCTACGCCAGTACGACCAGACCATGGGCGCCCTCGACCTCGCCTCCAAGAGCTACGACGTCACCAACGTCGCCACAGCCCTCGGCATCATCCTGGAGTCCTTCAAAGCCCACGCCCCCGAACTCACCGACGGCTGGTTCGACCAGGACACAGGCGAACCCCGCCACCACGGCATGGCTCCCCTCACCACCCTGTTCCACACCGACGCCATGCCCACCAAGGCAGCCGCCACCGTCGAAAAGGCACTACAGCAGGCTGTAGCCCGTGGCGACATCCCCGCCGAGCACCGCCACAAGGCCCTCGAACTGTGGGCCCGCCAGTACCTCGACATCCCGGCCTGACCGCCATGACCGCCAACCAGCCCCCGATCACGCTCAGTACGACCCTCGACCCATGGGAGCAGCAACCCGACGAGACCGCCCGCAAACACGGCCAGTTCATCACTTACCGTGACCTCGGCCGGACACGGACCCTACAGAAGGCTGCGGACGGGCTACAGCTCCACGCGGTCACCGTCCGGAAGGCGGCGGCCCGCTTCCGGTGGCGTGAGCGAGCCGAGGCGTGGGACCGGCACCTGGACCGGCTCTACGAGGCCGGATGGGTCGAGGAGCGCCGGAAAGCCGCCGAGAGCGACGCGAGGATCCTGGGCGCGGCCGTCGGCAAGCTGGCGCAGCGCCTGGGCACGCTCGACGCGCAGAAGATGACCGTGGGCGACTTCATCCGCCTGCTCGACGTCGCCATGAGGCACCGGCGCGTCCTGTTCGGCGACCCGGCGGCCACGATCGCGGTCACCGGCCCGGGCGGGAACCCGCTCGCCGTGCAGCTCGCCGAGTTCGCCCAGATGCCCGCGGAGCAGCGGCGCGTACGGCTGGCTGACCTCGCCGCCGCCGTGCAGCGGCGTACCAGGGCGCTGGACGGAGCCGACGACGAGGACGACGACGGTCTGCCCGACCCTGGCGGCGAGGACGACACCGAGGAGTGAGCAAGCCGCAGAACGTCGATGAGCTGGCGCACCTCGACGACGCCGAGGTGTACCAGCGGCTCCAGGCTGCGAAGAAGGCGATGGCGCGGGATCTCCTGTGCGACCCGGTCACGCTGGCCCGGGGACTGGAGAGGGTGTACCGCGTGCGCCCGCACCTGCGGGTCATCGCCGAGGCCCTCGTCGGCCTGGAGAAGGGCGAGTACGACCGGCTGATGGTCTGGACGCCGTCCCAGGTCGGGAAGTCGTCCCTGGCGGCCGAGTGGTTCCCGTTCTGGTGGCTGTGCCTGCACGGTGAGGACCGCGTCGCCGTCACCTCGTACTCCGATGACCTCGCCATGCGCCGGGGCAAGACGATCCGCCGGTACATCACCGACTACGGCGACGAGTACGACCTGGCGCTCCTCGCCGGCTCATCGGCCGCGCAGGACTACGACACCACCGCGGGCGGCGGCGTCCGCTCGGTGTCGATCGGCTCGGGCCTGACCGGCTTCGACGTGAACGTGCTGGTCGTCGACGACCCACACAAAGATCGCGCCGACGCCGAGTCACCCCGACAGCGCGAGCACGTACATGACTGGTGGTCATCGGCCGCCCTCAAGCGACTGCAGCCCGACCGGAACGCGGTCGTCGTGGCCCAAACGCGCTGGCACCCCGATGACTTCTGCGGCAGGCGGCTGGAGGAGGAAGGCCGGCTGGAGGACGGCGGCCGGTGGAAGGTCGTCCACCTCCCGGCGATCGCCAACCCGAGCAAGTTCGGGCCCGACCCGCTCGGCCGTGAGGACGGCGACCCGCTGCCGCACCCGAAGATCCGCACGAAGAACCGGCGGGCGCTGTTCGCCTGGTGGGCGGACGTCAAGAAGACGTCCAGCGTCCGCGACTGGCACTCCATGGCGCAGGGCGACCCGCAGCCCGCCGAAGGAGCCCTGGTCTCCCGCGACCTGCTGCGCCTCATCCGTGACGCGGTCACGGTCGTCGAGCCGCAGAAGATCGCCGTGTCGGTCGACCCGTCTGGTGGCGGCCGGGACGTCGCCGGCGTCATCGGCGGCTTCGTCGGCGACGACAGCCGGGTCTGGGTCACGCACGACCGGTCGGCTGCGATGTCGTCGGCCGAGTGGTCCACCGCGGCCTGCCTGCTCGCGTACGAGACGAACGCGGCCGTGATCTACGTCGAGGCCAACTACGGCCGCGACATGTGCGTGCTGGCCATCCGCACGTCGTGGGAGACGCTCCAGCGCGAGGGGGTCATCCCGAAGAACGTCCTCATGCCGGGCATCGACATGGTGTTCGCGAAGCAGGGCAAGCTGCTGCGCGCCGAGCCGATCGCCCAGCAGATGGTGCAGGACCGGGTCCGGCTGCGCGGCATGTTCACCGACCTGGAGAACGAGTGGGCGACGTGGATGTCGACCGACCCGAACTCGCCGGGCCGGATCGACGCCTCGTGCATCCTCGTGTACGGCCTGATCCCCGAGGCCAACAAGGGTGCCATCGTTCACCCGCCGCTCCCGCGGGCCCCGCAGCCGGGCCAGACCGGCCGGGCTGGGCCGGGGAGCGGCGCGGCAGCCGCGTATGGGCGGCGGATCGGGGTGTGAACTGGGAGAAGGGAGATTCTGTAAAGGTCACGATGGGCGCTGGATGTCTGGCTAGGCTCCACGTCGCCACACATCGGGGGTATCCGTGAGTACTACGTCGTCGCAGCCGAACCCGCAGCCACAGCCGAACCCGCAGCCAGGACCGCAGCCGACTGGACCGAGCCGCAGGGAGCGGCTACGGCTCTGGCTCAGGCGGGAGTTACGGTTCGTAGTGAACACGCTCGACCCGGACTCAAGCGGCACACCGAGAAGACGACGGATCGCGCGTTGGGGAATCTCCCTGAGCAAGGCCGCCTTCATCGTCGTTTTGACCCTCACCACCGAATTCCTTTGGGGGCAGTGCACCGCTGAACGGACGGAGCGGCACGCCGAAAACCTCCATGACGAGTTGAATGCGGAGAAGGGCTTCATTCACGCCTCGATCCGGCCCATGAAGAGCGATTACTACCGCGCTCCGTACGAAACCTTTTACCGGAAAAAATTGAGCCCCCGTCAGATCAAAGGATTTCAGAGCGGCGAGTACAGCTCGGCCGACAGCGTGAAGGGCGGCACACCCGCTGTAGATCTGTCAGTGGGCTACACCGATCCAGGCGGGTCAGGGCAGGTCTACCTCGTAGATCTCGTCAGCGACAGCGACGCCATGATCACGGTAACTGCTATTGAGGCGGTGAACATCAGATGTGACAGGTCTGAAATGATTGCTGCAGTCGACAGTAAGGCCGAAGGTGAGATGACAATCAGTGCCGTCGCCTTCCGGCTCGGAAGGGAGCGGGAGCTGCTGGATGTTTCGGACGTGGACTCGCCGAATTGGGGTCAGCCTTACTTCGCTCACCACACGATCACGCTCGGTGGAGGGGCGGATGCTCAGACGCTCAGCGTCCTGGGTACTGCTGACGCGGGCAAGCGCTGTACATGGGATCTGAAGGCTGAATTCACGACGGACGACAACCAGCAACACCAGGCAAAACTCAACACCAAGCCTCTCGTCACCGACGGGGGACCGCCCGACGGGTCCGGCTCGCATGCACAGCGGGTCTCGATCAAAGTCATCAACGTCATCCGCTGGGCCTGTACTCACGGCATGCGGTCGCCGGAGCAGTGCCAAGGCGTGTTCTAAATCTCCGGATCCGGCGGGGTGGCTGCGCGGGCCGGCGAGCGGCCGCAGCGGCCGCCTACGGGCGGAGGATCGGGAAGTGACGGGTGTGGGCGGCCCCCGTGGCTCCGACTTCAAGCCGCACGGCCGCCGCCCCGCGTCCTCGCGTGTTGCGACGGCTCCTGGAGATCGTCGACCCGCGACTTCTGAGCGTGCGCTAACGTCCGCGTAGTGCAAACGAGTTAGGGGGGGGCTGTGCCGCAACTGATCACGCGGACGGGTAACTGGCTGAGAACACAACCGCGGACTACCCGCATCGTCATATCCGTCGGCATTCCTGTCGGGCTCGCCCTCATCGGGCTTGGCGTGTGGCTCGACACCGTCAACTGGTGGCCGCGCCACGGCTACCTCCTGAACCTCTTTTCGGGCCTGACTGGTGCCTGCTTCGGTGTGCCCTTCGCGCTCGTGGGGCTGGACTACCTGACCAGGACCCAGGCCGAGTTCCGAGAGACCGAACTAGTCCGCGCCCGGGCCGCGGCCGGGGTTGCCAGCTTCGTGGCGAGCCTGCTTGATCCCTTCAACGGCCGCGGCCTCGACGACGTCGCCGACAGGGTGCAAGACCTGTCCGAACAGATCGCAGACATCCGACTCATGCGCCCCGAAGACCCGGCGCGGGTCGATGCCGTTCGCGTCTTTTTCGCCGCCTTCGGAGCGCTATTTCCGGCACGTTTTCACCGCGACAACTTTGCATCGTTCCATCGCCGCAGTGACGAGGTGCAGGAAATGCGGTTGTGGCGGACTGGAGTGAAAACCCAGTGGAAGAGGTTCGACGACGGGGTGCGCGGCCAGTTGACCGGCGACTGGATCGATAAGCCCACGGAGACCGCTGGCCACCAGGCGGCGGAGCAACTGTTGGGCGACGGCCGGAATCCGTGGAGGCGGTCACCCGATCCCGAGCGAGCTGGGGTTGCCGTGATGCGGCACTTCCTAAGCGACTTGAAGGCGCTGTGCGAGGCCGCGAAGGCCATGGAAGCCCACACGAGGTGAACGTACTCCCTGCAACATCAGCCTGACTGATGACCCTGATGCCCGGTCTGCTGTACGCGGCAGGCCGGGCATCGGCACACTGGTTTGTGTGAAGATGCCCCGACTTGAGTGCGCGTTCTGCTCCCGGTCGATCGCTGCCGGGATAGTCGCCGGACGCCCCAGCAAGGGCCGCCTGTGGCGACACGACCCGACGAAGCGGCCCGAGATCTTCGGCGACGCCCTCGTGTCCTGCGCCGGGTCGCTGGAGATCGTGGACTTGCCTGTGCCGGGGGAGCAGCTCGCTCTCGACCTCGGCCTGGACGACGGGGAGCCTGATGAGGCGCCGGGTATCGACACGATCGCTCTGTTCTGAGGAGTGATCCGGGCCCCCACGCTCGGGGTTGCGGGGGCCCGGAAGCCGGGTGAGGTGGCACCGGCGGCCGGGGATGCGCGACCCCTGCCGTCCGGACGCTGTAGCGGCATAACCGCCGGCGCCTCTCCCTGCCGCGCGCTCCGCTCAAAGACGCGCGGGGCGCGGACTGTAGCAGAACGGGCAATTCGCGCACTTGCGGTTGAAGTGGGAGAGCGCACGGAAGCCGCGCAGCGCCTGAATAAGCCCTCCAGGATGCCGAGCGCGGTGTCCGGCCGACAGTGAGGGCAGGCTGGTGCGCCACCCTCGGTGAGTGCGCGCAGCGCCGTGTCCCTCGTGACGCCTTTGGAGCGCTTCCCCGCGTTCCAGCAGTCGCCGGTGTGGACGTACATCGAGTCCTGGCCGGACAGGCCGTGCTCGACCAGCCAGTCCGGTGCGGGAGGGCGGGCCGCGATGCCGTGCTGACGTTCCGCTTCCCGCCGTTCCTCCGCGGCGATCCACCGGTCGATCTGGGTGAGCTGCTGTTCAGCGATGCGGCGTGCGAAGTGCAGCATCTCCAGACGCGACGGCGAGTTATCGTTCACCCGTTCGATTCTAAGAGGTGGGCTGCCGGAGGGTGAGCGCAGAGGAGGACGCGATGCCCAGTGACCTGGAGCGGCTCGCTTTCCTCGGCATCGACCCGGCCAGCCTGGACCCCGCCCCATCGCAACCGGTGCACGCCGACTGGCTGGCCCGAAATCGTTGATCAGGCGACTGAGGGACTCTTCCACCTCGTTGTACGAGACGCGGTGCTTCCTGATGTGGAGAAGCGACTGAGGAGCCAGAGCAGCAGCAAGGGTTTATGCGGTGCTCCACGACTGCCTATCCGGGCTCGACGCAGCGTAGCCAGGGCCCTCATGAGATCGTCAACGGTCACGTGGGGCACTCTGCCTCGATCGCCCTGGCCCCTTCGTGGTCGAACTTTCCATGGGGTTCGTGCGGGATGATGAGTCCTGGTGCCGTCAGTGCGATGCGGTAAGACGGTAGTGACAACCCAGAGCGCGCAAGGATCAGCAGGCTGGTGGTCTTCAGGCTGCGCGACTCGGACGATGAGAAGGAGGCTCGGGTGGCACGGCTGACCCTGCCCCAGTTGGAACGGCACCTATTCGCTGCGGCGGACATTCTGCGGGGCAAGATGGATGCGTCGCAGTACCAGGAGTACATCTTCGGGATGCTGTTCCTGAAGCGCGCTTCCGACCAGTTCGATGTCGTGCGCGCCGAGGTCATTCAGCAGCGGCTGCGCGCCGGCGACTCCCAGAGCCGGGCGGAGATGGTTGCCGAGGCGAAGGGTTACTACCCCAGCAATCAGTTCTTCGTACCCGAGCCCGCTCGTTGGCCCTACATCGTCGACCACGCCCGCGAGGCGAACCCTGGCGACCTGCTCAACAAGGCGCTCGGCGCGTTGGAGGATCACAATTCGCTCGCCCTTGGCGGTGTGTTGGATCACATCGACTTCACGCGCAAGGTGGGCAACTCGCCGCTCAGCGCCACCGCAGTGCGGGACCTGATCGACCACTTCGGCCGCTATCAGCTGCGCAACGAGGACTTCGAGTTCCCCGACCTGCTGGGCCATGCCTATGAGTACCTCATCGGCGAGTTCGCCGATGAGGGAGGCAAGAAGGGCGGGCAATTCTACACGCCCCGCTCCGTGATCCGCATGATGGTCCGCCTTGTGGAGCCCAAGGAGGGCCACTCGGTCTACGACCCGTGCTGCGGCTCCGGCGGCATGCTCATCCTCGCCAAGGAGTACGTCGAGGAGCACGGCCATGACGCTTCGACGCTTGCTGTGTACGGGCAGGAAGAGAATGGAAGCGCCTGGGCAATGGCCCGGATGAACATGCTCCTCCACGGCATGACTGGCGAGGGCATTGCACACGGCGACACCCTTGCTGACCCTAAGCACGAGGACGCACAGGGCGAACTCCTTCACTTCGACCGCGTTCTTACGAACCCGCCCTTCGCGCAGAACTACAAGCGGAAGGGGATGCCGCACCCCGAGCGCATGGCATACGGCTGGGCTCCGGAGTCGGGCAAGAAGGCTGACTTGATGTTCATCCAGCACGTACTGACGGTGCTGGAGCCGGACGGCGTCGGTGCCTCAGTCATGCCGCACGGCGTGCTCTTCCGAGGCGGGGACGAAGCCAAGATTCGGAAGCAGATGGTTGAGGAGCATCGCCTGGAAGCGGTGATCGGCGTCGGCCCGAACATCTTCTATGGCACCGGCATCCCAGCGTGCATCCTGATTTTGCGTGGCTCGGACGGCCTGCCCGAAGATAAGCAGGACGGTGTGCTCTTCATCAACGCCGACCGCGAGTTCGCGGCGGGACGTGCTCAGAACACCGTCGACCCGCAACACGACGAGAAGATCGTCACTGCCTTCCGGGAACGGAAGAACATCGACGGTTTCGCGCGGGTCGTCCCCTTTGAGGAACTAAAGGACAACGACTACAACCTCAACATCCGCCGCTACGTCGACAACGCCCCGCCGCCCGAACCGCAAGACGTACGGGCTCACCTGCACGGCGGTGTACCGAAGGCGGAGGTCGCAGCTAAGGCCGGGCTGTTCAAGGCGTACGGCGTTGACGTGGCGAAGCTCTTCAAGGAGCGGGATGCCGACTACTACGACTTCCCTGATGCCGGATATGAGGCGACAGCCGCCAGCATCCCGGCGCTGACCGCGCCACGCGAGCGGAAGCTTGTGGAGGTATACGGCGAATGGCGGGACGCGCATGTGAAGCATCTTGTCGCCCTTGGTGAGGTGTCTGAGGCTGGTCTCGGGAGGGAACCTGAGCTTGTCTCGGACAGGAGCGGCGAGCTGATGAAGACGCGTGAAGAACTGCTGACGACCTTTACCCGGGACCTGCTGTCGGTGGGAGTACTTAACCGTTTCCAGCTCTCTGGCGTGATCGCGGCTTGGTGGTACGAGGTTCAGTACGACCTTAAGAGTCTGGCGAGGCAGGGCTTCGCGGGTGTTGTCGAGCGTTGGGTGGCCAACATCGAGTCGGCCTTCGAAGAACCGGAAGACGCAGATTCCAAGACTCTTGCGCGGCTGCGAGCCGACCAGCGCAAGGCGAGAGGCCATCGGCTAGTCCCGGCGCTGATCCCCGACTACGTGGAGCAGCTGGACGCCGCGGAGGCGCTGGTCGTTGACCTGGACGGCAAGATCAAGGCTGGCACGCCGAAGAAGACTGCTGCTGGCGACGACGAGGTTGACGAGCCGGAGCAGAGCCCGGAGGAGATCCTTAGCGCGGCGGATCTCCGCAAGCTTAAGGCTGAGTTGAAGAATGCTAAGGCGGGGGTCAAGAAACTACGGGCTGCCTTCGTTTACGAATTGAAGAAGGCCGCAGCGGGATTGTCGGTGGGAGAGGCTCAGGAGACGGTTCTTACTTTCCTGGATGAGGACTTGCGAGCAAGAATGGATCGTTTCGTGTCAGTGGGCCGCCAGGATCTGGTTGCGGCATACCTGAACTGGGGTAATAAGTATGCGGTGACGCTCGCAGACCTGGAGAATCAACGTGTAGCTGCAGCCGAGCGACTGGCGGGATTCCTTGAGGTGCTGGGTTATGCGTGAGCAGACAATGGCTGGGGTCGAGGGATGGACTACGCGCAACCTTGGCAGTCTTGCCTCGCGCGTCACTCAGCGAAACCTTGCCGACGATCGAAATGTCTTGACAATCTCGGCCAAGCATGGGCTTGTCAGTCAAGAGGAATTCTTTAATCGGAGGGTCGCAAGCGCGGATCTCTCGCAGTATTTCCGACTCCGCCGAGGGGATTTCGCATACAATAAGAGCTACTCGGCGGGCTACCCGGCAGGGGTGGTACGGCAACTTGGCCTTTACGATTCCGGAGTTGTCTCCCCTCTCTATATTTGTTTCCGAGTGGATCCTGAGGTGGCTGACGCAACCTTTGTGTCGCATTATTTCGATTCGGGAATCCTGAACGACGCAATCTTGGATATCGCCAAGGAGGGGGTTCGCAATCACGGCCTCCTCAACGTGAAGGTCGATGACTTCTTCGCGCTGGAGCTACACCTACCGACGCTAGACGAGCAGCGCCGAATTGTGGAGATCCTTGAAGCGCTCGAAGGGGAAATTGCGGCATTGGGGAAGATCCTCGAAAAGGTCGGCCTTGAGCGTGTAGCCCTGGTTCGCGACCTCATCCCCGTTTCCCCTGAGCCTACAGAAATTCCGGATTGGGAACTTCTTGCCTTGAGGGACGTCGTGCCGAGCGCCGACTACGGAATCTCTTCCTCTTTGACGGATGATGCGAGGGGAACTCCGGTTCTGCGCATGAACAATATTCAGAATGGGAAGCCGGCGCTTCAAGAATTGAAGTATAGCGACGTGCAAATTCCGGCACGATTGCTGCTCAAGGCTGGCGATGTTCTATTCAATCGAACTAACAGTTTGGAGCGAGTCGGGAAGAGTTGCGTGTGGAGTGACGAACTCCATGGTGCCTCTTTCGCTTCATACTTGATCCGTCTTAACTTTGATCGAACTCGCGTGCACCCAGCCTATTTGGTGGAGTGGCTTGAGCATGACCTGATCAGGCGACGTGTAAGGAGGTTGGCTACGCCAGGGGCTCAGCAGGTGAATGTGAACCCTACGTCACTGCGCGGGATGGACATCGAACTTCCGTCGCTGGAGGTGCAAGGTAGGATCGTGGATTCGATGCAGGCAATCGATCATCTACAACAGCGTACGGCTGCAAAACAAGAAATGCTAAAAGTGCAGCAGAAGGCGCTCATGGACGACCTCCTCACCGGACGCGTACGGGTGCCTGTCGGTGCTGAGCGGTAGCCTCGTTTGATCGAGTGACACGCTGGGGGAGACGGAGAGCATCGTGTCGGAGTCGGGGCTGGAGTACGTACTCGTCGAGGAGCCGCTCATCGCGCAGCTCGTGGCGATGGGGTGGCGGCACGCGGGGGGAAGCACGCCCGGCGCGGTAGAACCGAGGGACCCGGGGGCATCGCTCCGGGGCTCCTTCGCGGAGCCGGTTCTCGAGCGACTCCTGCGGCGCAAGTTGCGGGAGCTCAACCTCGATACAAATGGTAGCGAGTGGCTGGACGAGGCGCGTATTTCGCAGGCAGTTAATGCGCTGACGCGGTTCCCCTCAACCACCCTCCTGGAGGCCAACACAGTCTCAACCGATCTGCTCCTGATCGGTGTCACAGTCGACGGACTGCCTGGCTGGGACAGTGGCCGCGACCAGCGGGTGCAGTACATCGACTGGGTTCACCCGGAGCGGAACGACTTCGTCGTCGTGTCGCAGTTCCGGATGGACGTGCAAGGAACGTCGGGGCAAAAGTCCGTCGTCCCGGACCTGGTGCTGTTCGTCAACGGCATCCCGCTGGTCGTCATCGAGTGCAAGAAACCCGCCATGCATGGCGGCTCCCTGTCCCCGGCTATCGACCAGCTGCGTCGCTATGCCAATCAGCGTGGGGCTAAGACTCACAGTGAGGGCAGCGAACCGCTCTTCCGGACCGTTCAGCTCACTGTGGCGACCACGGGTGACAAGGCTATGCTGGGCACCTATACATCGCACGCCGACCACTACTCGGTGTGGCGCGATCCGTACCCCCTGGCCAGGGCTGATCTCGCCACGGAACTCGGCAAGAACAAAGACGCCCTGTGGGCACAGGAGATCCTCGCTGCCGGCGTACTACGACCGGCTCAACTCCTCGACATTGTGAAGAACTTCGTCGTCTTCATGGACGTCGCCACCGATGAGGGCGGTACCCGCCGCGTAAAGATCGCGCCCCGCTATCAGCAGTACCGTGCTGTCAACCGTGCCGTGGAGCGCCTGCTGACCGGCAAGACCAAGCGACAGGATGGCAAGGACGACCGGCGGGGCGGGATCGTCTGGCACACCCAGGGCTCTGGCAAGTCGCTGACCATGGTGTTCCTGGTGCGCAAGATGAGATCGACGCCGGGGCTGAGCCAGTTCAAGATCGTGCTGGTCACGGACCGGACCCAATTGCAGACCCAGCTGTCGAAGACAGCGGTACTCACTGGCGAGAAGCCCGACGTCGTGAAGCGTTCAACCGGTGTGCCGGCCGCGCTGCGTAAGAAGGGCGCTGGCCTGGCCTTCGTGATGCTGCAGAAGCAGGTGGATGCCGCCAAGTCGAAGCAGGCCGCTGCAGCGGATGCCCTCACCCACGACCGGGCCGTCGGCTGGGGCGAACTCAATGACAGAGAGTCGGTGTTGATCCTGGTGGACGAGGCCCACCGCTCTCACGGCTCCAAGCTGCACCAGAACCTGATGGCGTCTCTGCCGAACGCTGTCCGGATCGGCTTCACCGGAACGCCGATCATCATGCGGGCGAAGAACCGCACTGCGGACATCTTCGGCACGTTCATCGACCAGTATCGGCTCACCGATGCTGAGGAGGACGGGGCGATCGTCCCGATCGTCTACGAGGGCCGAATCGCCAAGGCCGCCATCACAGACGCCGAGGATCTCGATGACGCCTTTGCCTCGTACTTCCCCGAACTGACCGAGGAGGAGTACGACAAGCTCCAGCAGCGGTACGCCACGACTAGCGACGTACTGAGCGCCGATAGCCTGATCCTGAAGAAGGCCCGGGACATGCTGGCCCACTATGTCTCCAGCGTGATGCCGAACGGCTTCAAGGGACAGGTCGTCGCCCACTCCCGGAAGATCGCCGTACGGTATCGAGACGCGCTGCTCCATGCCCGGGATGAGTTGGTCGCCGAGGCGGAGAAGTTGTCGTCGGTGGTCTTGGAGAAGCCTACCGAGAGGCTCACTGCCAAGCAGGCGATCGCCGTTGCCGCACACCGGCAACTGGAGCTACTCAAGGCCATCGACTTCGTACCGGTCATTTCAGGGGACCACAATCAAGACGAGGAAATGGACCAATGGACCGATGCGAAGGGGCACGAGGACGTCGTTGAACGGTTCCTCAAGGCATTCCCCGACAAGCCGGCTCACGGGGAGAAGCCCGTCGCGTTCCTGATTGTTCGCACCATGCTGCTGACCGGCTTCGATGCCCCGATCGAGCAGGTTATGTACCTGGACCGACGGATCAAGGAAGCGGACCTACTGCAGGCCATCGCGCGGGTCAACCGCACTGCTGACGGCAAGGCCGCCGGATTCGTCGTGGACTATGCGGGCATCTCCAAGCACCTCCAGGCAGCCATGGACGCGTATGCCGCCGAGGACGCTGAAGGCGCCCCCACCGACTTCGGCGCGGAGATCGCCAGGTTGGAACCACGACGCAACCGTCTGCGGATGCTGTTCACCGAGCGCGGCGTTACCCCCGCTGGCGACAAGCAGACGATAGAGGAGTGTGTGCAGCTCCTGGAGGACGACGAACTGCGCAGCCAGTTCGACAGTGCGCTGCGGAAGTTCCTCATTACCGTCGAGACGGTAATGCCCCGGCAGGAGGCCAAGGACTACCTCGCCGACGTTCGGCTGTACTCAGAGATCAGTACCTGGGCACGAGATCGCTACCAGGACAGCAGCGACTTCGATGCTTCGCTCTACGGCGAGAAGGTTCGCGAACTCATCGACCAGCACATCGCCGCGCTTGGCGTGAAGCAGGTGATACCGCCACGGCAGCTCACTGCGGGGGATTTCGCGGACAAGGTCGAGGACCTGCCTGGTGCGAAGGCGCAGGCGTCAACGATGGAGCATGCCATCCGGCGTCATATCGAGGTGCACCTTGGGGAGGACCCTGCCGAGTACACCAAGCTGCGGGAGCGGTTGGAAGAGATCCTGCGGGATTATGCTGACCAGTGGGACCAGCAGGTGCTGCTCTTCAAGGATCTGACCAGCAAGGTCATCGCTGTCTATGAGGGTAGCGGCGACCATGGGGATCAGAGGCTGGCTGCGCTGTCTCCGCTGGAGCGAGCACTTTACGGCGAGATGGTGTCTGAGGCGATCACTGACGGCGTCCTGGCGCAGGAGGTACACGACCGTCTCGTCCTCGTGGCAGAGAAGATCGAAGATGAGGCAGTGAAGCACGTGCGCAAGAAGAACTTCTGGTCCAACCCTGTGGCCCAGGGAGACCTGCGCGCGGCCGTCTTCCGTCTCTTGATCGATCTGGGGGTAGCGGACCCCTCACAAGTCGACCACCTCGCCGATAGCTTGTTTGACATCCTTGGGCACCACCGCTACTCACTCCAGAGGAATAGCTGAAGTGGCCGCGGTCGCAGCGACGGAGGAGCAGCTGGGCCCGGTTCGTTCGGGCCCGCTGCAGGTCGGCCGCCTGGAGATTGATGTCGTTGTCGTACCGGACCGCGGTGGTGTGAAGCTGACGGTGGAGCGCAACGCACGAATCACCGCGACTGTCCCGGCTGGATTGGATACTGCTCGGTTGATCGCAGTAGTGCGGAGTCGGCGACGATGGGTCTACGACAAGCTCGACGAACGCACAGAGGAAGCGGCGCTACGGCCTGACAAGGAGTTTGTCACGGGAGAGGGATTCCACTACCTCGGCCGTAGCTACCGGCTGAAGATCGTGGATGAGGCCCCCGTGCCCGTGGGATTGGTGCGCGGACGGCTCCTCCTGCGGCGGGACTGTCTGGATCACGCCCAGGACGACCTCATCACCTGGTACCGCCGTCGGGGGAACGTCTGGCTGCCGGCCCGCGCGGAGCCGTGGGCTCAACGGATGCGCGCGCCACTCCAGAACATCGCAGTACGCCGACTCGGCTACCGGTGGGGCTCTTGCAATCGAGAAGGCGGGGTCAACATCCACTGGGCCGCGATGCAACTTCCCGCGAAGTTGATCGACTACGTCTTGGTGCACGAGCTAGCCCACCTGCACAAGCGTGACCACTCGCCAGAGTTCTGGACCCTCGTCGGCCGGGCCCTTCCGGACTATCGCGAGAGGAGAGACCAGCTAGATCAGTTTGGCGCACTCCTGTGGCTCCCAGAGCCGGTGAATTCCTCAAAGTAGGCTGTTCAGCCATGAGTTGTCTGGGAAGCGGGCTACTCACTGAAGACTGCATGCCGAGATGTGCGCTCAGGCTCCTCTCGGGAACACATGACCGCAACTTATGGGCCATGCCGCGCTAAGGCAAGACGAAAGGGCGGCCCTCGGAGGCATGCCGACCTTCACGTGGGCAGAGGGCCACGGCTTCGCCTTCATCATGGGCAACCACAAGGGCGAGGGGTTCGTTGGAGTCGCGCCGCGAACGTGATGGCTCCGTCTCAGTTTCCGTCTCGTTCATCGCCGTACGCGGCCGTCCGGACTCGTTCGCGACCCGGTAGCGGCCTTCCATGGGTCTGCCCGCCGCTCAGCTCAGCCGGATCCCGGCGATCATTAAGGCCCGGCAGCAGTAGTAGCGGCCACGGGCTCTTGTACGCCCAGTCGGCGCCAGTCGCGTACGTGATCTTGCTGGCCATTGCGGTGCCTGTGGCCCCTCCGGCCTGGTGGTTTTGGGTCCGCATGATGGTCCCGAAATGGCGCGAGAAGACGCCGCTGGTGAGCAGGGACCAGCCGAACGCCGTTGAAGCGGCCTGTGGTTGTCGCCTGTGGGCCTTCGTCATGCTCGGTCTGGTGGTGTGTGTGGGGGGCCTCGTTCTACGACTGTGAGCAGGGTCAGATCACAGCCAGCTCCCGGACCGCGCTCGGCTGTATTGATCACGACTCCACACCCCCCTAGGTCAAGTGCGCCCGGGAGCGCGATCCTCGCCGGAGCGCCGGAGAACTGCTCCCTCGTGGGGATGTGGCCCTTGGAGCGGGAGAAGGGCAGAGGGCTGCGCGGCCAGATGCAGGAGTTTCGCTACCGCCACCTCCGCGCGAGTCCAGGAGGCCTCAGGAAGTCTGTTGAGGGTATCGACTCTGTTGTGCGCGAGTGGTACAGGTTCGCTGGCCCTCAGTACGGTGATACGCGAATCGTCCGGGTTGAGGGTGAAGAGCATCGATGCGGTCACCGAGCAAGCAGCCGCAGCGGAGCCGCCCGCGCTCAGGGCAATGGTGCCGGTCATGATCCAGCGGACCGTTGCGGCGCACCACTCCTGATCGCCGATGTGGTACATCTGCGACCTCTCGATCTCCTCAAGGGCTACGTCGACTGTCGCCCACTGGAGAGAGGGGAGGATCCACCATTCGCCGGCCGCGATCCTTGCCGTGCACAGGAAACCTCCAGCGATCGGAAGGTTGCCGCCGACCCAGAAAGCGGATTTGACCTGGTCGAGGGTCTTCTGCGAACTCAGGACCACAGCAACTCTGTGCTGATCGGTCGCAGTCGGTTTCGCGAACTCTGTGAGGGCTTGGTCCAGATCGGTCCAGTGGACGAATCTGTCCTTGATGCCAGCGAGATCCTCTTGCATGAGATTCGGGTAGGCGGTGCCGTCTCCGAAGTCCTTGGTGTTGGCGCTCACGAAGTAGACGGTCTCGGTCGGATTCGTCCGGGCGTACTCGACTGCGGACAGCCAGATGGCGGCGTCTCGCGTACCGGTTTTGATGCCGCCCTTCGGTGGCTTGCAGGGCGGTAGGCAGTTGGCCTCCCGAAACACTGCCTGGCGCAGCGCTGCATCGCTGGTTGGAATCGTCTCAACAACGGCCCCCCACTTGTCCCGCCAGTGCTCGCGCACGCTGTCGAGGTCGCAAGAGTCCAGTAGCTCCTGCAGATGCCATGGAGTGACCTGCCGCAGTGCCTTCAAGGCGTGCGCCGCCGCGTCATGCCTCTCCTGGTACTTGACCGCCTGTTGGGCGACCAGTTCCTCCATCACCATCCATGGGATGCCGACGCGTTGCGCGCCTGTGGCTCGAATCGCCATCAGGAGCTCGGCGCTGCTGCTCTCCGGGCTGAACGTTCGGAGGAGGCATGTATCCAGAATGATCAACGCTTGGTCCTCGTGGTCGGAGTTTGCCGTGACCGCGAGGATCCCAAGTTTGAGCGTGCTCCCGCACCCCTTTTGATCTCTGTTGCCGCAGATATCCATGAAGAAAGATCAACAAAGGAACCATTTGCGCCGAATGCTCTATAGTGCCCGCTCGCAATCGCAAGATCCTCTGCAAGGGGCGGACATGATCAGCATTCCCGAGCTCGCCGTCCTGGCCGCTGCCGGCTATCGCGGCACGCAACTCGTCGTCCATGACTCGATCCTGGACGCCCCCCGTGACCGGCTGTTCACCTGGCACAGCCGCAACATCGACGCGAAGATCCGCACGGCCCTGGTGACGCTCATCAGCTGCGTGTACTGCTCCGGCTGGTGGGTATGCGGCGCGCTCCTCACGACCTGGCTCCTCGTCTCCGGTCAGTTCCATGACGCCCCGCTCCTCGTCCACGGCGTCGAGTGGCTCGCCGTCGCGGGCGCGGCCGTCCTCCTGAACCGGGTCGACGACGCCCTCGGCGAGGTGGGTAAGTGACGACCTCACTGACCGCCTCGGCCTCCCGATACGTCAACCGGAAGGTCCGCGCCGTCAAGGCCGCCACCGACCAGGGATGGCAGACCCGGGCCTGGCAGCTGTACCACGCCGTCCCCGAAGTCCGCTTCGCCGCGACGTACATGGCCAACGGCATGGCCGGCGCCACCCTGTACGCGGGCCGCCGCGCCGACGACGGCACGATCGAGCCCGCCCCCGACAACCACCGCGCCTCGGAGATCGTCCAGCAGATCGCAGGTGGCCCCGACGGCCAGGTCAAAATGCTTGGCGCCTTCGGCAAGCACCTGACAGTGCCGGGCGAAGGGTGGATCGTCGTCCGCCCCAACGGCGAAGTCCTCAGCCCCGACGTCCCCGAGGACGGCCACGACTGGCGGGTGCTGTCCACCCGCGAGGTCAGCCAGAAGTCCGGCAAGCTCACCGCCGAGATCGACGGGGACGACGTCGAGATCCCGCCCGGCGACGAGGAGACCCTCGACCCGGACTCACCCGTCGCCCTCCGCGTGTGGGAACCCGACCCCGAGCGCGCCATCGAGGCCGACAGTCCCGTACGCGCCAGCATCGACCTGCTCGAAGAACTGCTCCTGCTGAACGCCGCCGTCAAGGCCATCGCGAGGTCAAGACTCACCGGGCGCGGCATCCTCCTCGTCCCCAAGGGCACGCGCTTCCCGACCCGGCCGGGCCAGGGCGACGCCGAGGACGACCTGATCGAAGTCCTGATGATGATCGCCGAGACGGCGATCCGCGAGCCCGAGAGCGCGGCGGCCACCGTCCCGATCGTCCTGGAAGTGCCCGCGGACTCGATCGCCGACTTCAAGCTCCTCACGTTCGAGAGCAACTTCGACGAACTGGCGCTGAAGCTGCGCGAAGAGGCGATCAAACGGTTCGCCACGGGCCTGGAGATCCCCGGCGAACTCCTCCTCGGCATGGGCGACACCAATCATTGGGGTGCCTGGATGCTGACGTCCGAGGCCATCCGCATGGGCATCGAGCCCAAGCTCCAGACCGTGTGCCACGCCCTCACACAGCAGTGGCTGCGCCCCCTCCTCCAGGCCGAGAACGTCGAGGACTGGCACCGCTGGCTCGTCTGGTACGACACAGCCGGACTCCGCGTGCGCACCAACCGCTCGGAGACCGCCCTGCAGGCGTACGACCGAGGCGTCATCAGCGCCGAAGCCCTGCGCCGCGAGACCGGCTTCGAGGAGTCCGACGCCCCCACCGAGGAGGAGCGGAACGCCCGCGCAAGGCAGCCCGTCAATGACCAGCAACAGGACCAGGGCCAGGACGAGAACGCGCCTCGCCCGAAGCCCGACCTCCCGGTCGACGAGACACAGGAAGAACCCGACTCCCTGCCCGCCTCCGGCCGCCCCGCGCCCAGCGCCGGACTCCTCGCTGCCGCAGACGGCCTGATCTGGGCCGCGCTCTCCTCAGCCGGCGACAAGCTGATCCGCACCCCCGCCTGCCCCCGCAGCGAGCGCGCCCGAGCCCGTGAGATCCAAGCCGCCGCCCTGCACACCGAGATCAGAGTCGAGCCCGGCCAGGTCGAGCAGTACCGCCTCCTCGATGGCGCCTGGTCCCGCGTCCCCGAGATCGCCAAGCGGTACAGCCTCGACCCGGCCTGTCTCACCGCCGCGCTCGACGCCTACGCCCGCGAACTCATCGCCGCCGGTATCGAGCACTCCTACGACGTCGTGCCCGCCGTCGTCACCTCCTGCCTGAGGCTCGCGGCATGACTGGCCTGCACGTCGTTCCCGTGCGCCACCACCAGGCGAAGGAGTTCATCGCGGCCTGGCAGGGAGGCGGCCTCATGAAATCCCAGCGAGGGAGCACCACCGTGGCCGACACCCCGCCCCTGACCACGTCACCCCGGGCCCGGCCTGCGAGGACTGGTGCCCCACCTGCAAGGCCAATACCCGCCTCACCGGCGACGTCCTCATGCTCACGCCTGACGGTGTGTCCGTCGTCGGCACCTGGACGGCATGCGAAATCTGCGACGACCCCGACGGCCAGGAGGACAACCGTGTGCGACGCCACTGACGACCCGACGAGCGAGGAGTCGCCGAAGCTGCACGTCGCGCCGCCCGGGCACTCCCGCGCCGGACACCGCGCGTTCGGCTGGTGCTCCCGCTGTCCCGGCCGAGAGGTGTGGGAGGAACTCCTGGCCTGGCGGCAGCGCGACAACGAGGCGGTCGACGAGAGCGCGGCCCCGGACCGGGCGACGCACCCCAGCAGCGACGGAGAGGAGACGAGCGCCCATGGATGACGAGCTGCTCCAGCTCCTGGACGACGCCGAGGAAACCGTCGCCGAAGAGGTCAGCGCCGTCCTCACCGAGGTCGCCGACGAGTTCGCCCAACAGCTCGCCGACGCCACCGAACTGGTCGCCGCCCGCTTCTCCGTCTCCCGCATCGCCCGCATGTTCACCGACCGGATGCCGCGCATCGTTCGCCGCCTCCTCCGCGTCTCCGAGCAGGCCGCCGACCACACCGCCCAGGCCACCGACAGCGAGCTGCCGCCCGAGTGGGACGACCTCCCCGGCCGGTACGACGACGGCCGCGACCTGCCCCCAGCGATGAGCGACTACGTCGACGTCACGGAACACCTGCTGCGCGCCGTCGGCGACCGCCTCGCCGAGGCCGCCCGCGAGGAGCTGGCCGCCGGTGTCGACGCAGGGGAGGACATCGAGCAGCTCCGTGCCCGGCTCCGCGAGCGGTTCACCCGCGAGGGCGCCCAGCTCGGTGAGGCCCGCGAGGAGCGCATCGCCCGTACTGAGGCCGGTAGAGCGTGGAACACGGCCACCCTCGGCGCAGCCAGGGACGCCACAGGCAGCCCCGCGCCGATCGTCAAGCAGTGGCTCACCCGGCACGACGACCGGGTGCGTGAGGACCACGCCCGCGTCGACGGGCAGATCCGCCTCCTGGACGAACAGTTCAGCGTCGGGGGCGTGAAGATGGACGCCCCTCACGATCCGACAGCCCCCGCCTCGCAGTGCGTGAACTGCCGGTGCATCCTCGCAGTCCATCCCGAGACCACGGCCGCCGCCAACGAATCTCAGGGGGCGCCAGCGGCCGGGATTTCAGAAGTAAGGCCCGATGGCCGTACGGCCGCGGGCGATGGGAGTCACCTCATGGGCGCGATGATCGCCCTCCTGCCCACCGAAGACGACGCAGCCCGTCTCGCCCTCGACGGCGGCGAGGCAGCGGAGGAGATCCACTGCACGCTGTTCTTCCTCGGCGACGACGCCAGCAAGTGGAGCGAGGGCGAGCGCAGCGAGTTCATCCGCGCCTTCGAGGCGGCGCTGTCCGACCTCGGCCAGCCGATCCAAGGCCACGTCACGGGCGCAGCGCACTGGAACACCGACACCGACAAGCCGTCCTGGGTGTGGACCATCAGCGACGACCGGGACCGCGCCGACCACGATCCGACGATCGGCGACGCCCGGTACGCCGCCACCGCGGCGCTGGAGGACACCCACCACCCGGACGTGCCCCGCCAGCACTCGCCTTGGACCGCCCATGTGTGTGCCGCGTACACGGACGAGGCGTGGCCGTACGAGCCCATGGGCGAGCGTGTCGGCCCGATCACTTTCGACCGGGTGCGCGTCGCTTTCGGAGACGAGCACACCGACATCCCCCTCGGCCCCCAGGAGGAGCTTGTGGCCACCGACGTTCAGGAAGCACCGATGCTGGCGGTACGCACATGGTCGACGCCCGACGACTGTGCGATCGCTTTCGAGGACCAGGAGACCGGCGACGGCAGGATCTTCGCCAAGGGCGCCCTGAAGTGGGACCGCAAGCCCATGCCGCTCCAGTACGCCGACGAGATGCTCATGGGCCACCAGGGCGCCGAACTCGCAGGGGCCATCAAGACGGTGAAGCGGGACGGCCAGCGCATCACCGCCACGGGCCCGCTGTACGCGACCAGGCCGGCCGGTGCCGACGCCATCCAGCTCTTGGACGAGGGCGCCCCGCTCGGCATCTCCGTCGACCTGGACGACGTCGACATCGAGTTCGTCGACAAGACCCTCGACCCGGAGGACGCGGCCTGGCTGTTCGCGTCCGCGCGTCTGCCGCACGCCTCGGTGCTGCCGATGGAGGACGGCTCGATGATGCTGTCCGCGTCGACCCGTGCGGAGTGGACCGCATCGGACGGCGCGATCTCCCGCTCACGCTACGACCTCCAGCTGATCACCGGCCCGGACGGCGCGCTGACCGCGAGCGTTATCCGGGACACGTTCGCCGGGACCGGCGTCCTCACCGCGGCCGCCGGCGACGCCGACGACCCGGAAAAGGGCCTCGTCGTCTACGAGCAGAAATCCGGCGAGTTCCTCGTCCGCATCACCCGCGCCCGCCTGCGCGGCGCGACCCTCGTGTCGATGCCCGCGTTCAAGGACGCGCGGATCGTTCTCGACCCGATCGACGAGACCGCCGCCGCGCCAGTACCGACCATCACCGCGGCGGGCGAGACTCGAGACCGCGTGGTCGTCTACGTGATCACCTCCCCGGCGGCCGTCGGCGCCCGCGACGTGGCCCGCGCTCTCGGCATCGCCATGAGCACGGCGCGCGGGCACCTCAACGGCGCGGCGAAGGACGGCCGGATCGTCAAACTCTCCCCGGGTTTGTTCTGCGGCCCGTCGTCCATGCCCGAGGGGGAGATCAGCGCCGCGATGTCCGGGGACCTCGACCTGCCTGGGTACGAGGACGACGAAGAGACCACCTCGGGCGGCCTGCGAGAGCTGGAGGCGTCCGCGTGGACGGCTCTGCAGGGCCTCGACCCGATGCCCGCCGCCTGGTTCGCCGAGCCGACCGCCGAGGAACTCCCGCCCGGCAGCGGCGGCGTCCACTACAAGGACGGCCGCGTGTACGGGTGGGTCGCCCAGGCCGGTGAGCCCCACGCGGGCTACCCCGGGAAGAAGCTGACGATCGAGTCCCTCGGCACGCTCGACCTCACGCACTTCCTGCGGGCCCGGTTCGCGCTCGACGACGGCTCGTTCATCAAGGCCGGGGCGATGACCATGAACGTCGGCCACCACCGCGACGGCGCCGAGTGCGAGACCGCCTCCTGCCAGTTCGACGACACCAGGACGGTCGGCGCGATCGTCACCGTCGGCATGAACGACGGGGGCCTGTGGTTCAGCGGCGCGGCAGCCCCATGGTTGAGCGAGTGGGACCGCGCGGTGTTCGCCGCATGCCAGCCGTCGTACCACCTGCGGCAGGGCAACGGCGGCCAGTGGCAGCTCCGCGCAGTGCTGACCGTGCCGGTGCCAGGCCACTCCTCGCCGCTCCTGGCCGCGCTGCCCGCCGTGGCCGAGCGGTCGAACCTGGCGCTCGCGGCCTCCGCGGCGGGCCTCCTGCCCGTCACGGACGACCCGTCCGGACAGAGCCCGGATGCCCATCCGGACGGCGTCCGGCCCGTGTCCGCGAGCTCGACGGGGACCATCGCTGACCTGCCCGGACAGCGTCCGGACACCGCATCCGGACAGCGTCCGGACGTTGCGCCCTCCTCGATGGCGTCCGTGGACGCCGAGGCCCTCGCGACAGCCCTCGCCGGCGGGCCCCTCATCGACCTGATCGCCGACGCCGTGACCCGGCGCCAGGACGAACGCCGCGCCGAGATCGAGGCCATGGTCGCCCTCGTCGCCCAGCAGTCCGCCACCGTCACCGTCGCCGCACAGAACGGAGTGATCTGAAATGGGATGTGCCTGCAACGGGAGCAACAAGACCCGGTTCGAGGTCGTCGTCACCACCGACGGGAAGGAGAAGGTGGTGTTCTCCTCGGGCAGCAAGCCGACCGCCGAGACGGTCGGCAAGCGCTACGCCGGGAGCACCATCCGTGAGGTTCCGCCGAAGAACGCCACTGGGACGTCCGGCAAGACCAGTTGACACGGCTGTGGCGGGCCCTCCTTGACCGGGCCCGCCACAGCGATTCGCGCAACACATGCGTGTTCGCCGGTCAGTGATCGTCTTCCAGAGGCGCGATGCGGGATCCCTGCAACTGCTCGTTGATCTTCTTTGCAGCGGCGTCGCCACGGCGCAGACCCTCAAGGAGTTCGAGGAGTTGGGCCTGCTGTGGCAAATCAATTGTCGTTAGGGCCCGGGCGAGCCGCTCATTCGCTTCAGACAGTCCGCCGTACATCTCGGTCAGCGCACTCTCCAAGTCCGTCGTCATCCCGGAACGGAACGTGGGTGGGAGGTGCGGGAGGTCGTCAGGTGAGATCGGGGAAAGGGCAATGCCTCGGAGAACTGTGACCCCCTTCTCAGGTGCTGTAGAACTGACCAAGACACGTGTTTCCCAGGCCCAGCTGACTACGGAGAAAGGGATCTTAAGCTGCGGCGTGGCCGCGTAGCCCGAGAACAGCCAGCGGGCCGTCGCCGTGTACCACTTATGCCCGGAGATCTCCCAACCGCGGATGTCGGTCACGGAACTCAGCGCGATGGAGAAAACGGTGAGGAAACGCGCAGAGGCGGAAACGTTGACCAGGCGTTGCCCCGCCTGGACAGCCGTAGCCACGAAGGAGCCGTTGCCGCTTCGGCGCATGGAACGGGCGACAGCCTCACCCGCAGGTGGCTTTGTCAGGATGCCTTGAACGGCGTCCTCGGGAGCCTCGATTTCGGTCGCGAGTCTGGAGACCACGCCGTCGAGCGAGGTGAAGACGACGAAATGTGGACCGAAGGCTTCCACATCCTCGTCCAAAGGAGGCTCGAGGCATCCCGTGGCTCTATCGCTGAAGAAGTCATCGTCGTCGGTCACGAAGTAGACGGTCTCCTGGGGATGCTCTTGGGCGTATTCGACGGCGGTGAGCCAGATCGAGGCGTCGCGGGTTCCGGTCTTGTCGCCGCCGTTGTTGATCGTTTTGCAAGGGGCGATCAGATTCGCTTCGCGGAACAGCGCCTGTTCATAGACCCTCTTGCTGGGGTCGAGGGATTCCGCCACATCGGCGTACCTCATGCGCCAGTAGTTCCGCGCCTGCTCCGGGGGAGCCTTCACCGGGGGTGTGACGTTGGCCCAAGGAGAGGCCTTGCGCAGGGCCGTCATGGCATCGACGGCAGCCTTGTGCTTCTTTTCGTAGAGCAGAGCTTGTTGAGCGGCGAGTTCCTCGAACACGATCCATGGCGCGGCGACCCGCTCGACGCCGGAGGCTCGGATCGTGCGCAGTAGTTCAGCTTCCGGGCCGCGTAGAGAGATCCCCTTGAGTATGTTCGAATCTAGGATGATCACTGCCGGTCACTCCGTCCCCCTGTGCGCATGTGAGAGATCACTTTCTCAGGCCTTGGCGGCCGCCGGTATCCCTTTGTGCTCCATGGAGATGGCGCCGCAGCGTCTGCCAGCTCAACCCGCACATTGCTGAGGCTGACCAGCGGTCGTGCCGCTCATCAGGGCAGCGGGCTACTATCTCCACAGACGACCGCTGGTTGTGGGCCGGGTCTCCAAGATCGATCTTTTGGAGACCGACCCCATGGAAGAGTTCTCGCTTCCCGAGGACATCACAGTCCTCAACGACGAAGAGCTGGATGCCCTCCTCGATGGCGCGATCAACGCGTTCGACGCGATGTCGCGCAGCAGCACCGTCACCACCGACGACCTGGTCCAGCTCCGTGGGCTGGCCACCGGGGTCGAGAACATCCGCGCGGAGAAGGCAGAGCGGATCGAGGCCGCGCAGAAGGCCGCCGCCGAGATCGAGGCCCTCGCCGCCACCGTGCGCGGCGATGACCCCGAGACGGCCGCCACCGTCGAGCCGGCCGAACCGGCCGCCGTCGAGCCCGCCGTCGAGGCGGAGCCCGCCAAGGAGACCGTCACCGCGGCCGCCACCGTCAAGGGGCGCTCCCTGGACCTGTCCCGGGTCCGCGCCCACCAGCCGCGCGTACTGCCCGCCGACCCGAACCCGCGCCCGGAGATCACCGCCTCCGTCGACGTCCCCGGCTACCAGCCGGGCCAGGCCCTCGACATGGCCGGGGTCACCGAGGGCATCATCCGCCGCGCCAACGCCCTCAAGACGGCGGGCGGCGGCGTCGGTCTGACCGCCTCGTACCGGCTGCCGTTCCCCGAGCAGCTGATCGTCAACGACAGCTCCTCGGGCACCGAGGGCACCCGTGCCGTCGTCCTCGCCGGCGACCAGTCCCGCCTCAACGGCGGCGACCTCGTGGCCAGCGGCGGATGGTGTGCGCCGTCCGAGACTGTGTACGAGCTGACCGGCATGTCCTGCCCGGAGATGCTGTGGGACCTGCCGGAGATCCAGCTCGCGCGCGGCGGACTCAGGTACTTCCCGATGCCGTCGCTCGACGTCGCCGCGATGACGTGGGTGCACACCGAGGCCGACGACATCTCCGGCGCCGTCAAGCCGTGCTTCCGCATCCCCTGCCCTGACCCCGTCGAGGTCCGCTGTGAGGCCATCGGCGCCTGCCTGGAGTCCGGCATCCTGACGCAGCGGCACTTCCCGGAGCTGGTGGCGTACTACCAGTCCCTCGCGATGGTCGCGCACGAGATCCGCATCCGCCAGGAGCTGTTCACGCAGGCCGTCGCGGCGTCGACCGCCGTCACCATCACGGCGACGTTCGGAGCGTTCTCGGCCATGTTCGCCGCCGTCGCCCTCCAGGCGGCGGACCTAACGGAGAAGCTGTCTCTCTGCGCGAACATCAACATCGAGGTCGTCTTCCCCTGGTGGGCGCGCAACCTGTTCCTGGCGGACATCGCCCGCCAGAACGGCGTGCCGATCAGCGACATCAGCACCCGGGACGTCATCAACGCCTTCGCCGAGCTGGGCATCTCCATCCAGTGGGCGCGCGGCCTCAACCCGGCCGTTCCCACCGAGATCGGCGGCCCGAACCCGGCCGTCGACTGGCCGAGCAGCATCCCGTTCCTCATCTACCCGGCGGGAACGTTCGAGGCCGGACGAGGCGGCGAGATCAGCCTCGGGGTAATTCATGACAGTACGAAGTTCTCCGTGAACGACTACACGGCACTTTTCACCGAGGAGTGCAGTGCGTTGATTACCCGTAATCAGGAGGCGCGCGTCGTGACCGTGCCGGTCTGCCCCGACGGCCGCACCGGCGAGCAGCTCGGCATCACCTGCCCGATCGCCTGACCCACAGACGGCCGCGGCCCCGTCCCCAGCGAAGGGGGCGGGACCGCTATACAGAAACGGGCCAGGATGTCTCTACAGGTTCCGCGCCTCCCAGTTCTGCCTGCACTGCTGGCACCTGACGTGCCCTCGCCCGTCGACCTTCACGTCCGCGTCGGGGCCAATCACCGGATGCCCATTGCGGCACACGGTGCGCGCTGGCTTCGGCGCGCGGCGGGAAGCTTGCCAGTGCTTCGTACACAGGCCCTTGGCGACGTAGGGCCGTCCACAGGCATCGACGGAACAGGTGTCGTTGGCGGGCCGCCCGTTGCTCGACCGTTCGGCGCTCACGTTCTCAGCGTGCTTCACAGCCTTCAGGTGCGCAGGGTTCACGCATCGCCGGTGCAGACACGCCTGTCCGCCAGGACAGTCGGCGGGGACGTGGCACCTGTGGTCGATGACCAGCTCCCCCGGGACATGGCCCGTGGCGTAGACGTACGCCATCCGGTGAGCGGGGGCGTGTATCCAACTTCCGTAGTTTTGGCCCGTCAGAGTTCCTGTCCACGGCCAACAGGCCTCAGACCCGGCCGTCTGGTCCGCAAGGCGCCAGAAGTCGGCCACGGGGTCGGAGGTGTACGTGAACTGCCGACGGGCGACCTCCAGGGTTCCACGACGCTGCATCCGCATGTAGTGCTTGCGGCACAGGCCCTGGCCCACCGCGGGCTGCTCGCAACCGAGCGCGCGGCAGTCAGCCGCCTTACGAGTACGCACCGTCAGCGGGTCACCGGTGCGTTGCCACCGGACGTAATGCTTGTTGCACCAGCCGCGGGCGATCGCGGGACGAGCGCAACGGGTGTCGTCTTCGACGACGGAACAGATAACGTCGGCCATGGCCGGACTCCTCGATCACAGGTGTTCGGTCTGGGTCGGCGGTGTTCGCTGCACCGTCGGCCCTTTCACCTGGTACAACGACCGTTGTCGGCACGCCGGTTGCTCCCCGTGGGGGTGATCTGACGTGGCGTCCACTGGTATGAGGCGGCGTGTAGAGGCTCTCCCCGGGAAGCCGCTCCCGTACGGGATCCTGGGTGGCTGTACCGACGTCATCGACGTCACCGACGAGCACGAACTGCTGGGCGTGGAGTGGATGGCGCTCGGCTGCTGCCCGGTCGAGGTGTGGAACGACCCGTGCGTGGGCGCCGACGAGAGCCCTGGCCCCACCCCGCAGAAGGAGTTCTGCAGGCCGACTGCAGAGCACGCCGACCCGATCACCGTGTACGCGGGCGCCGAGTGCTCCGCCATGGGCTGGAGCTACCCGGAGTCCCGCGCGCACGCAGAGGCGTCCCTCGAACTCGGCCAGCAGGAAGCTGTTGAACTCGGCTTCTGGACGAACTTCCTCGCCGCGAACGCCCAGGACCTCACCCCGGCCGCTGGACCGGTGAACATCGCGCAGGGCGTCGCGGCCCTGGAAGGCTGCCTGGCCGAACAGTACGGCGGCATCGGCGTCCTCCACGTCCCCGCCGGGGCCGCGGCGCTCCTCGGCTGCTGCAACGTCGTGCAGCGCGACCCGGGCGGCGGCAACCCGACGACCCTCGCCGGGAACTGCGTCGTCATCGGCTCCGGATACAGCACCGCGAACACCGGACCCGGCAACATCCCCGCCGACGACGGCACCGCCTGGCTGTACATCACCGGCCCGGTCGTCGTCCGGCGCGGCCCGGCCGTGACCATCCCGGACACGCCGGGTCCGTCAGTCAACTACCGCATCAACGACCGGCGGGTCCTGGTCGAGAGGACCTACGTGGTTGCGACGACCTGCACCGTCTGCGCGATCAACGTCTCGACGTGCCCCTCATGACCGCCGTCCACGACCACGATGGGGGCCTCGCCCGTGAGTAGAGCGTTCATCACCGTCCAGCCGGCCCGTGACCTGCGGACCGCCTTCGCCCGTTGGGCGGTCGCTCAGGACCCGAAGGTGCGCACGGTGTCGCCGGTGGACTTCGCCGTCCCGTACGGCCTGTTCACCAGCGTGCCCGAGCGGCTCTTGGTCGGCGCGGTGGTCGATGGGCACGCATACGTCATTCCCGACGAGCCTGAGCCGACCGACCCGGCCAGCGGCCTGGAGCTCCTCGGCGTCGACCAGCCGGAGCGGGACGGGATCCCCGGCGAGCCGCTGCCCGAGGTGCCTGCCGAGGCGTACCCGCCCGGCGCCGTGCCGCTCGACGTCCACCCGGCCGATGCGAGCGACCGAAGCGACGCAGCCGCCGAAGACGGCCAGCCCAAGTGCCCCGACTGCGACCGCCCCTTCAAGAGCGACCGCGCCCTTGCCACCCACCGCCGTCAGGCCCACCCGGAGGACTGACCCATGCCGGTCTCGCCCGTCCCGTGCGCCCCGGGCGACGGAGGCACGACAGGCACCTGCGCCTGCGCGCCCTCGATCGCCTCCACGCCGCTGTGCCGTGCGGACGGCACGACCGTCCTCGTCGTCATCCGTTCCGAGTGCGTCGACTGCGGTGATCCGGCAGCCGACCCGGCCGCCATCGGCTGGATCGACCCCGTCACCGGCACCTACACCGCGGGCGCGGTCCCGGCCGACGCCGGCCCGTGCACGCTCGGCTGCTCCTGCTCCCCGTCCATCGCCACGGCGCCCATGTGCCTTGCCGACGGCACGAGCATCCTCGTCGTCGTCCGCTCCGAGTGCGCCGACTGCGACACCCCCGCCCATGATCCGGTCGTCGTCGGCTGGATCAACCCGACCACCGGCCTGTTCACGCCCGGCGCGGCCCCTGCCGATGCGGGGGCGTGCACGACGGACTGCATCGACACGATCTGTCGTCAGCGGTGCGACGACACCGACGGCGACGGCCAGCCCGACGACACCTACAGCGAGCTGTGGTGCATTCGCGCCGACGGCACGGCCGAACTCGTCCTCACCTACCAGGACGACCCGTCGGTGCCGTACGTGCCGACCGCGCCAGTCGCCTGCACCTACGGCTGCCCCGACCGCGAGACGGTGATGCTGTGCGACGGCAGCGGACCCTTCCTGCGCCGGTACGTCTTCCTCAACGGGACGGCGTCGTACGAGGACGTCGCGCTCGACGGGCAGACCCCGCACGTCGTCACCGGCACGGTCGGCGCCTGCGCCGGAACTGACGGCGGCTCAACACCGTGCGCGGAGCAGACCACCCCGGCCGCGACCCTCGGCCTGTGCCTGGCCGACGGCACACCCATCGCCGTGGTGGTCACCCGCGACTGTGACGGCGTGGTCACCCAGGACGGGTGGATCAACCTCACCACCGGCGCCTTCTCCGCCGGGGCGCCCCCGACCGGCGCCGCCGCGTGCGGGGACTCCCGGGCCTTCGAACTCGCCGGGCTGCTCTGTGATGTGGACCCGGCCACCGGCGACGTCCTCGGCCTGGTCCTTGTGGAGTACGAGTACAACCCGGACGGCTCCCTGGCCTCCGTGCGCCTGGTCGACCCGGCCACCGGCACCACCTACACGCTCCAGGGGCAGCTGAACATCTGCCCGGCCGGGACCGGCGCGCCAGCCGCGGACCTGGACCTCACCGTCCTGTGCGACGTCCAGGCGGACGGCACCGCGGTCCCGTTCCTGCGGGACTACCGGCGCGACGCCACCACCGGCCAGATCACCGGACACAAGGACTACGGCCTGGACGGCACGCCGTACGCCGCCACCGGCACCGTCGGCGTGTGCGCGGAACCGTGCAGCAACGCCAACACGCTGCTGCTGTGCGACCTCCCCGACGACGAGCCTGCCACCGGCGTCTCCGTCGTGACGGACACGGCGCAGCAGTTCATTGCGGACATCCCGAACGGCGACTTCGTTCTCCGCCCCGGCGGCGGAGCCGCGCTCTGGTCCGGTGGAACGATCACCTTCGGCCCGGACGTCTCGACCAACCCGGGCGTCATCACCCAGGTCCACCGGTACGTCGCCGCCACCTTGCAGGCGGATGCGCCCGCATGCAACGCGGGCACCGTCCACCTGTCGCTGTCGGTCGTGGTCGAGAACTTCGGCCCTGGTGCTGGCTGCTCCGGCGCGGGCCGCTTCCGGCTGTTCCACACGGACGGGTCGGTCCTCGCGTCGGGTACCGGCCTCTTCAACACCCCAGTCGGCGCGCCCCAGACGCTGACCATTGAGGCGGACGTCCCCGCGGCAGACCTGGCCGCCGGCGACGTCGCTGTCTGGCTCGACGTGGAGACGTTCCAGACCGCGACGTGCCCGCCGCCGGACCAACGCCAGTGGGAGGCCCGGAACTTCACCGCCGCGTACGCCTACGATACCGACGGTTGCGGCGCGCAGTTCCTCCGCACGATCACCACCGGCTGTGTCACTGGCGCTGTCCTCGCCGTCACGGACACCACCCTCGACGGCGACCCGTACACCGTCACCGGTCAGCCCGCACAGTGCGCGTCCACCAGCGGCGGCACCGTTGTTGCCGGCACGTGTACGGACGTTGAGACGCTGCCGTTGTGCGACACGGCCGCCGACGGCACCGTGACAGCCTTCCTGCGGCACCTGACCTACAGCTGCGACGGCCCCCTCACCGCCACCCAGGACACCACCCTCGACGGCACCACCCCGTACGCCATCGCGGGCACGGTCGGCCAGTGCACGCCGCCGTGCCGGAACACCAGCACGCTCCTCCTGTGCGACCTGCCCACCGACGGCACGCCGAGCCCGACCATCACCGACACCCCGCCAGCGCCCTACTACCCGTACACCACGGGCGTGGCCACGGCAGGGGCCCAAACCCTGTGGGACGGCGGCACACTCACCCTTCCCGACGCGGCGGGGCCGCAGCCGGGCACGACCGGCACTGTGCGCACCGCCGCGGCCATCATCCAGGCGCAGCTGCCGGTCTGTGACGCCGGCACCGCACATGTCTCGGTACAGGTAGACGTTGTCCAGCTCGGCCCTGACAACGGCTGCGCCACCACCGGGTTCATCGGCATGTACAACGGCACCGATGAAGCGAACCGGGTAGCGCTCGCGCTCCCCCCGGCCAACACGCCCGCCGGGTGGACGGGGACGCTCACTGCGGAGGCGGACGTCCCGGCCGCCGACCTCGCCGCCGGGAACATCGCCGTCCTGGTCGCGTTCGACGCCTACGACGACAGCGGCGCCCTATGCCCGCCGCCGCGCCGCACCGCGTGGCAGCTGTCCGCGTTCGACGCCACCGTGGTCTACGACCAGACCGGTTGCGCGGTGCAGTTCCTTCGCAACGTCATCACGGACTGTGAGACCGGCGAGGTCGCCGCGGTCACTGACACGACCATCGACGGACAGCCGTACACGCCCACCGGCGCGGCGGGCCACTGTGAGGCGGTCGGAGGCTCCTGCTGCCCGGAACAGCCGTGCCGGGCACAGAACGTCATCCAAGAGTGCCGGTGCGACGACACCGACGGCGACGGCCTGCCCGACGTCGGCTATGTCGAGCTCCTGGCCGTCGACTGCACAGGCGCCCTCACCAGCCTGGGCACCTACACCGACGGCCTCACTGCCGAGTACACCCCGGTCGCGCCGGTGGATTGCAACGCCCTCGACGACGCCGAGGGCGCCGACCCAGCGTTCGGTGTCCAGGCCCGCCGCCGGGAACTCACGGCCGGCCAGTCATGGGACGCCGCCGTGTGGCCGACCCTCCAGTCCGTCACCGCGGTCGCCTTCGGCGGCGACGGCCTCGTTACGACTGCCGACGGCCCCAGCACCCTGCACACCGGCGAGGCGGCGACCTGGAGCGTCGCCCGCGACACCGACGCCCTGTTGACCGGCCCACTCACCATCGCGGCGGACACCGGCACCGTGACCGTTACCTGGACGAGCGTGATCACGCTGTAAACGGGTGTGGCCCGCTGCACCGAGGGTGCAGCGGGCCACGTGGTCCCCGCTTTTTTGGACTCTTGGCCACCCCACCAGGCAGCGCACGCTTCGAAAAATGCGAGACTATTCCCTTTTGGGAGGGTGTGGATCCCATCCTGCGGCAAAGGACCATGTGATGTCTGAGGATGGCGACGGGGTGAACTTGAAGTACGCCTTTTTATGGTTGGACGCAAACCGTACTTCGTTGAATGTGGGCGTGACGTTTCCCTCCGAGCATGTCAGTGGAAAACTGAGCCCGGTCGGCTCCAAGGAGACCCGCAAAGTTCCGTCGCCTTGGCAATTCACCGCTGTGGCCAGCGTCTTGCCCGCCCGGATGCCTCCCTTGAGGGGATATTCCGCGCTGCCTTTGAGGCCGGCAGCGGAAACAAGCACCGGGACTCCATCCTCGGCAAGATTGGGGGGCTTGGCCACCGAGGCGGTGTGTTGTGGGGCTTGGGGCGTATCCGAGGGTGTGGGCTTTGGCTCGGCAGTACTGACGTTTCCGGTCTCGGATGCCGTGGGGTGCGCTGCCGAAGAGGAGTGACCGCTGGTGCATCCCACCGCGGCTGCGGCGGAGAGCACGGTGGCACAAGCCAGGCGACCAGTTCGATGGAAGGCGCTCATCCGTTCTTCGTCTCCCAGATAAACCAGCCTAGGTGGTGAGGCGTGTAGCTGGTCACGGTGACGTGCGGAGTGGTGGAGCAATTGGTGTAGTAGTGGTAGCTGACGCCTTGGTTGCGCAGCCGGTAGACGCCGTACTTCCCGTACGTGGAGTAGTGCGCCGGTGTCGTGATGGCGGATGAAGTGGAGATGCCGACAGCCACGGAGGCGGTGAGAGTCACGTCGTACTTCGCCTCAATCTTGGCAACCATGACTTGGACGCTGGTGGAGAGGTGCCCGGCAATGGCGACGCCAACGGTTCCGGTGGTCGTTGACGTGAATGTCGACGTCATACCCCGGCTGGTCGCGTTAGTGTTGGACTGCGTGATGCCAATGCCCTTCATGTGATACCCGCCCTTGTATGTAGGCGTGTAGACATTGACTGGGTCGCAGTACTCACTTCCCGGGTGATTGCCCGGTCCAGGGTCTGTGCTGGGAATGTCGGGTTCGGTGTCCACCTGATTCGATGGCACCTCTACTGCGTCGGTCTCGTCGACCTCGTCCGGTGCCGTTTCGTGCACGGTTGCCGAATTGCCCGTCGTGTCGCCGTCATCTGCGAATGCGGCTTGCGTCCCGAGGCCGCCGAACAGCACCAATGCTGTGGAACCCCCCACGACGGCCTGCATGACACGATGACGCACTGAATTGCTGCGTAGCAAATTGATCCCCGCCCCTTATTTTAGGTTGCGCTAGTCAGGCGCTCCCGCTCCGAAGAGCTGTGATGACAGTGATTGACCAGCCTGTTGATCGTCAAGAGTCATCTTTTGGCTTGAGGATTACCTGAGGTTTGAATATCCCCCGCCGTGACACCAACGGAACCCACCCCGCCCGCACCTCATCTGTCTCGCTGGTGGCGTGCCATCCTCGCAAAACCGCAGCTAGGAAGGGTGCTGATGGTGCGTCACATGATTTTCAACTCGACCGTCTCTTTCGACGACTGCATGCGGTGCTGCTGCTGTTGATGGCTCACCGTCATGCCAAGTCTTTACGGTCGCGACTCACCGGGCCTCGGTCGGTCGACGGCCCTCTTTGTAGCCTTGGTCTGCTCAAGGTGTTCGGTGAGAGGGTCGCCGGTGTTCCCGCGCCTGCGGCCTTCGCCCTGTATTACTCGTTTGCTCCCCGCGTGGGTTCTGCTGCTGACGGTAACCTTGGGGACGCTGCTGGTTCTGGGCCGGGCGATGAACCTCCCGTGAGGAAGCGTCCATGCCCGGAACATTCCTACGTCTATCGCCGCTTGCCCTCGGTCGCCTCGGCACGCGGGGGGTGACTCTGTGAGCGGATGCTGCGGGGGCGGCCCGGTCATCGTCAGCGGCGTAGCGGCCACGCGCCGCGTCGACGTCGAGACCGTCCTCCTCTGCGACGTACTGCCTGACGGAAGCGTGGCTGGCGTGGCCCTCGTTGAGCCGGTCTACGACTCCACCAGCGGCGACCGGGTCGGCACGCGGATCGTCACCCCGTCCACCGGCGCGGCCTACACGCCGACCGGGACGCTCAGTGTGTGCGGCGGCCAGAGCAACGGCTGCGCCCGGCAGATCACCACCCGCACCCTGTGCGACGACACCAGCGGCGACGGCACCGCGGACGTCACGTACGTGGAGGTGTGGGCCCTCGACCCGTGCAACGGCGGCGCTCCCACCCTCCTCGGCGCGTTCCTGGATGGCGACTTCGCGCAGCCGTACGCGCCAGTCGCGCCGGTCGACTGCCCAGCGGAGGACACCACCGCGGACACCCCCGTCGTCCTCGGCACCGTCTGCTACGACGACGGCGCCGGCGGCGCCGGCACGGCGGCCGTCCTCAAGTGCGCCGCCTGCGGGGATCCGGCCGTCACATACCTCGATCTTGCCACCGGCGCCGTCCTGGCCGCGGCGTCCATCGTGCCGTGCCGGGCCGCCGCGGACCAGACGGCGCAACTCCTCTGTGACGTCCAGGCCGATGGCACCTCCGCCCCGTTCCTGCGCACGTTCATCACCGACGACGCCGGAACCACCACGGCGGACACGCTCCTTGACGGCACCACGGCCTACACGCCGACCGGCAGCGTCGGCGTCTGCTTGCCGGTGAACGACTGCGCTTCGCCGACCACCCCGACCGCCACCATCGGCCTGTGCCTGCCGGACGGGACACCGATCGCCGTCACCGTCGTCCGCGACTGTGACGGCGTGGTCAGCTCCGAGGGATGGATCAACCTCCAGACCGGCGCATACAGCGCGGGCGCGCCACCGGTCGGCACCGTCGCCTGCGGCAGCTCCCAGTCCGTCCAGGTCTCGGGCACGTTCTGCGACGTCCTGGCGGACGGCACGGTCGCCGGCCTGGTGCTGATCGAGTACAGCTACGCCGCGGACGGCACGATCGACAGCGTCCGCCTGGTCGACGCCACCACCGGCGCCACCTACACGCCGACCGGCACCGTCACCACCTGCCCGGTCGGCGTCGAGCAGCCGGAACAGGACGTCGTCCAGCTCTGTGACACGGCCGCGGACGGCACCGTCACCGCGATGGTCCGGGACTACCGGAGGGACGAGACGGGCGCCATCGTCGGGCACTCCGACTACCTCCTGGACGGCACCCCCTACACGCCGACCGGCACCGTGGGGGACTGCCAGCCCGACCCACAGCCGGAGCGGGACCTGGCCGTCCTATGCGATGTCCAGGCGAACGGCAGCGTGACGACGTTCCTGCGCGACTACGCCCGGGATGCGGCCGGCACCGTCACCGGCCACGCGGACTATGCCCTCAACGGCTCCGCGCCGTACGCCCCGACCGGCACCGTGGGCGTCTGCCAGCCGTCGCCCTGCAAGGACTGCGAAACGCTGGTGCTGTGCGACGTGCCCACTGGCGCGCCGGTCACGATCACCGGGACCGCAACGTCCGGCACCCTGTCCAACGGCGTCGGCTGGACGGCGACGGACGGGGGCAACGGTACGGCGATGCCGGTCAACCAGAGCAACGTTGACGGCTCCTGGTGGGGGCTGCACTCCTTCCCCCACGCCGTCACCGCACCAACCCGGTGGACGTTCTCCCGGCCCTCCATCGTGGAGTTCTCGGTCTTCGTCCACTACTACCCGTCGAACCCGGGCATCAGTTGGGCGCAGCTCCCCACCGGGCTGGAAGTCGTGTCCCTGCCCGACGGCTACTCCTACAACTCGGCAACCGGGGTCCTGACCCGCACCGCCGATGGCGTACCGCCTGACCCGTGCTCGTATGTGACCACTCCGCAGGTCGCGGGGAGCGCCCGGTTCCGTACCTCTGGCGCCGTCACCTCCGTCACCACCGCACCGGCACCGAACAGCCGCGCGGCGGTGTGCGGCACGTTCCTCACCTACTGGGCCGGGGCCGTGTCGGTGCTCCCGGCCGGCCCGTTCCTGCGGCACATCTGCCGCTCCTGCGACGGCACCCCCACCATCACGGACACCCTCCTCGACGGCACCACCCCCTACACCGTGGCCGGGACCGCCGGGGTGTGCGAGCCGCCCGAGCCGGAGTCCTGCTGCCAGCCGGCCCAGGTCTGCATCCAGCAGGACCCCACCCAGGAAGTCGAGTTCATCTCCAACGAGGCCCACCTCAACAACAACTCGGTGGACCCCGTATGGAAGTGGACGCCGGACATCAACGCGGCCAACCCGCCCTGGTACGACATGTACGAGTTCCAGTACTCGGGCGCCTGGTCGGTCACCGACTCCGACACCGCCCGCCCGGCCTGGTGGGTCTCCCCGCACCCGAACGGCGCCTCCGCGCAGTCGAGCCCGGCACAGCCGAACGAGGGCCCGTCGCTCCTGAACACCCACTGGTTCCCGCGCGCCTACTTCGACCTGCCGGCCAACGCCGACCCGGCGACCATCCAGCTCCAGGCCACGGTGTTCAACGCCGACCAGATCGGCCGCGCGTTCCGGCTGAACAACGGTGCCTGGCAGAGCCTCCCGGCGACGGCCACGCACAACGGGACGACGTACACCTTCGGCCCCGCCACCATCCCGGGCGCGCAGGCCGGCCGGAACTTCCTCTACCTCGACGTCGAGGAAACCGTCGGCGGCGGATCCGGCCTGATGGTGCACCTGAAGGTCACCTATGAGGTCATCCCCGAGACCCGCTCCTGGACGCGGATGGTCTGCTGCGACGACTCGGTCTACTACCTGGACGAGGACGGGCAGCGCCAGGACGCCATCCCGGACGGCTGGCACCTGGCGCCCTGCGGCGGCGAGGCAGGCAGCAGCACGCCCGCCTGCGCCAAGCAGGTGGTGGAGCGGTGCGGCTGCGACGACACCGACGGCGACGGCATCGGTGACGTCCAGTACACCGAGCTGTGGGCCGTCGACCCCTGCGACGGCGCCGCCCCGACCCTGCTGGGCACCTATCTCGACGGCGACCTCACCCAGCCGTACACGCCGGTCTCGCCGGTCGACTGCACGGCGGCGGAGGCGCTGCCGGGGCCGCTGAGCACCGGTGTGCGGGCCGTGACCGGAACCGCGGCGCAGAACATCGCCGGTACCTTCCCGGGCGCCCAGAGCGTCAGCCTCACCGTCCTCGCCGGCGCGGTCAACGTCACCATGTCGGACGGTGCGGCGGTGCCGGTCCCGGCCGGGGTCACGATGACGTGGTCCGTCGCCCAGGACAGTGACACCGCCCTCGCCGTGGCCTCCTTCGCCGGGGCGACCGCGGCAGCGAGCTACCTCCTGAACTGGACGTACCGCTGATGGCCACCCCCCTTCTCCCCACCGCCGACCAGGAGGCGCTGATGAGCGACGACACCACCGAGACCACGCCAGGCCCGGCGCCCGGCCCGCGCTACTTCACGACGGAGGGCGAGGGCGTGCAGGTCGTCTACCACCTGACGGACCCGGCGCCGTACTTCGAGCTGGGCTACGAGGAGGTGGACGAGGCCGCCTATCTCGCGAGCCTGCCGGACGTCTTCGCCTCGCCGCTCCCCACTGCCCCGGACGGTGACTGATGGCGGGTAGCTGCTGCGGGTCGACCCGGGTTGTCCCGCGCCTGGACCCGGCGCCGTGCAACGCGCTCACACAGGCGGCGGCCGGGCTCCTCGTGCCACGTGCCGAGGTTGCCGGGATCGCCCCCGGCGGCGCGGTCTCGGCGACGCGCTCGGTCGACGTGGACGTGCAGGCACCGGCCGCCGGTGCCTGCCCGGAGACCTGGACGGTCGGGGCGCGCCTCACCCCGGTCAGCGGTGAAGTGCTCGGGGCAGACGCGAACCTGCAAGCCGTTCCATCCGGGACATGGGTGGCGACCAGTGCCCAGGTCGTGCTGCCCGAGGCGGGGACGTACGCCCTTTCCGCCGACTTCTATTCGCACATCGCCGCGACAACGCCGTGGGCGGTGGCGATCAACGCCCGTCTGGTCAACGTCACCGCTGGGGCACCCGTGCCCGGCACCAACCGGCGGATCCAGTTCGGCAACATCAACGACGGCGGTGGCACGGTGATGGCGCTTCAGAACGCCGGCAGCCTCAACGCCTTCCTCACCGTCACCGGGCCGACGACGATCCGCGTGGAAGGGCAGCGGCAGTACGTCGGCTTCAACGACTCCACCCAGGCGCTCCTCGGAGGACCACGCCTCGGCTTCGTGAAGGTGAGCGACTGATGGCGGGCGCATGCGGGCGTACGTACCGCGTCGACGCGCCCGTGGACCCGGCGCCGTGCAACGCCCTCACCCGGACGGCGGCCGGGCTCCTCGTGCCGCACACCGCCCTCCAAGGCATCGCCCCCGGCGGCGCGGTGTCGGCGCAGCGCTCGGTCGACATCGACGTCACGGCGCCTGCCGCCGGGGCGTGCCCGGAGACGTGGCAGGTCGGCGCTCGGCTCACGCCGGTGAGCGGGCAGACGTCCGGCGCGGTCGGCCTGGGAGGCTCCCCTTACGACACGTGGGTCCCTGTCCCCGCGACGCTCACGCTGCCGGAGGCCGGCGTCTACGAGCTGGACGCCGACCTGCAGGGCGGCGTGATCATGGTGGGCAGTGTCTCCAACTCGATCGTCCAGGCCCGGCTGTTCAACGTCACCGCCAACGCCGTGGTGCCGCTCACCGCGCGGACCCTCGTGCTCTTCGCTGCCACGCCCGCCGCTGGTGTCACGCACACCCTCCACGGCAACGCCTCAGCGTCGGCGCTGTACCAGGTGGCGGGACCGACCACGATTCGAGTCGAGGGTCTCAAGCACGTGGATAGCGGAACCACGACGGGTGAAGTCGTCGCGGTCACGAACTTCCGCTTCAAGAAGGTGAGCGACTGATGACCGGAACGGCAGCCAGTATCGGCCCCCTGCCTGATCCGGCCCCGTGCAACGCGCTGACTGAGACGGCAACCGGCCTCCTGGTGCCCGAGGTGCTGATCCAGGTGGACCCGGGCCTCACCGTCACGCCCCCGGCCGCAGGGAACTGCCCGCAGGTGTGGCGGGTCGGCGTGGACGCGGCATGGGTGCAAAACGGCACGCTCAACTTCCTCCACTCCCTGACCGGGGCACTCCGGGCGTGGGAGACCGTGCCCGAGGTGCCTTTGCTGACCATCCCGCGCGCCGGGGTGTGGGAGGTCAGCCTCCAGGTGCGCGGTGTCGCGTCGCTCCCAGCGCCGGGCGCGGCGGCCAGCGACACAGGCGTCATGGCCGGCATGTACAAGAACGGGGCTTTGGCGCCTGGCACAGAGGCCATGGTCATCTACCACAGCGAGGGGGCGGGCGACCAGGGCAAGCAGATCCAGGCGACGGGCTCGCGGCAGTTCATGCACTCGTTCGCTGCCGGGGACACGGTGGGGCTCGGCGCCTATCGCCTCGGCGTCTTCGGCGCCGCCGCGGTGGTCAGCAACGGCGACGGCCGCACGTACATCTCGGCTCACTGGGTCGCTCCGGAAGGAGACACCCCGGCATGACCGGAACAGTAGCCAGTCTCGACACCGGCGGTAGCGGCTTCGCCGCTCTACCGGCATAACCCCTCACCCCTCCTGGAGGTCTCCTCATGTCCGGTACCAGCGGCAGCGTTTCGGCAGCAGCGGCAGCCGATGCCGAGTACGAGATCCTGTGCGACGTGCAGGTCGATGGCAGCAGCACGCCGTTCCTGCGGCACTACACCACCAGCGGCACCGGTGCTCCGTCCGTGTCGGACACTGCGCTGGACGGCACCACGCCGTACGCGTCGACCGGCACCGTCGTACGCTGCGGCGCCTCGCCCAATCCGCAGATCGACTCCAAGGCGCAGCGGCAGACCGGCGCAGGCGCCCTCACCATCACCGTGGGCGCCCGGTCTGTGACGCTACTCGTGTTCGCCGGCGCCCCCACCGTGGCCATCGGCGGAGACCCGGCCGTCGCCTTCCCCGCGGGCAGCACCGGCACATGGTCCGTCGACCAGGGCGGCAAGGCCGGCGAGAAGCTCGCCGACGCCTTCGTGTTCACGGGCGCGGCCGGGGCCGACTTCGTCGTCCTGTCCACCCGCGAGATCTGATCAGGGAACGGACCGGCTGAATGGCGACCAGCGGCGACTACACGCCGACGAGCGGCCGTGTCGAGCGCGCAACGGCCGTGACCGACGCGAACGGCAACGTGACCTTCAACTGGCTCGTCGGGACGTTCTCCGTTGCGCCGGTCGTGACAGTCGGCATCCAAGGCGCGGTTGGGTTCCGCTCGCACACGATCACGGCGAACTCTGCGACAGCCACGACGATCAACGTCCTCGGCGCACCGGTCGTCAGCCTCCTCGGGATCCAGATCCTCGCCGCTTCCATCCCCGCGCCAGGCGTCACCGTGCACGTCCACGCCACCGCCCCATAGCGGCGGCCGCCAGACCTAGACTCGAAGTAACGCCGCTGGTTGTGGGCCGGGCGAGACTCCTTTCCACCTGGAGCCTTCCCATGGCCAAGTGCTGCGGCGTCTCGCCGTGCAACTGCCGCGTCACCGCCGGCCCCGGCGTCACCGTCACCGGTAATGGAAGCGCGGCGAACCCGTACACGATCAGCTCCGAGGCCGCCGAGCCGACAGCGCTCGCGGTCACCGACTCGACGACCGTCGACCTCGGACTCAGCGGCACCGGTACGAGCGGCGACCCGTACACGGTCACCGCTGACGTCATCCTCGACGCGACGCCGCCGCAGGGCGGCACGAACCTGATCGGCGAAGGCCCCGACGGTCTGTACGTCGAGTGCGCCGACGTCCGGACCTGCTTCTCGGCCGGGGACGGCGCCGCCTACGATCCGGCCACGGGCGAGATCTCCGCCCGCCTGTCCACAGACGCGGGGAACGCGGTCTCCTTCGGTGCGGACGGCGGGCTGTACGCGCCGACCGGCGGAGGTGGCGGCGGCACGGTCGTCACGGCGGGGGACACCACCACGGCGGACAACTCGGTGACCGGCACCGGCACGGCCGGTGACCCGTACGTCGTCACGACCAACGTCATCGTGGACCCGGCGCCGCCCGCAGGCGGCAGCAACCTGCTCCAGGCGGGCCCTGACGGCCTGTACGTCGAGTGCGCGGACGTACGCGGCTGCTTCTCGGCCGGGGACGGCGCCGCCTACGACCCGGCCACGGGCGAGATCTCCGCCCGCCTGTCCGCTGACGCGGGGAACACCACGGTGTTCGGCGCGGACGGCGGGCTCTACACGCCGGCCGCGTCGACGGCTCTGCAGGCCGCCGACACGAACACCGTCGACATGACCGTCACCGGCACCGGCACCAGCGGCGACCCGTACCAGGTCGCCGCGGACGTCATCGTGGCGCCCGAGCCGAACGGCCTGGAGGAGACCCCCACCGGGCTCCTCGTCGCCCCGTCCGCCGACGCGGGCAACCAGCTCGCCTTCGGCGCGGACGGCCGGCTGTTCGTGCCGCCGGACCCGCCGCTGGAGATCGGCTGTGGTCTCCAGGGCGCCGGTACGGCCGCCTCGCCGCTGGCGGCCTTCCCGGTCGCCGGCTCGCAGCCGTGGACCGACGACTGGAGCTGTGACCCGGTCGCGAACTCGACGCTCAAGTGCGATCCGACCAGCGGCGCACTGTGGACGCCGCCCGAGCACTCGTCGGCGGCCGTCACTCTTCAGCAGAACCATCCGCTTGGCACGCCGACCATCGGCGTCACGGGCGGGTTCGTCCTCGTCGACTCGTCCGCCTGGGCCGAGGGCGCCTACACCGCCGACACCCTGAGCGCCTGCCGTGGCATCAGCTTCAGCACCCGGTTCACGGGTCGCGTCGAGCTGTCGTGGCCGGCGAACGCGCAGTGGGAGTTGGGCTACGCCGTGCAGATCAACGGCGGCGCCCTCGGTACGCGGGTGACGCACGGCGTCTACGTCAACGGCCCGGCCAGGCGCGAGCGGTACACGTTCGGCGTCTCGCAGGCTGCCGTGCTGCCCCCGCACACCGGCTACACCGTGAGGGTCTGGCCGGTGGTCCGAGTGATCGCGGGCAGCGTGACCTTCCAGCAGTGGCTCACCGACACCGATCTGATCGCGATGACCCGATAGGAGCCAGCCTGTGCGCTACTTCGTCAACGACAACGGCGGGTGGATCTCGCTGAGCGGCGACGCCGACGTCTTCGGCGTCATCCCCGACGGCTACCGCGAGGTGGAGGAAGCCGAGTTCAACGAGGCGGCCGGGATCGTCGTCCTCGAACCGCCGAAGGAGGAGCCCTCCGAGAGCTGATTACCGGGCGTCTGGCGCCTGGTCCCGCGGCTGTGGCTGGCTATGCTGGTTACAGCCGCTGGTTGTGGGCCGGGCTCCTGAAAAAAGGAGGTCCCGGCATGTCCTGCCCGCTCATCGCGAACGCGGACACCATGCGGATTACCAGGCTTGACCGGTGCGGCAATCCCATCGCCGGCCCGGACAACGGGTTCGTCTTCGACTGCTTTTCGAGCCTGGCGATGAACAACGACTCGGACGACGGCGACGACATCGAGTACAAGGCCGCCAATGGTCGCGTCTGTGGATCGAAAAAGGGCTGCCCTACCTTTAAGGGCTTCGACCTGGAGCTCAACGTCTTTTCCGTGTCCCCGGAACTGATCGAGATTTTGACTGGCAACCCGGTGGTGATGGGGTACGACGCCAAGCCCATCGGGTTCGACACCTGTTCGATCAAGTGCGACACCGGTTTCGCGTTGGAACTGTGGGCGGAAGTCCTGGGCGAGGCCTGCGTCGCGGGTGCTACCGGTCAGTGGATCTACTTCCTCCTTCCATGGGTGACCAACGGTCTCCTCGGTGACCTGGAGATCGGATCTGAGGCGGTCACGCTTCAGATCACCGGTCACACCAAGGCGGGCGGCAACTGGGACATCGGCCCGTACGACGTCCAGCCGGCCGACGCCGCCAACACCCCCGGCCCGATGCTCACCCCGCTCGGCCCGACGTGCCACCGGCGGACCTTCATCACCACGGTGGCGCCCCCGGTGCCGTCGTGTGACTACGTGCCGGTCCCGGCCTGACTCGGTGGAGGACCTGGACCTGGTCGTGCCGGTGCGGGAGGGCCCCGCCAACCAGCAACTGCGCTACGCGCTCAGGAGCTGGCAGGCGAACCTCCCGCACAGGCGCGTGTGGATCATCGGCTACAAGCCGTCATGGCTCGGCGGGGTGGGCTTCATCCCGGCCCGTCAGACGGGCACGAAGTACGTCAACACCACGCAGGCCGTGCGGCTCGCGTGCGAGCACCCGGAGATCACCGACACGTTCTTGTACGCCAACGACGACATGTTCGTCATGGAACCGCTGGCCGAGATGCCGATCCTGCACCGCGGCCTCGTCCGCGAGGTCGAGACGTACTACGCGGGGCGCGCCTCCGGGCCGTACCTGCGCGGCATGTGGAAGACCCGCGACGTCCTCGCCGACCACGGGTACGACGACCCGCTGTCGTACGAGCTGCACGTCCCGCTGCCCGTCGGCAAGGCTGGGATGCTGACCGCGCTGGACGCGGGCCGCCACCTGGACGTGCTGCACAAGCGGACAATGTACGGAATGCTCAACGAGATCGGCGGCGAGCAGATCGAGGACGTGAAGGTCCTGCACCGCGGACCGGGCTTCGACCGGTCGACCCCGTTCCTGTCGACCATGCCCGACTCCTTCGCCAACGGCGAGGTCGGCCGCGTCATCCGCTCCCGCTTCCCGTCACCGTCCGACTACGAGTACCGGGGGCGCTGATGCCGATCCAGACAGGCCCATGCCAGGCGTGGCCCACGCGACTGTGCTGCGACACCGAGAACGTCGAGCAGGAAGACCTCGACCGGTGGACGCTCGTGGCCTCGCAGATCCTTTTTGCCTTGTCCGGGCGCCGTATCGGCCCGTGCCCGGTAACCGTGCGGCCGTGCAGGCGGGCCTGTCTGGAGTCCTCGTCGTCCGTCTCGTTCCAGACCAGCGCGGGCACCGGCCCGTGGATCCCGTACATCGGCACAGACGGCCTGTGGCGCAACGCGTCAGTGTGCGGCTGCCGGTCGGACTGCTCGTGCGGCGAGCTGTGCGAGGTCTATCTGCCCGGACCGGTCTACGACATCACGTCGGTCGACATCGGCGGCCAGGTCCTCGCGCCCGAGCAGTACCGCGTCGACGCGGCGGGCCGGCTGGTGCGCGTCGGCGGCGGCTGTTGGCCGGACTGCCAGGACATGGCGGCCGCGCCAGGCGAACCCGAGACGTTCACCGTGGTCTACCGGATCGGCCTGCCGGTCGACGAGGCGGCGGTCGCCGCGGTGTCGGAGCTGACCTGCCATCTCCTCAAGGGCTGCGGCGGCGGGTCATGCGGTTGCAAGGCCACCCCTCGGGCCGCGACCCGCTTCATCCGTCAGGGCGTGGAGCTGGACTTCGGGGACCCGACCCTCATCTACCAGCAGGGCCGCACAGGGCTGCCGCTCGTCGACCTGTGGCTGAGCGTCGTGAACCCGTACCGGCTCACGTCGCCGTCGCGGGTCTACTCGCCGGACTTCAAGACCCCGAGGGTGCAGCAATGGCCCTGAGTCCGCTTGCCATTGACGACATCGCGCAGCAGCTCCTGGCGTGCGTGTGCGCGGTCCTGACGGAGACGGCCGTGAAGGTGGACGGGCAGCCGGGCTGTCCGTGCGTGGCGTGCGTCGTGCCCGGCAAGCCGGCGTGGGACAACTGCACGTCCGACTGCTCCGGGGCACAGACGCCGGGCCAGCTGACGGTGAACCTGGACCGCCTGTTCCCGACGGCGGCGTTCCCGGCGGAGACGAAGGACGTCCTCGGGAGCCGGAATTGTCTGCCGGTGCGGCAGGCCGCCGAGTACGTCATCACGCTGCTGCGGTGCGCGCCGACGTTCACCGAGAACGGGTGCCCGCCGTCGTGTGAGGAGCAGGCGGAGGCGGCGCGGATCGTGCACGTGGACGCCACGTCGGTGATCAACGCGGTGATGTGCTGCTTCCCGGACACGGGGGGAGGGCGGCGCGGCCAGCAGTTCATGATGGGGCAGCTGCGGGTCCTCGGCCCCGAGGGGCAGTGCGTTGGTGTCGAGCAGCGAGTGACCGTGGCCCTGCCGTCCTGTGGATGCCCGGCAGGTGACGAGTCGTGAGCGTGGACGTGCGCCTGGACCCGGGCCGGCTCGCTCGGCTGCTGCGGTTGCGTGGCGGGATCGTGGAGCGGCGTCTCGCCGAGCGCACGCGCCGGGTGGCGGACATCGCCCGCGCGGAGGCACCGGGCAGCATGGGCGACTACATCGACTGGCACATCGAAGAGGGGCGGCGGGGCCTGCAGGGCGTCATCACCTGCGACCACCCCGCCACGCTGTTCGTGCTGGAGGGCACCCGCCCGCACATCATCCGCCCGCGCCGGGCGAAGGGGGTGCTCAGGTTCGAGGTCGACGGGCAAGTGGTGTATGCCAAGTACGTGAGGCACCCCGGTACCAGAGCGAATAACTTCCTCGGGCGCGCACTGCGTCTCGGCCGATAGTTCCATGATGCAGTTCGGTGTTGTCCGCTGAGAGGGGCCGGCGACTACTTGATTCTTCAGAGTGCTGCGCGCTGGCTGTGAACCTAAGCCTTTTCGGATGATTCCTTTTTCTTGCACATTGGGCAATTGACTATGGAATGCATCTTGCATTTCTTGTGCTCGATGGGCATTTCCTTGGGGGGTGGCTTCGGGTTAGAGGCGGATCGCCGTTGGTTATTCCACTTCATCTTGGTCGCCCTCCCCGAAGAGAGTCTCGTACGCGCTGTAGCAGGCCAGCGCTAGTTGCACGAGTCCGCCAAGGAATGCAATCGAGGCGGCGGCCCACCGCACGATTTCTTCGGGGGCGTGATCCCTGGGTGCGATCGTGAGGCCGACCCCAACCGCCAGAGCGATGAGTCCCAGGTGGAACGTGAACTCGGCTCCTGTTTCCCATTTGCTGCCCCGAGCCTCATTCTCCTTCTGGTTAGCCCGGAGCTGCGCCCTTTCCCATCTGTCCCATGGGCCGGGGCGCCAATCGAGAATCTCCCGGTATGAATACAGGTATGCTCGTGCCCAGAATCCACATTGGAGACACGCGACGAGCGATGTCGCAGCTACGGTCAGTAGTAGAAGTGACCATCCAGGCCATCGGAATTGCTTGGTGGACTGAGCGATTACTCCGATAAGGGCGATGGAGAAACCGGCCAACCACGCGGCAGCCCCGCCGGACATAGATTGCCGAGCCTGCGTCAGACCGAAGGGTGATGGTTGGGCCCACTGCTCATAGTCATCGACGTCACGGGCATGTGTAGGAGCGGCGCACATAGCCTCACCTCGCTAGCCTCCTTTCCATGCTCGGCCTCCGTTTCCTCACCTGCAACACGAGGCCCACGGCTGCCGCAGCTTCGGTAGCCTTCCAGGTACGCCGCTGGTTTTGGGCCGGGCGACCGCGCGGGAGACAAGGGCACACCCGTGGCAACCAAAGACTTCGCAGTTCGTACTGAGCCCCACGTCGCGAACCTCGGCGACCTGGGCAAGTTGGAATTCGTTCCGGAAGTCTTCGGGGACGAGTTCCTCGACGGCTACACCAAGGTCCAGGAAGCGCAAGCCGCGCTGGGCGACGAGCCCGACCTGACGAAGATGGAGCCGGGCACCTTGCGCAGCGTGTACGGGTCGATGCGGGCGTTCCTGGGGACGCTCATGACGCCCGAATCGGCTGAGCAGTTCCTTCGCTTCGAAGTCATCAAGGGCGGCAAGGTGGTGGCGCACTTCCGGTCGCGGGCCGAGGCGGAGAAGCACGCCGGTGAGCTGACGGGCGCGACCCGCGTCGAGGACAAGTCGATGCGGCTGCCGGACCGGGTCCTGGTCGAGCTGCTGGAGTGGGTGACGGAGCTGTACGGAGGCGGCAATGACCGCCCTACTACACCGTCCAGCGGATCCTCGCGAGCGTCGCGGAGGGCTGGGACGCCTGGGAAGGCTCCCTCGCGCTCCAAGGTATCGACCCGCACCGCTGGACGCTCCGCACGCTGATCAACGCGGCCGAGCAGTCTATGTACATGAGTGCCGACGACGACGCCGAGCGGAAGCGCATCGAGGCCCGCCTGTACACGAAGCCGAAGGCCCTGCGGAGGGCTGGCGGACAGAGTCCGCAACAGCAGCCGCAGCGGGGCGGCCTGACCCTCAGTGGCGCACAGGCCCTCATGGCGCAGATGGCGGCGCAGGACGCCCAGCTCGGCGCGGGGTGAAACGGCTAGTCTGAGATCGCCGCTGGTTCTGGGCCGGGCATCCTCTGCGCACGCGTGAGGTTGCCCGGTGGCCGGCGAGGACGTGGACTTCGGGTCCGCCCATATCACTCTGGATATCAACGACGGCAACGCCGACTCCGAGTCTCGCGCTGCCGGTATCCGCATTCAGCGGGCGCTGCTGCGTGCGACGCGCAACATCGGTGACCAGATGCGCAGGCAGATCCAGCGGGGTCTTGCCGCCGCGGCGGTCACGGTCCGCGTCGAGCCGGACCTGAGCCGGTTCGACGCTCAGTTGCTGGCCGGGCTGCGGTCGTTGGACTCCATCGACATCCCGATCGCGCCCGATGTCACGGGGTTCGTGGAGCGGCTGAGGGCGCTCCTGGCGGGCGTTGAGATCCCCATCCGGGTTGTCCCTGACCTGTCGGACTTCGACGCCCGTATCCGGGCGCACAACGCGCCGGACGTGGGGGTCAATGCGAACGTCAATGTCGACGCCAACCGGCTGACCCGGGCCCTGTCCGGGGTTGCAGGTATTGCGGGGAGGGTCGGCGGCGCGCTGGGCGGGCTGCTGAAGCTCGGCGCGATCGGTATTGCCGCGACGGGTGCGGCGGCGGGCGTCGCCAAGTTCGCGGCGGCGCTCGCCCCGGCGGCCGGGATCATCGCCGCTGCCCCGGCCGCCATCCTCGGATTCCAGGCAGCGCTCGGCGCGTTGAAGCTGGCACTGTCGGGGGTCAGTGACGCGTTCCAGGCCGCGCTGACCGGGGACTCCAAGGCGTTCGAGAAGTCCCTGGAGAACCTGTCGCCGAAGGCCCAGGCGGCGGCGCGCGAGGTCCGGGCGCTGAAACCGGCGTTCGACTCCTTGCGAAACAGCGTTCAGGACGCGTTCTTCGCCAAGGTCGAGGGGCAGATCACTGCCACCGCGAAGGCGTTGCAGGGCCCGCTCAAGTCGGGGCTGACGAGCATCTCCGCCGCGTGGGGCGCCGCCGCGAGGGGAGCCCTGGGATACCTCAAAGGTGCTCAGGGCGTCGCCAACGTCAAGAGCATCCTCGGCGGTACGTCGCAGGCTGTCACGGGCCTGTCGCAGACGACGAACAAGCTCACCGCGGGTCTCCTGCAGGTGGCCGCGGTCATCGCCCAGAAGTACGGCGGCCAGCTCGGGAGCCTGGTCTCGAACCTGGGGCAGCGGTTCGGGACGTTCCTGCAAAACGCCTCGCAGGGCGGCGACGTCGTGCGGTGGGTCGACAACGCGCTGACGGTGTTCGGCCAGCTCGGCGGGGTCCTCCAGAACATCGGCAGCATCCTGAAAGGCGTCTTCAGCGCTGCGAGCGTCAGCGGTGGCGGGGTCCTCGCCAACATCCAGCAGATCACGAAGTCGTTCGCCGAGTTCGTCAACTCGGCCTCGGGGCAGACGGCCGTCTCGAACATCTTCGGCACGGTCGCGCAGATCGCCGCCCAGCTCGGCCCCATCCTGTCCGCCCTCGTAGGTCAACTCGGGCAGATCGCTCCCGCGTTGGCGCCCGTCTTCGTCGCGCTCGGCCCCGCCCTCGTCTCGCTGATCACTTCGCTGGGGCCCGCCCTGGCCGCCATCGCGCCGAGCCTCCAGGTCGTCGCTCGCGCGCTGGCTGACGGGCTTGGGCAGATCGGCCCCAGCCTCGCGCCCCTCGGCCAGGCGATCGCGACCACCGTGCAGGCGCTGGCCCCGCTGCTGCCGCTCGCCGGTCAGCTCGTCTCCGTCCTGGCGCAGCTCCTTGCCCCCGCCTTGCAGGCCGTCGCTGTCGCCCTGGCCCCGGTGATCTCCGCACTGGTCGGCGCACTCCTGCCGATCCTGCCGCCACTCGCGCAAGCGTTCGGGCAAGTTCTGCAGGCCCTCGTCCCCCTCGCGGCCGCCCTCGGCCAGGCGCTCGGCCAGGCCCTCGCCGCTGCCGCGCCCCTGCTCACCTCCCTGGCCCAGGTCGCTTCGCAGGTCGTCGCCGCGATCGTCCCGCTGATTTCGGCCCTGGTCGGCGCCCTGCTGCCCGTCCTGCCGCCCCTGGTCGCCGCCCTCTCAGCCGTCCTGCAAGCGCTGATCCCGATCCTGCCGCCGATTGCGCAGCTCGTCGCCGCGCTCACGCCGCTCATCATCCTGATCGTCCGGCTTCTCGCCCCGCTGGTGCAGATCACCGCGGCGTTCGTCTCATGGCTGACGATCAACGCCGTCGTACCGATCATCCAGGGCGTCGTCACCGTACTGACCGGCCTGGTGACCGCGGTGGCCGCGGTAGTCGGGTTCATCGCCCAGTTGCCGGGCCTGATCGTCCAAGGGCTGTCCGCGCTGGGCTCGTTGCTGGCCACGTTCTTCACGAACCTGTTCACCACCATCGGCATCTTGGTGACCACCGGCTTCCAGACCGTGGTCGGCTTCTTCACCCAGCTCCCCAGCTTGATCCTCGCCGGACTGCAGGCGCTGCCGGGCCTGCTGCTGAACCTGTTCACCTCGGCGGTCGCCGGCGTCGCGATCGCCATCCTGACGCTGATCGCCGGGATCGTCTTCACCTTCACCGAGCTGCCAGGTCGGATCCTTACCGCGCTGTCCTCGCTGGGCTCGTTCCTGCTCAACGCCTTCGTCTCAGGGTTCAACGCGACCACCGCGGCGATCTCGTCGTTCCTGTCGACGGCGGCCTCATTCTTCGCCTCGCTGCCAGGGCGGATCGCCTCCGCTCTAGCGGCCCTGCCGGGCCAGATCGCCGGCCTGTTCCGGTCGGCTGGCTCCTCGGCGCTGGGCGCCGCCCGCTCCGCCGGATCGTCGGTTGTGTCGTTCTTCTCCGGGCTGCCGGGCAGGATCGGCAGCGCCCTGTCGAGCGTCGGATCGAAGATCGCGGGCGCCTTCCACTCGGCGGCCAGCTCCGCCCGGAGCGCCGTGTCGAGCCTGATCAGCGGCGTCGTCTCGCTGTTCTCGGGCCTGGGCTCCAAGATCGTGGGCGCCATCGGCAACGTGGGCTCTCAGATCATGTCCAAGATCAAGAGCGGGATTCCGAGTGCGGTCAGGAAGTACTTGCCGTTCGCCCGGGGCGGCATCGTCTACGGGCCGACGCACGCCCTGATCGGCGAGGCCGGGCCCGAGGTCGTCATCCCGCTGTCCAAGCCCAAGCGGGCCGCCGAGCTCGCGGCCCGCTCCGGACTCCTCGGCATCCTCGGCGTCGCCCAGGCCCGCACCCTCGCCGCAGCAAGCTCGGCCCAGTCCAACGGCGCAGCCGCCAACGGCGCGCTCGCCAGCCTCGGCAAGGCCCTGGCCGACATCGCCGACCTGCTGTCGAACGTCGGCGCCCAGGTCGTGCAAGGCATGGTCGACGGCATCCGCTCGCACTCGGGCCTGATCAAGTCCGCCGCGCAGGACATGGCGGGCACGGCCATCACCGCGGCCGAGAGCACGCTGCAGATCGCCTCGCCGTCCAAGGTCTTCGCGAAGATCGGACAGCTGGTCGGTGCGGGCTTCGTGAAGGGCCTGACCGGTACGGCCGCGCAGATCAAGTCCACGACGGACGCCATGGTCAAGGCCATCACCGACGCCTTCAAGGGCAAGAAGACGCGGGTCGATGACCGGCTCGTGTCGATGCTGCAGGCCGGGAACAAGCAGCTGACCTCGCTCGCCGCACGGCGCGACGCCTTGGTGCAGAAGCTGGCCGACGCGCAGAAGTTCGCGGCCGACACCGCAAAGTCCGCCGTCGACGCGTTCTCGCTGCAGAACCTCGCGCAGGGTCAGGACACGCTCACCGCGAAGGGCCTCCAGGCCGGTCTGCAGGCGGGCATCGACCAGGTGAAGAGGTTCACCGCCGAGATCACCAACCTGGCGAAGCGGGGCCTGTCGAAGGATCTGTTGGAGCAGATCATCGGCCTCGGCCCCGTGCAGGGCGCCCAGCTCGCCGACGTGCTGAAGGCGTCGACGTCGGACCAGCTGAAGCGGCTCAGCAGCCTCCAGGCGCAGCTGACGAAGGCGAGCGGCGCGCTCGGCAACACCAGCGCGGACCTCCTCTTTGACGCGGGCAAGCAGGCCGGCGCCGGTTTCCTGGCGGGCCTGAAGGCGCAGCGCAAGAACATCGAGCAGCTCATGCTCCAGATCGCCAAGGGCATGGAGGCGTCGATCCGGACCGCGCTGCGGATCAAGTCGCCGTCGCGCGTGATGATGCACCTCGGCGACATGACCGGTGCCGGTCTCCACATCGGCTTCATCAGCCGGATGGCCGCACTGTACGCGGCATCTCGGCAGGCGGCGCAGGCCCTCGTGCGCGGGGTGTCCTCGCAGCTGTCCGGCATGGCCGATGCCGCGCCGGGCCTGGGCGGCGGCAACGTGGTGCCGCTGACGAGGAGCCAGAGGCTGCGCCAGGCCGGAATGGATCCGAAGGACCTCGCCGGGCTCGGACGTGGTAAGAGCGGCGGCGACGTGATCCACAACCACCACTGGGAGATCCGGGAAGTCGGCTCCTCGCACGCCACGGCGCAGCGGGTCCTGAACCGGTTCGTGCTCGCGGCAGGAGTGACCGGCTGATGGCGACCGACTGGTACCTGAACTACGGCGGCGTCGAGGTGGTGAACCACTCCCGCCTGAACGTCTACCTGGACACCGTGGGCTCCCCGCTGGACGGCTACAGCGGCTGCGGCTGCCCGACGTTCACGGCGGCGACGCTGGAGGAGCTGCCGTACACCACGCCCGGCGACACGACTAGTCCGGCGCCCTGGTACGACGCCGACGTGCCCGAAAGCGCAGAGTTCGCCGGCGTCATGGTGCTCCAGGTCGACGGGCTCGACGACTACCCCGTACAGCGGTCGGTGACGGGCGGCATCTCAGGGGGCGGTGCGATCGGCCCGGCGCGGTCGCTGCCCCGCACGATCACCGTGACCGCGCTCGTCCTCGGCTCGACGTGCTGCGGCGTCGACTACGGGCTGCACTGGCTGGGGGAAGTCCTCCAAGGCTGCGGCACCGGCGGCTGCGATGGCGACTGCCTGACCGTCTACAGCTGCTGTCCCGGTGAGGAACTGGACGCGGCCACCTTCAACTCGAGGCACCGGCGCACCCTGCGCCGGGTGGCGCTCGTCGACGGGCCGAAGGTCACCGCCCGCGCGGGCAGCAGCTGCGAGTCCGGCGCGTGCCAGAGCGGCGCCGACATCCTCACCGTGGAATGGGTAATGACCGCCGCGGTGCCGTGGCTGTGGACCGACCCGCTGCCGGTGCTGGAGGTCACCCCGCCGATGGACCTGGACGGCTCCTGCGTCCAGTGGTGCCTGCTACCGCCGGACCAGTGCGCGGGCGGCTGCCGGTTCGCGGCCTGCCCGGACCCGACGGCCGCGTGTGCCGACCCCCGCTGCAGGCCGTCGACGCCGCCGTTGCCCGGGGCCCCGCTGAACACCTGCTTCTGCCTGCCGCTGGCCGCCGAACGGGCCTGCTACGAAATGGACCTGACAGGGCGGCCCAACTGGAGCTCGGACGTCCCGATCGTCACCCTGCGGGCCGGGTCCAGCGACCTGCGGAACATCACGATCGAGATCTACGAGCACGGCGACCAGACGTTGACATGCGAGCAGGTCGCCGACATGAACCGCTGCTCTCCCGCCAACTATTGGCACGTCACGTTCGTCCCAGCCGGAGGCGCCGTCACCCTCGACGGGCAGACCGGCCGGGCCACCGTGGAGTGCGGCGGCGTCTGCGAGTCCAGCCCCGACGTCTACGGCCGCGACGGGCAGCCGCCGACCTACCAGGCGCTGGAGTGCGCGAACTTCTGTGTCTGCCTATCCAGTGATCTAGAGAGCCCGCCGGCCCTCGACTCGATGGTCACGATCAGCGTTTCCGGACGGGGGCGCTGAAAGCGGTAAAAACGCCATCTGACCAGCCAAAACGGATAGAATGGATCAACAAGTAAACGGCCCCGGCGGAAGGGTGAGAGCTTCCGGCCCGGGGCCCCGGAGCCTAGCTGGAGGCTCGGTTGAGTAAGCGTACGTGCATCGTCACGTTCGACGACGGCACTCCCTGCGAACGGGAACGGAAGTTCCGCAACGGCTGGTGCATGAACTGCTATCTGTGGTCGTGGCGGCGCGGCGGAGCGGACCCGAACGGTCGACGCTCGAAGCGGCGGAATGGCGAGGTCATCGCCGCACTGCAAGAGGCGGCTAAGGCGACAGGCCCCGCCTGCTTCATCCTCGATGGCTACAGCCTGCGCCCCAACGTCAAGTGGAATGAGACGTGGATGAACGCCTCACGGGCCGTTTGGATCATCGCCAACGGCGACCCTGGTGACGCCAGCGTCTTGCACCGCTGCGGCGGAGGATCGGGGACGAATGGCTGCATCAGCATTGCCCACCTGTACCTGGGCGACTCGGAGCAGAACGCCGCGGACAAGGTGAAGTCCGGGCGCCACCGGTATGGCGTCCAGGATGGCGAGGACAACGGCCGAGCTGTGCTCACGGAGGAGGATGTCCGGGAGATCCGACGCGTCTACGTTCCGTACTCGCGAAGGCACGAGCCGACGAGCGCCATCGCGTTGGCGGCCAAGTACGGCGTCTGCGACCAGACCATCCGTTGGGCGGCTCGCGGTAAGAGCTGGAAAGGCGTCTACAGCTAACCTGGCGTTCAGATAGCCGCTGGTTCTGGGCCGGGCTCCTCGATGAGAGGGGTCCGGCCTTGTCTGTTGCCGGGTGTGGCACTCACAGCGCGGTTCTGCTCGATAGGAACGGCGCGACGGTCAGCACCGCTGAGGTGCTTACGGAAATCGAGTGGTCCCGCGTGCTGGACGGCACGAGTGCGGCGCGCGCCTTGATCCAGCCGGATGGCGACTGCTGCAACCGGCTCGGCACCATCGGGTCCTGGCGATCAAGATTGGTCATCTTCAGGGACGGCCAGTACGTGTGGGACGGGCCGGTCACGTCGGTCACTTGGTCGCTGGGGCAGGTCGAGATTCTGGCCGAAGATCTCTCGGTGTGGCTGAACGACCGCGTGCCGCACGAGGACAAGACGTTCACGAACGTCGACCTGTCGGAGATCGCTGAGTGGCTGATCGATGACGGATTCGCCCCCGACGACCCGGGCCACACCGTGCAGATCGTCGGCAAGGCCGGGGTCAGCGGTTCCCGCTCGTACACGGCTGGCGTCGGGCAGACCGGCGACCACCTCGACCAGCTCGCGGAGGCGGGCATTGACTACACGGTCATCGGGTCGACGTTCCTGCTGCTGCCCGAGACGCACCTGGTCTCGGTCGGCCGGCTGTCGGACGTCGACATGCCCGAGGGCCTGGAGGTCGGCGACGACGGCAAGGCCCTCGTCACCCGGTGGATCGTCGAGGGCAGCGACGACAGCGGCGTCATCGGATCGGACGGCGGCACCGACCCGGTGTACGGGCTGCACGAGCGGTACGTGCAGATGACGGAGATCAACGACGCCGCGTCGGCGGTGCAGGCCGCGAAGGCGCGGCGTCGCACCTCGGCGCAGGTGCCGGTGTTCATCGACACGCAGCAGGTCACCATCAGCCCGCTCGCGGCGATCGACGTGCCGAACCTGGTGCCCGGGTGGGCGCTGGACGTCACCAGTGCCAGCACGTGCCGCAAGGTCACCCAGCGGCTCAAGATCACCGGCGTGAAAGTCACGGAGACTGGCGGCGACGAGAACACGCCCGGCACGGAAAGCGTGCAGGTGCAGGTCGCTGCGGCGGCAACGGAGGTGGCGTAGATGGCCATGCGTGGAACACCAGCCCGACGCATGGTCGGCAACCCGCTCGGCGGAGTGCTGCGCAGCCTCGACCAGAGGGCCCGCATCGCCGGCCGGACCCGCACCAGTGGTGCCCCGCTGGAGCGCGACCCGGCCCCGCAGAGCGTGACCCACACGCCGCTCCTGGCGACCCCTGGCGGGCTTGTCGCAGCCGTGTTGACCACCGGCGAGGACGGGCGGGCCACGTGGGCGTTCCCGGCCCCGTACAGCGGCCGTCCGGCCGTCACGGCGACCGTGGTGGACCCGGATCCCAGCGACGACGAGCGGACGGCGTGGGCGGCGTTGGAGGAGGTCACCGCGTGGAACGTGACGGTCAGGGTGTGGCGCTCCCGGCCTCGCCGCGGGACCGGTGTCGCCGAGCCGGCCGGGCCGGGCCTGCCCGTGCACGTGATGGTCGCGCCCGCATCGTCGTCACATGCCTGACCTCACGCGGCCGTTCCAGCTGGGGGGAGACCGCCTCACCCGCGTGAGGTTAATGTGCAGCGTTCAACCAACACGCGAGGAGGGGGTCATACCCATGGACGACTGGGAACGGCAGCAGAACGAAGACCTGTTCCGCCAGCAGGCGAGCGACTACATGGACCGGCACACGTGGTACATGAAGGAGCAGGAGGCCCGGCAGATGGCGGAGAGCCGGGGCGGCGGAGGAGGCGGCGACGCCATCGACGCCCTCTTCGGGCTCGGCGTCGTCCTGTTCATCCTGGGCTTCCTCGTCTACGCGGCGTGGACCGCCATCTTCGGCGGCTGACCGGTCACGGTCCGAAGGGGTGGGCGGCCGAGCCCGATGGCGGCGTCGTGCTGTGGCCGGAGGATCTGGCGGCGCGCTCCGGAGGCTGACGCGGTTACCCTTCTGTCGACGCCGCTGGTTGTGGGCCGGGCCGCTGGAACTCCCCTGATGGAGCAAGCCCGTGGCAAGCGTGTGTGTGGATCCGGCCTACTTCGACGTCGGAGCCGATGGCCGGCTGACGATGGTCCCGGGGAGCGCCGATCTCCGCGACATCCTGTACTTCGCGACGCCCGGCACCGAGACGTTCGCGAAAGCCGACTACCCGTGGCTGTCGCGCATTTTCGTCCAGGTGCAGGCGGGCGGCGGTGGGGCGGCGGGCGCGCGGGCGAACGCCGGTCAACTGGTCGCGCAACCGGGAGGTACGGGCGGCGGCTACGCCGAGCGCCTGATCGACGCATCGGCGCTCGGCGCCGCAGAGACGATCGTCGTGGGCGACGCCGGAACCGCAGGCACCCCCACCGTCGACGGCGGCAATGGCGGCAACAGCTCCTTCGGCGGCCTGTGCACCGCGAACGGCGGCTTCGGCGGGCAAACTGTCATGCCGTCAGGAGCCACGCCGGTCTGCTACTCGGGTACGTCCGGGCCGACCGCAGGCATCGGTGACATGGCCCAGGGCGGCGGTCCCGGCGGCGGCCCGCTCCGCATCACCGGCGACCAGGGGCAGAGCGGCGAAGGCGGCGAGTCCAGGCTCGGTCACGGCGGCTGGCAGCGCGCGTCCAGCGGCGGCGGGGGCGCGGGCCGTGGCTTCGGCGGCGGTGCGGCCGGTGCCCTCGCCCGGGACGGCGACAGCGTCAACGGCACCCCCGGAGGCGCTGGCATCGTCATCGTCTGGCTCTTCGCCTGACACCGCGTCCGGACACCGCGTCCGGACGGTATCCGGGCAGGTCAGACGGACCGTCCGGAATCTGCCCGGATGGTGTCCGGACGGCATCCGTGGACACGTCCGGACGGTGTCCCGCGAAGGCCGTCGATAGACTCGACGGTGCGCGCCGCTGGTTGTGGGCCGGGCCGAGACAACCCCGCGAGGACGGTGGACCCATGGCGCGATGCGGCTGTGGCGGAGGACTCTGCAACTGCTCGGTACAGGCCGGTGAGAACGTCACCCTGAGCGGCTCCGGCTCCGCTGCCAACCCCTACGTCATCTCGGCCGACGTCCCATGCTCGACGGTCCGCGCCTGCCTGTCCGGCGGCAGCGGCATCACGTACAACGCGGCAACCGGCGTCATCGCGGCCCACTTGTCCGGGCAGGCCGGGAACAACGTCAGTATCGGCCCCGACGGCGGGCTCCTCGTCCCCACGGCCGGCGGACAGGTCCTCACCGGCTGCGGCCTGAGCGGCAACGGCTCCGCCTCCGCGCCGGTGAAGGCCAACACCCAGACGTGGCCCTACACATGCAACGTGGACACCTTCGGCGGCGTCGTGGCCTGCGACAGCCAAGGACGGCTGCGCTCGGAGCCGCGCGGCAAGATCAGCTTCACCAGCTATTTCGACGACCGCACCTACAACGACATTGCGGTCCCAGCCGCGCAGAACACGGTGATCGACTCGTTCTCGGTCAACATCACGAACCCCGACACGTGCAGGCCCGCGCAGGTCTACACAGAGCGGGAGGTCGACGTCTACCTGGTTCTCCCGGCCGGGGCCGGTGCGGGCACCGGTCACGGCTCCGACGAGATGTTCTACACGCGCAACACGGGCACCGGGTCGATCGTCGGCGCGCATGCGCAGGCCACGAAATTCATCCCCGAGGGCCTCACCCTCGCCCCTGGCGCCACCGCGCCGATCACGCTGAGCGCGACGGCCGGCCGCGGCTCGGGCGGCGCGTACTACTACCAAGTCCACTTCATCCTGCGGGCCCTGATCGTCAGTCTGTGAGGAGCGCACCATGCTGGACATCCCTGGCCTGCCCCTGCCCGAGCCGGTCACCCGCTACATCCGCTTCCCGGACGGCGTCCTCGGCCGGATCACCGTGGTCGGCGACTTGGAACCGGAGCTGCCGGACGGCGCGAAGTACGTGACCCAGGAGGTCTACGAGGAGCTGCGCGCCGAGCAGCGCGAGCAGCACGACACCCGCGTCGCCGAAATGCTGGCCGCCGAGAAGGACTCGCGGCGCCAGCAGTACGAGGACCTGGTCGCGGCCGGTATCCGCGAGGCGACTGCGCGGGCCCTGTCCGGTCATGGGGGGCCGCTCGACGACGACAGCGCCCTGACCGGGGCCGGTAGTTAGACTCCTGGTGTAGCCGCTGGTTCTGGGCCGGGCGTCAACTCTCCACGTCGGGAGTGATCGCCGTGTCGACCCCAGCAACCCCAGCCCAGTGGCGCGCCACGCTGAAGGCGGAAGGCGTTGCGTTCACCGAGTTCGCCGGGTGGACGACGCGCGGCCGTGACGCCGCGACGGGCAAGATCTTCGGTCCGGTCCACGGCGTGCTCAACCACCACACCGCGGGCGTCAACTCGCTGGCGACGATCGCCACGGTGGGGCGGCCGGGCCTGCCGCCGCCCCTCGCCCACGCCTACCTGCCCAAGAGCGGCGTCGTCGTCCTGGTGGCCGACGGCCGTGCCAACCACGCGGGCCTGGTCGCGAAGAACGTCTTCGACGCGATCGTGGCCGAGAAGCCGCTCCCGAAGCAGGACAAATCCAAGACGGTCGACGGTAACGACTCGCTGTACGGCTTGGAAGTCGAAAACCTCGGCAACGGGGAAGACGTCTACACGCGCGGCCAATACGACAGCTGGGTCCGCTTCAACGCCGCGCTGTGCCGCCTCCACGGCTGGAGCGCGGGCAGCGTCGCCGGGCACCTGGAGACCTCTGTCGAAGGCAAGCCCGACCCGGCCGGCCCGGTCGCCGGGTACGGCCGCCGCGGCCCCTTCCAGTTCACCATGGCGCAGCTCCGTGCCGACGTCGCCGAGCGACTCGCGCACCCGGCGAGCTGGAGCCCCACCCCCCAGGAGACCGACACCGTGAACCCCGACTACGTCAACCTCGGCCTCGTCCACAGCTACCAGCTCGCGCCGGGCCTGTGGGACGACATCGAGTTCACCACCGAGTGGACCGACGAGCCCGACGGCCACGCCACGAACAGCCCGACCTTCGCCAAGGGCGCCGCGACGTTCACCGGCTCGCTCAGCCTGCGGTTCGAGGGCCTGCCCGTCGACGAAGTCGTCCAGGTCCGCATGAGCGAGTACGACGCAGTGGGTGCGCTCAAGCAGGACCACCCGATCCACGAGGTGATCGGCACGCCCGGCGGGGCCTACGCCATCGTGCCGCTGACGAAGCGTCTGGCGGCTGGCCGGTCTATGCGGGTGCGGCTGCTGAACCAGTCGGATGAGCAGGTCGAAGTCGCGAGCGCTGTCCTGACCGTGCTCGCGTGGGAGGGCTAGCGCATGGAGGTGACGACGGGAGTTTCCGCCCTCGACACGGCACTGGTCTGGGGCGGGGCCATAACGATCCTCGTCGGCGGCGGCACTGCCCTGTGGCGGCTGATCCGGGCGGCGATGCACCTGTTCCGTCGCACCAGTCAGTTCCTCGACGACTGGTACGGCGAAGAGGGACGCCCCGGGGTCCCGGCGCGCCCGGGCGTGATGGAGCGGGTATCGGGGATGGAGGAACGCCTCGGCCACGTCTGGCACGAGGTGTATCCCAACAACGGCAGCAGCCTTCGAGACGCCGTCGACCAGGCGAACGAGCGCCTGGCCCTGCTCTGTCCCGACGCCGACCCGCGCCCCCCGCAGCCGACTACCCCGCCCGCCCCGCCGGACGATCCGGCCAGTCGCTGACCGGACGGCCGCCCTATGTCGGGGCAGGCGTCCCCCTTTGTGGCATTCTGTCCCGTCTCCCGAGACGGAGGACACCGTGACCACCGACGCCGACCTGGACGATCTCCTCGCCGCACTGCCGCTGAAGTCGCCCCGCGAGATGTATGACGAGATCGAGGCCAATCAGATCCCGCGAAGCCTTTCATCGTGGAGGGCTCGGGGATTGTCGAGCTTGGAAAGGGAAGCGTCTTTGCTGTCCCGCTTCGGAGTGGTGGTCAAGCAGTTCAAATTACGGGAAAGTCCCTACACGCGCTCCTGGCCGGAAAAATTCCTCTGTCGGGATAGGGATCACAGCCGGGACCCAGGTCGTAGACATATGGAGCAGACTTCACGCCCAACGCACGAGCGCCCTCCCGGGCCGTCCTCGGGCCGTGGAAGGGCGCTCAACGATGACCAACGTCGACAACTGCCGACAGCTCAGCAGCAGGTCAGAGCGATGATCGTTAAGGCGGCCACAGGTCACGGCCGCAGGTGATCAGTTGTGGCTGTGCATATCACGCGGCGTCGAGCTGAGCGGCCAGGAACACCGCTGCCACCGAGGGGCGGACTGCGTACGTTGCACCTGCGCTCCCCTCGGGAGCCTTCCCACCAGTAAAACGGAAGCCGCCGCTCACTGTTGCTGTGTCCCTTGCTCATCCCGGACAGCACCCCTGCCACGCGCCGCGCCGGATCACTCTCGTTCGGCCCGCCCAGGGCCTTATCCACCAACTCCGTGCAGTGGATCCACCGGCCAGGGTTGCGCAGCAGGTACTGGAACACCCGCCGGGCCTGCGGCGGGAGTTCGGCCAAGAACATCGCGGCGCGCTCCAAGTCCTCCGGACCCCATTCCGAGGCTCCGTAGTGCCCCGCTTCACCAGAGTGCTTAGCCCACCGTGGATCAGCCTCAGTCAGATACGCCGTCATGCCCGCCCCCAACAGTTCGCCCCTAGCGTGTGTGTCGTTCGCACCGTACAGATCCGTCAGGGCACTGCGTGTCGAATCCGTGTCGAAGTTCTACCGGCAAGCAGCTCAGCTGAGGAAGAGCTACAGGTCAAGAGGAGGGCGGGACGCAGGGGGCGCGGCAGATTGCCGCGCCCCCTTGCTACGTCTGCCCTGCTAGACCCAGGTGTCCAGCCACATCCGCGACCGCCACTGGTCTATCAGGCCGCGCAGGCGGTGGTCACGGAATACGCGGCGCGTGAGGGCGTGAGCATGTCGCGGCAGGAGGTCGAGTGGGCTGTGAAGAGGGCCGTACGACCCCCGGCGTCGGAGGGCTGACGGCGCTACTCCGCGTCCGGCCAGACGGCCAGCGTGCGAGCCGCGGCCTCGTCGACCAGTGTGAGGCGTGCGCCGGGGATGGTGCCGTACTCACCCACCCAGGACACGAACTTGCCTCGCGCGACTGCGTCGTTCTCCCACCAGCCCTGTATGACCGGGCGGCCGGTGGAGGACACCGTGAGGTGGAAGCGCTCCCGGTCAGGGGCGGTGCTGGTCATGTGAGCCTGATCCCGCGCGGCCTGTGAGGCTCGCGGGCGATGTACCCGAGCGCTTCGATCCGTCCCAGGTGGTAGTGCACGGAGGCGCGGCTGCGCATGCCCACATGCTCGCCGATCTCCTGCACGGTCGGGGATTCACCTCGTTCGGCGATCGACTCGCGGATGCAGCGCAGGATGTGCTCCTGGGTGCTGGTGAGGTAGTCGACCCTGTGGTTCGCCATATCCGAATTAGATCGCGTGTTCGAATTCTGCGGCAAGGTGAGCCGCACCGGTTTGTTCGGCGGCGCCGTCATGTCGACCTGTTCAGCGCGCGGCCGGTGACTGACGAGGGCAGGGCCACCTCAAAGAGTCCGAGGGGCGGCGGTGAACGGCGGCCCGCGGGTCTCTGGCTGGATCGCTTAGCGCTCCACACGGCCGGCGGACATGGGCTCGTGGACGAAACCGCAGATCCGAGCCCCGTTGTCGGGCGAGAGGAAACAGTTCAGCGCCCAAGGCTTTGACCTGGGCACTAAACTCTTCTCTGCGCAGCTGGAATCGAGGATCTGCGCACTGATCTGTTCAGTGCGCAGACACCCGACGGTGCGGCTACTTGGGGCGTTCGTAACCGACGAAGAGGTCGTGGGTTCAAATCCCGCCACCCCGACAGCCGAAACAGCAGATCAGGCAGGCACTGGATTCAGCACCTGCCTGATCTGTTTCAGTCTGCGTGTCTATCCCCGCCTGCCACGCAAGCGGCTTGACTCCGTCATTGAGACTCGCTCCGCTCCCCGCGCGCGGCCCGGCCCTCGGCCGGGCCTGCGGTCAGGTCTCCGCCCCGCTTCAGCCCGGCCGGCGCCCGTGCCGCTGCGACTCCATGGTCTCCATGATGCAGCGAGCCCCGCCGCTGCGGGGTGCGCGGCGAGGCCTGCAGATGGTGGTCGGCGTCGTGCGACGTCAGCGATCAGAAGTCAGTTCGGGACGCTTTGATGGTCTTGCACTCGAGCTTCTTGGCGTCCTTGATCTCGTCCGCGTTCACCAGCGCACCAGCGTTCTTGTCAGTGAACTTCTGGCCCGGGGCGAGGTTCTCGGCGGTTGACATGAAGTCGTTGACCTTCTTGCCGTCGGCCAGGACCTCGCCCTCTACGAAGTACGAGTATCGGCGGTCGCCGTTGTTGGCGTAGTCGACGTGGATGGCCATCTCCTTGATGCCGAAGTCGCCGGTGACCACGTCGCACTTAGTGACCTTGAAGTCCTTCATGACCTCGGACTCCTTGGCGCCGCCGGTCTTGGACTTGCCGTCGCCGACGGTGGTGGAGTCGTACGACTTGTCGAGCTCCTTACTGGCCTTGTCGACGGCGGAGAAGAACAGGGCGTTCATGGCAAAGAACATGATGATCGCTACGGCCGAAGTGACGAGGCCGGTGATGCCGGCGCCCTTGCCCTTGCGGACCTTGCCCGCCTTGGAGAGGCCGATGGCGCCGAAGATGATGCCAAGGATCGCGAGCGGCCAGACGACGACGTTCAGGACAGGGATGAAGCTGACTACGACGGCGATGATGCCGAGGACGAGTGCGGTGGTGGCCAGCCCGTTGCTGCCGGGCTGCTGGGGCTGGGGGTACTGCTGCTGGCTCATGGTGCTCCCCACGGGTTTCTGCTGTGTTTGCGCGTGGGTGACCAGTGAAGGACCTGTGTGGTTGCCGCGAAGGTACGGAAAGTGATTAGTTCGTGATTGAACTTTCCTGATGGGCAAAAAATTTGGTGTGCAGGGCGCGGCTGTGGTGTTTTGGGAGGTCATCGGCGGTGACGGCGGGATCGGGCGGGGGCCTCACCTCGGCGTCCCACCGCGATGCGTCACGCGGCTCCACCGTCGTCACCCGCAGTGCGGTGTGATGCTTCGCGCCCGCCGCGCGGCCGAGCTCGCGCCACCGCCAGAGGCGACGATCATCCCGATGCCCGAGTACCCGTACATGTGGCCGCACCCGCGCTGCGGCATCGTTCGCTTCCCCTGCGCTCTCGGCTGCGGGTGGGCGCACGACGAAGACGCCTTCGAGGAGGACCGAGAGCCGATCGTCGTGCCGGTGGGGGCCAGCACGCAGGACATCAACCGGACCTTCAACGAGCGGTCACAGCAGCGCGCGGCCGTGCTGCGCGGGCGGATCGAGACCGGGATCCGGGACCACTTCACTGCGGCTCACCCGGGCCGTGAGATCCCTGCGCGAGAAGCGCGATGAAGCCGCACAGCGACGTCAGGCCGCTTTGGTCACGTCGTCGCGCGAGAGGGCCGTCCACAGCGACAGTAGGCGCCGGTACTTCTCGGCGCGCTCGGTGGAGGCCGGTTCGTCCATCAGGCTGCGGATGCGGTCGTTGACCTCGTCGAGGGCGTACGGCACCTGGCCGTCAGGCCCGGGAGAGTGGGACATACCCTCACCGTACGGGGAGGGTCTGACAATCGAGACGCGTGTTCTATTCTTTGTTCGAGGCGATGAGTACTCGTCGCCCAGATGAGGACACAGACATGACGACCCCAGTGCCCCCGATCACGGAGCCCGACCCCAGCACCATGATCTGCCCTGGCAGTAACGTCGGCCTGTGCGCGGGATGCCAGCGGCAGACCTGGCGGTACGGCCCCGGCGGGCTCCCGCTGTGCACATGGTGTTTTGCCGCGCAGCGGGAGAAGTGGGGCAGCGGGGTGCGGTTCACCAGCACCCGCGGGTAGCCCGGCCTTGCCCGAGATCGGCAAGGCCGGACCGCGAG